TCGCAACCCGCAAGGGTGTGATTCGGACAAGGTGAACCGGTTAGCACTCGGTAGCGTGAAAATGGGGACTACCCCCATATGCTGTTACCGACAGAATTAGCACCCGTGGTCGATAGAGCATGGGACCGGAGCCGACACACATAAGCCGCGTGGAACGGTGAGGCATAGTAGCATTCCATGGGACTAGCTAAGGCCCTAGGTGAGTAACGAGTAAGCGGAAACGCTGAAAAGGAAAACCTAAAGCAAGTGACAGACACGATGTCACGGTAATTGTCTGGGTGATCGCGCTAGGGTTCAGGTTGCAGTCTTTGACTCCCGCCCGTTGCCACGCCACATTATCTGACAGACGTTATCGCCCCTTTAGCCCAACGGCAGAGGCACCGGACTTAAAATCCGTACAGTGTGCGTTCGAATCGCACAGGGGGCACGGTCCCAAATGAAAGGTACAAAAATGCAGCTCGTTTTAATTGAGTCGAACGGTGACGACACGAACACCAAGGTTCTTTATGAGGGCGAACAGCTCGATAGGGCTTTTGCTGCCTTAAAAGATGAGCTGATTTCAACTGCAACCGTGGCTTTTTCCGTCCCGGTTGTTGAGTGGTGGTTCACTACCCGTAAATGGCCATACACAACGTTTGATGGAGATATCAACATCAGCTTTGTGTGGAAAAACTGAATAAAGGCCCCTTTAGCTCAGCGGAATAGAGCGACGGTCTTCTAAACCGTAGGTCAATGGTTCGAATCCATTAAGGGGCACGCACCGATGAAAGGAAATTGCAATGCGTGACGGCATTTACGACGAAATGTTTGTGGTCATGCTCACCGGTCAGGACAGCACCGGTGAGTGGGACATTGCCGGACTGCAAGCGGGATTCACCGTGGAAGGTAAGGGTTTTGGTGTTCACGGTGACGACAGTCAGGGACGTTGGGACATCGTTTTCCCCACGATGTTTGAGGCTATGCAATGGTTCATGGTGTGGCGAGCCAACATCGCAGAATTCAAGTTGCGAGAGAATGACAGTGTTACCGACTTGAACGCGTCGGTAGTCATGACCGTGACTCCCAATTTCAAGTTCTAGGAGTAAACAATGCGATCCCCCGAGCAGCAATACATTGCTGATTGCGCGGAATTTCTCGCAGACGACAAAATCACAATCCAAATAGGCAGAGACAATCCAGATGATGATTTCGCCTGTTTTCATTTCTACATGACAACGAACGGGAACAATTACCAAATTGGCTATTACCCGTTTGTGAACTACATTCGTGACGAGAACTTCGTTCCTCAGCCGTTAGACGATTTCGAGCAATACGATAGCGGCTGGGATTTCTGAATTACAGTTGACTGTGCGTACGGGGACGTATGGTCACTCGGTTGTTCAGAAAGGGATAGAATGACAATCGAACAAATCATTGCCAAGTACAATGGCAAAGAGATTGACGCTAGAGAGTTCTGGCCGGTTGGTCCATTGGACAATCGGGAAAGAATCGTTGAATTGCCTTGGAGTGCGACATTCGCTGCATTTCAGGAAGACATTAACCTGGTGCTGGACCAAAACAATCCGATTCAATACATATCGGATGACCCAAACGCCAAGCGTTACTTTCTCTACTACGCGGAGTGATCATGACCAGACACATTGACACTTACTGGTGCGTCATGGGTGCCGAACCTTTGGTCAACCCGTGGTGGAGACTGAATCGCTCTGAGACACCACAGGATGACTCATGGGGAGACAACCCCCGCAAGTGGGTCAATTGGCGCGTATACGTCCAACTGGACCGGGATTACGCGGAAGGTGTGCCGCGTAAGTTCTGGGGTTCACACATGGTCAATCACGAGGTGATCATGCACACCCTAAAGCTGATCGTTGCCAATGCTGATCGGTACCGACCAGTGATTGTTGAGAACGCACGGTTGCTACTCAGCGGGGATCATGACTCGATTGACAGTGTCGATTTTGACTCTGACACTGCGGATGTTGTCCTACAGCTTGCCTTGTTTGGTGAGGTGATTTTTGGATGACTGATTGTGAATGCAGAATCATTAACCTGATTCTGTGGTTTGTTTTGGAAGGCACTCTACCAGAAAGAGAAAATGATGATGCCGCTGGCCAAGTGGTGGCCACTGATCGAAACCCATAACGGCCGAATCACTTTCAAGGATGAGAGACTTTCCTTTTGGGAAGTTGAATTTCCTAGTTGGGAAAGTCGGCAAGCTTTTGTTAAGGAAGCTTGCGAAAGGGGTAACCATATCGAATGGGTATTCAACACGGCGGGCATGCGTACCAATTGCGTGTATGTATATCCGCGTGACTGAATTGAATTACAGTCCAGTGTGCATTTTGGGGGATGTACATTGGGTCGGTTGTTCAATTGAGAGGATAAAGCAATGACTGAACAAACCGAGGAATTCTACTGGTCACTTACGCCAGCGGAATTCAACGCTACCCGCGAAAAGGTGGAAAAGCTGAATGCGCGGGCGGCAAAGAAAGGCTTTACGGGCAAAGTTGAGCTTGTATATGAGCGACAGGAAGTGGAAAAAGAAACCGCAATTGGTCCCGTCACTGAAATCATTTACAAGACTCGTCTTACTGGTGAGGCACCTAGCTATAACGGGTGGCGTTTGCTGGCGACAGTCGATTTCATTGATACGGGATTGATTGTGAACACTGCTCCGGGTGTTGATCACGTAGACCGTTCGCTTGTGGAACAAGGCAAGTGCGATCACTGCAAGCAACACAGGAACCGAAACAAGTGCTACCTAGTAGGTAGCGAAGACGGTAGGCAATTACAGGTCGGTAGCACGTGCCTAAAGGACTTCCTTGGGTGGAGCGTACGGCCTACGTTCCTAGACTCTGAAAGCGTCCGTGAGGATGTTGACGGGTTTCTGGGTGGTGGTGGCTATTGGCCACGGTCTTATGCCACTGAGAGCGTTCTAGCGGCTGCATGGGCAACTATCAAGCTTGACGGTTACGTGCGTGCAAGCGATTGGGAAAAGACGCCTACCAAGCACATGGTTTCGATGATCCTAGACCCAACGCCAAAGCAGCAACGCGACCTAAGGGAGCGCTACGGTCTGCTACGGGAGGAATCCCTAGACGTGGCACGCCAAACGCGTGAGTTCATTCTGTCGGATGAATTCAGCGGTGACACTGAATATGTGCTCAACATGAAAACGGCACTTGCTAGTGACACCGTAGACCCGAGACATTTCGGGCTAGTAGTTAGTGCTCCACAAGCATGGGCAAAGCACCGTGAACGCACGTTGATTCGTGAGCGTGAGAAGTCAGAAACGGTGAATGAATTCCTTGGTTCAGTCAAAGAACGTTTGCGAAACCTTAAGGTTCAAGTGAAAAACATTTCGTGGCATCCCGGCGATTTCGGGACTGCCACGCTTTACACCATGGTCACGGACAATGGTCACTTGATTAAGTGGTGGGCAAGCGATGACAAGCTAGGGGAAACAGTCACCGACGAATGGCACACAATCACGGGTACAGTGAAGAAACACGAATTGTGGCAAGATCAGAAGTCCACAGTTCTAACGCGGTGTGTTGTCCATAGCTGAATGGCAGTCGTGGGAACAATTCACGGTCTCTCAAGTTAGACACCTAAAATAGCCGTGACTATGAGTGCGAGTGGAATTGTTCCCCACTGTCGGCTATTCAGCCGAAATGAAAAACGATTAAGGGGTCAAGAATGAATAGGCGTAACGCGCAAGTGTCTTCCGATAGGCCCGAGCGCGTCATCAGAGGTCCGCGCACAAGGGACAGGCGCGCTAGGGAACGTCGCGAGTGGCGAGACGTGGCGCGTAGTTGGCGTGAGGCTGCTACTGATGATTTGGAGGACTGATGACGACATATGCGAATCCCTACGCAGAGCGGGTAGCACGTGGTGTTGAGCGTTTAGAGGAACACTTCGTTGATCACAATTGGCGACGTGATATCAATCCGGACACTATGTGTATTGACGATTTCTACCTGTGTGTTCTTGCACAGCTATTCGGCAACTACACGGAAGGTCTGTACGAGTTGGGAATAAAGACTCGCAGCGAAGAAATCGAATATGGGTTTGAAGTTGACGGCGGGGATGACCCTGACGAATTGACACAAGCCTGGCTAGACGTTCTCTAATTGAATAGTGGGGTGCGCATACATATCACGCACACGTGGCGGTACAAATAAATAGGAGTGGAAATGACTAAACGAAAGGTGTTCGCACTAGTTGCGGTTGTGGTGCTTGTCTTTGGTATTGGTGTGGTGTTCCTGGGTCTGAGCTTTAACGAGACGAGACAAGACAGGTTGATTGAGTATCTGGACTCAAACGGTGTCAGCTACAGCGACAGAGAAAGCATACTGAGACTAGCTGACACAGTGTGTGATCTAGATGCACGCAAAGTCAATACAGCTGAATATCTAGAAACATCCTTTAACCGAAAGGATGCTCTTGCTATCCAAAATGGTGTTCTCAATAGCGGATATTGCGAATAGCTAGAATGTCCGGCGGGACGTTAAATACGCAGGGGGAACATAGCTCAAAGGAAGAGCGTTTCTAGTAATTTGCTGGCGAGTTTGCAGGCACTTTATTTAGAAAAGGTTTAGGGTTCGATTCCCTATGTTCCCACGCGTTAGCTAAGAGAAAGGAAACGCATATGGCATATCCTCGCAGAAACACCAACCGTCGCCGTCCTGACCGTGATCTGAGTTATGACGACAACGCTGGTGATCTCACTCTAAACACCGATGGTGACCTTTCAATGGGGATTGGCGGCGGACTGTCCGTTGACCTCTCCGATGGGAGTATTGGGGTTCAAGTGGGTGGCTTTACTATCGATTCTGACAGTTTTGATTGAGCATAGCTAGATAGAGGGGGATGCGCATCCTACACGCATTAAGGGAGTAGCTAGTGGTCTAGCAAAGTGATTAACCGCGATATGGGGAGCAGAGCTAAACCGGCCGGTTAGCAAAGCGATTAAATGGGTAAATGTACCTGCGAATACAAACAGACTAGGACTAAAAGCCTGTCTGCCCGCGAAACATTTCCGGTTAAGTGTGTCCTATATGCATTACGGATACTTTACACTGATCAGGTTCAATTCCTGATATTCCTACCAGGGTCAATAAGGTGCAACCTTAGCTAGTAGGAGTCGCGTCCTACTAGTTGTGATTAGGCACGTGGTAAGCGTGCTGAAAGCTTGACCCGTTAAACGCACAATTGGTTATCAGTGTGGACAGCGCTAATGCGAAAAATAGTCCCGCCAATTGTGTTTGATAGCTCCCCCTAAATAGCATGGTTCTTAGGTACTGGGGAGAGACCTTTAAAAAGCCATGCGCCATTAATGAATGGAAAGTCACGGATATAGTTTGGTGGAGCCGTTAATACCACTTGCTTTAGCCCCCCGCGCATTTCGCCCGGATAAAGGGTAAGACTAAAGAGGAATGGCGTTACCGACTTAAAACACCGGATAATGCGCGATTCCATATGTGGGAGGCAGAGAAGCATTGACAAACAAAATCCGTGCAATTGAGAACGGGGTATAGAAGTGATGCGACGCTAAATTGATTGCCCCGGATCAATTGTCGCATTACGTAGGAATTATTAATAAAAAGAAATTGCTGTCGGGTGTGATCACTGATACTGGACCATACTATTAAGAGTGGCAGTCAAATCTTAGTAATCACTACTCGGCTATTCGGTGGCTACAAAAAACGGTCTAGGACTAGGTAAGAGGAAGAGAGTACAGAGTCCATCCGCATCCCGCCGTAACAAAAAGCCACTACCAACTCTGGAGATACATTGAGAAACTTCCTTGCCGGTCTTGCTTTGGGTGTTGTACTTGTCCTCGCCGTTGTGGCTGGTTTCGTTTACTTGCCCGCTGGTGACCTCATGCGCGTCCCCAGTTGTCCCAGTGAGGACAGTTGCACGCCCGATTACCACGATGGTGGTTGGCACTTTTACCCGGATTCGGAGTGACTATGCACTTGACGGCTCTGCCAATCAGGCTTGTGATTGTCACGGTGAATTCAAGGTGCCAATTTGGTGTTTGGTGTCAACCATTGAGTTCAGTTGTGTTCAGTGATGACAGCAAGCAATCGGCGTTGAACTTCTTGGAAGAATTCCGCACGTTAGTCAACACCGGGATGTCTTACGGTGCCGCATTATCACTTATGTACTCAGTGAGGTAGAAATGTACGAATCATGGGAGCCCTACGGCGGTTGTGGTGTTTTGTGGCTGCCCGAAGACACACCCGAATCCCGCGCACATGCCCTTGAAGTCGTGTACGACGGAGATTCACCAGACACCAAGCTCGGTTAATAGATTTCCAACATAATTTAGTAATTCGTTAGGGAGTAACCAAAATGAAGATCACTTACAACGTCAACGGCAAGCGCGTGTTCGGCAACGGTCGCAAGGTCACGGATGCGCTGGTGCTGTCCGGTGTCGTCATGGGTCACACCACGGGCGGTAGGCCATTCATCATCGGTCACCAGCACTTTGCCCGTACGGGTATCGTTGACGCACAGGCCCTTAAGGCTGTCTGACAGCGCCACTGACGAACGCAAGGGCTAGGGGGTACCCGAGTGTACCCCCACCCTTTGACCCTGTTAGAGAGGAAATGAGGCACTGTTATGGCGCATCTTGCATGTGTGCGACACGGTAGGCGAGTGACGGTGTTGAACAGCAGCACGGTTCATCGATCGGACGGAACAAAGTGCGATTCCCGATCGTTGACCATTGGTGAGTTGTACACCGCACCGAATCGCCGCCGCAGCCACCGACTAGCAACTGTTTGGTTGGATGCTGCTAGGGGTTGATATGGAAATGCTTAGGCAGGGTCCGCGCGTTGCCGTTCCGTCCACAGTGACTAATGGCAAGTGGTGGGTGTTCAGTGAGACCAAATCAGAAATGTATGCAATCGGCATCATTTACAATATGGCCGGTGACTTTGTTGCTAACAAGGTTGATCGCGTGAATGGTCGTTTGCATTCCTACTTCCTAGGCGACACTCGATCACTGAATGACGCACTGTCGCTTTATCGAGAGGTCTAACGTTGAAAATCGTTAAGAATGTCACGTGGTGGGAATTGAAAGATATTCTCGCTAAGCGTGAGGAATTCAGGAATAGCACAAACAAGTTTCGTGGTGCTGAATGGACACACAATGTCATGCCGTCAACCGGCCAAATGTCTACTGCTGACCGGGTAATCATGGAACGCGACTTACTCCATTACGGTATTAAGTATGTCGTGTGGTCCTATGCAACGCCTATCGGATGGCTGAGAGGTGATGGCGTTTGGTATTCGCCTAGTGCGGGTTACAGCCAAACGACTAAAACTAAGCATCTTTCAAGGCTTCGCCCGGCAATTGCAGAATTGAATGATCGCATGTGCTAGTGCCATGGCTGCCCATAGCAATATGGGCAACTGTGGGATTGGCAAAATGCCATTCACCTAAGCATCGTTTAAAACAATAGAGGAGAAACAATGACTGCTAACCTTTCTTTTGAGGTCCCGGAGGGTATCGCGATCAACAACGCTGCGGAGTTCAACCTTTACGCCACTCTGTTTGGTGTTGAGGTCCCGGAGCGTGGCCGTAAGCCGTTCGCCAAGCTTGCCCGTGCGATCAACGCTCACCCCGTACACCACATTGTTGACACGGAGTACTTTTACGCATCCATGGCGGATGCCAAGGGCACCGAGCCATCCGAGTATGGCGCGCGTAAGCGAGAGCTGATTGCCACGCGTGAGGCTGCTATTCAGGCTGCGAGGGACGCTTACGAGGCTTCCCTTACTGCTCTCCGTGCTGAGTTTGGCGTTACCGACGCCGCACCGACAAAGCACACGGGTAACGCTTACCGCGTGTCGGCCAAGACTCCCGTTCTGGACAAGACGGACCCGGACAACGTGACTGTCAAGCGCACGCAGTCCAAGGGTGACAAGCCAGGCAAGGTGCGTTTCGGCCCGGCGAAGTCCGTCACGGTCACCCCTGCTGAAATCAGGGAGTTTGCGCCGGATGCCAAGACTGGTCGGCCCAGTAAGGCCAATACGGTTTACGCGGCTGCTGTCAAGGGTGGTTGGTTGCCCACCAACCTGATGACTGTTGAGAATTGGGAGACGGTCATGCTGTCTGACCTGACCATTGAGTCGGTCACGGTCAACGCTGAGGAGACCGTGCAGGCTAGCTGAGCGAATGACTAGGTTCGGTTACCGGACAATTCCTCTACTGATAAAGCTGCAATTGCCTAAGGTAGGGTTAGAAACCGGTAGCCGTTCCCCTTTATTCGCTTATAGATTGGCCCTAGGAAAATAGTTTTATAGTCTAGGGGGTCTTTTTATGTACTTACTTATTTTTATTGTCATTTTAGCGATCTATTGGGAGAAAACGAAATGATTATTACCGCCACGCATGCCATTTACGCACTGTCGGTTATCAAGACCGGCAGGGAGGACTATGTAAATAATCGGAATGGTGAGGGTATTTGCTCATACGTCCGCGATAACAAGCCTGATTGTGGTGTTGGTTGTGCCCTTGCCTATTGGGGTGTGACTGTCGAACAACTAAAGGCAATGGACAATGCATATCCCACCGGCATTTCGGGAGTTGAATTGCCTAGTGGTTTTACTCTTACTTCCGACGCCCGAACCGTATTCGCAGAATTTCAGTCTCTACAGGACAACGGCGTAGCGTGGGGCGAAGCATTCATTTACGCACAGCACGCTTATAACGAATTGAGAGGCTGATATGTGGGTTGCCGGATGGAACATGCCGGGTTGCTTGCCTGAAATGCAGCCTGAGACCTTTGATAGCTGGGATGAGGCAAACAATTACATCGTTCAAGAGCTATCAGAGCTTACAGATATGGATGAACCAACGGCAGAGTACGCACTGAGTGAATGGAACAAAGAGCCCGTCAATGATTCGCGACGGATTATGCTCTTCCCGTATCTCTACTGGATTGAGCGTGCTCATGCTTGATTTGGCTCTAATTGGTTCTGTAGCGGGTCAAGAGGCTGCCAGGCAGCAAACGGACCTAGCGGGGCTGGTGAGACTGCTAGATGCCTATAGGTGGGCTTTCCACGCGGGTGGAGCGCTTAACAGGCATTGGCTAGCCGTCGTGGCTACGAAAATCGAACCACAAAACAGCAAGGGTTATAGACGTACTCCTGTGACCTTTGCCAATGGTGGTGACAGTGCACACTGGTCGACAATTGATCGATTGATTGACAATTGGGCTAAGAACAAGCATTGGCCAATTGAGGCACGGGTAAAAGAATTGGGCTGGATTCACCCATATGAAGACGGTAACGGTAGGCTTATGTGGATTGTCCGCACACGGCTTACTAATACGTGGGCTAGTCCTGAACCATTGCCAAATTACTTTGGAGAATAAATGAAGCTGATTGCTTACATGGTACCGCACGAAACTACGGCAGGGTTCAGTTTGATTGTGAGCGTTGTCGATGATGAAGGATCACCCCGCGCAACAATTGCACATATTGATGGTGAGTCACACGATATGCAGCAACGCCTTGCAGATATTCACCAGGCTTATCGAATGGGTGCAAGATTCGGGTCGGCTGATTAATGAATCAACGTGCAAAGAATCGAACACGTGAACATGGTCCGCATGGTTGGATAATAACAGAAGAACGACCATTTGTATTGTGCATGAACGGACCTGCAAAGCTTATGCGTTGCTCATGTGGTTGGTTCGGCTGGATACCAAAAGAAATGGATAGAGCGCATGAACCTTGTTCTTATTAAGGTGCCGACACCAAATGTCAATGTTGGTGATCCTGAGCCATATCCCCGTTGGTGGGTATTTGATATTTTCTATGGCAACCGTATTGGATGGATTACTAGCGAGCCATCCGGTGCCTTGGTCTGCTTTGGTAACAATGGAATACGTATCGGCATGCATAACTCACTTGAAAACGCATTGGAGCAATTTGCATGATCACTGCTGAAATCGCCGGGTACACACACGATACCGAGAACAAGTGTGTGGAGTGTGTAGCGGCATGGGCAAGGCTCAATCTCATGAACGAGGGATACTGGCAGACTACGGGTAAGAGCACTGAAGAATTGCTTAGCCTCCTAGCGGGTCTCTGGGACGTTGACAGAGCTTACGTGGACTCTGAGGACTTTCCCGTGCCTTTCAGTGGCCAGACGGCCGAATCAGAGGCAGACAGAGCCATCCTAGAAGGTTCGAGCCCAGAGACCTGTCAGTGCGGCAATGACTTTACCGGGGAATTCTAATGGACGAAAAAGATGACCTTTATTGGGAGATTGACCAGGATCGGCAAAACATTCGTTATGACGATGTAGTGCATGCCTGTGATTTCGTTTTGCCGGGGTCGGACAATCCCCATGCGCCACTATGTGGTGTGGCAATGATCCCAGTAGAACGACCAGAACTTACCAATGCTGCTATCAATTGTTGGCAGTGCGACGCAATCATTAATTAGGAGTAATCATGTGGCTTGCTGTAGCTGAAAAGTGTGCCGAACAGAACAATGATGGTTCGGTGTGGTTGGGTGTTGTCGCGTTCCTTATGGGAACTCTCGCCATGTCACTACTGATTGCAATGCTCAGCGATCCTTACGAGTGGTAAGGGTCAAAGTAGTTGTGGGGCTTGTGATGGCCATAGGTGCGCTGTTGTGCCTATGGCTTACCTACTTCGGTCCTACCACCACACAGCCTGATCTACCCCCTACACATGAACTAACAGAACCGGATTGGTGAGAAATATGCTGTTCATTTTTATTATGCTTTTGCTGTTTATTCTACTGCTCAGTGCCTAAACAAAATGTAAAACTAAATGTAGAGGTTTAAATGTGGAAATGGATTAAAAACAACCCAGCCACAATTGCAATGTGGATCGCTATTGCAATTGTGTCGTCAGCATTGTTGTTTGTGGTAGGTGTCCTGCTATGGCTAATTGTTGTTTACTTTGATGTGCTATGGCCACTATGCGCGGGGGTAGTGGTTATGGTAGCAGTCCTATTACTACCAATAATTACAGAAAAGGCGGGGAGGGAATGGAATAAAAGACACCCAACACACAATAAATAAACATATAGAATAAGGTAAGTAGATTAAAGCTGTACTAATTACTACTTTATAGGTGACTTATTGGTAACATGTTTGGTTATTTGAAAAATTTGATGTTTTTATTAGATTGCGAAATTAAATAAAACAACAAACATGCAGGTCAGAGGCTTATAAGTTAATAGAAATTAGCAAAAAAGGCAATTAAATTGCAATAAAAAGGAGCAATATGTGGCGGCTATTTAAGGATGTACCTATAGCTATTAAGGCATGGATTGTCCTTTTGGGGGGTATTTTTGCTATATGTGTATTGGTTTTGTGTGTTATTCCCCTGGCTATTTTACTAATTGCATTCCCAAAACTATGGATTTTGATAGCAATTGCCTGTATTTTGCTGATTATAGGCTATTTTAAGGGTAGGTAAAAATCAAAGATCCGCAGGTCAGATTACATTTTTACCCTAGGAAAACACTTTGAAAATAAATCTCGAAAACACACTTGCAAAAGCAAGGGCAAGTCAGCTTGCTAACCAATATTTACCTACTGACAAGCTAATGGATAAAGCCCTATATATGGAAACACCATGGGGAAAGGCTATTATTATGTCAGTGGGGTATGCCTATTCCCGCCGGATTACAATAAACAACAACATACACACAATTAAATATTACAAAATAACCCTTAGCGGAATATCCATTAAATCAATACTGACAGCTGAATCTACATTGTGGAAGATAGTTAAATAACCCTGGCCTTTATATAGGGTCTCCGTAATAGGGCCAGTGTTTATATAGGGCCATCTTAATATAGGGGTTTTTCAGTATTAAGGATTTACCAAGATCACCCCCGGTTGGTTATTAACCAACCAATGAGCAAACATGTTACCTAGCAACAACGGGGCTGTATGGCACTGTGAGCGCTTGTGGTGTGTGTTGGGTAGCTCGCATGGTCTAGGACAATTGATCTTGTCTACGGGCAAGCCAGGGGCCAGTACGGGCCTGTGTATGAGTATGAGGGCATAGCAAAAGCCCCCCGCCGTAGCGGGGGGCTTGCCTTGGAGCTAGGCCACCTTGCGTAGCCGTGGCGTCTTGGCTGCTGGCTTGGCCTTAGCCCGCTTACGGGTGGCAGGGCTTACCAGTAGGGCTAACCCACAAAGGACCATGAGCATGTCCACTGACAGGGGGCCGCATACACAGCTCAGGCCGTTCTGTCCCCAACTGTCCATGGTGGAGTACCCATGCATAAACGTGATGATCATGCTGAACAAGGTAGCCACCCCTACCAGGCCATAGCGCACCATGTTCCAAGGGTTGCGCTTAGCACCACGGGGCTTAGCAGGGAACTTGACCTTGGTCATGACCTCAGCACCCACAAGGGCTATGGCGCTGTAGGCACCACCCATGACCAGGGCAACAGGGTTGTTTGTGTCAAGCATTGTACCGCACACGTTGAACGTGATGGACATACCCAGAGACAGACCGAAACCCATTTGAGCGATGGAACGCGGGGAGCTGATTGTCATTTCCTTTTCCCTTTCTTGCGACTGACACAAGTCTATCAAAGGAACACCAACAATGGAAGCCCTATAGAGATCAACTTCCATTCTTTTTCAAGATCTTTTGGGATTTCTACTTAGGACAGTCCACAGTGGATTTATCCATTACCACCCTACACAGAAATACAAATGTGATAACACGTCGAAATACAAATGTAATCATCGTAGTTATCAAACGTATATGTGCGCTCTATCAAAAAGAAATCATTTATTTGAAATTCAAGCTCATGAAAATCACCAAATTTATAACATTCGAACTAACAAAAAAGTAGTTTAGTGCGCTACTTTCCTGTACGTATCCATCTATCATTCATGTTATCTGATTGTGTACCGACTCTAAGATGATTGGGGTTATAACACATCGTTCTATCACACGCATGCAATACATAAAGACCATCTGGAATATCTCCATGGAATAATCTATAGGACCATCTATGAACCTTGTCCCTAAGACCCCCATACTGAAATTCACAATATCGTCTGTTCTTTACAGGATAAGGCCAGATCCAACATTGATCTAGATTGTCGTACGGTGCATCTACTAAAATTTTAATTCTATCAAAGTAATCTTTTGGATCTTCTATACTGCGCAAAATGCGCGGCCTATCTCTTGATAGTAGTTGCTGTTGATAATGAGGTACGCAGAAGCCCACTTTATGCTCATGAGCTTCCTCCGTACACCATTTAATCTTGCATTTCATTTTTTCTATTTTTAACTTTCTTACTTATTTCTTTTCTGGACAGTTCCGGATTCGATTTTTTAAGTCGTAGTCTATATGAGATAGATTCTCGTTGATCCAACACAAAATTTCTACTAAAGGTTGCCATGCCAAGTGCATATAAAAGAAATAATATTACTGGTATCAGAGTTATCCATAATACAACATCTATCCAGATATAGAGTATCAATACGAATATCAGCCAGTAGCCTAAGATAGCCACACCTGCAAGTAATAGAAGTGAGGCGAATATCATTCCCCAATATCTCGCTGGCTCACGTACGTCTTCTAAATGATGAAGCTTTGTCACTTGTCTATCTACTAGGTCAAGTAAATTATTTTGTACTATATACTTATTTCTAGATTTACTTTTCTCTATTTGACTTAAAGTCTCCACGTTGAATTTTATAGATTTTCTTAAAGATTTCTCTTTTCTACTACCTCCGCCGACCCCGGGTCTTCCAACCATGGCAGCGCCTATTTGACCGAAGGCATTAAATAATCCGTCAAACATATTTCTCTATTCTATGATTTCTATTTTGGCATTACGAAATGATAAGTCAGTCTTCAGTTACTACATAGCGAAATGGACCTGTGCCTTCCAATACTACAGAGTCGTTTGTATCTTGTAGAGACTCTACTACAAACCCTGGACCGCCGCACCAGTACCCTAATGGTAATGACTCAAGTAATGAATTATTAGAGTCTCTTATTTCTAAAACTCCATCATTATCTGTAAATAATAGTGGATTAAATCTAAGATAAGTCCAATCATTCCCGGTAAGAGCTTGAAATTCTTCTATGTTAGTTCCATCCCATTGGATTAGTGGATATACTCCAGGTCTTGATGTTATGTATTTTCTCATTATTTCACCTCCTATTTATTGTGATTTAAGTTTTACATGTACAGGTTAGTCTTTCAGCTTCCGCGAGAAATTCTTTTTGTCTTTCTATCCAATGTTCTCTATAGCTACTATATGGTGCGGTGTCTGCTTGGCCTTCTGCATACCCGGCCATATATAACCTATCACACCGTCTACATAATGGTTGCATTATATTTCTATTCTATTACGCCGTCTAATTTTAATTGCTTTCTGTGTACATCTTTGATAACTCTATAGGCTGTTCGAGTGTAGAGTTCCATCAGTTTTGTAAACTCCCCGGCGTATTGACTGATTTGCTTATATTGATCATTTAAAACTTTTTCTATAGATTGCCACGTCCAATTTTCCATGTGCCATTTGTAGTCATTAATATAAGCTACAATCTTAGGTAGCACTTTGTCTATTGCTCTGACATATCTAGCTTCTGGTAATTGTTGTTGTTCGTATAGCGCCAACGTATCTGTCAGCCAAGAGTATTTATGAAATTCACTCTGCAATCTATCTACCGCTGCGTGTTCTGCCTGCGCTTTATTTTTAGCTGTTTCTTCGTCCATACCTAGACTTTGGACATCCCCCGCATAAATTTCGGGGGAGTCATGTACTAAAGCAAATTGTGCTATTAGCCCTTGATCTAACTCTGGATAATGCTTGGCAGCAAAACTACAAGCAACCCATCCTAACATTACTGTGTGATCAGTGTCCGACTCTGGTGCACCGCTATGTAACTGCACGCCGGTTCTATTGACTTCAGAAAACTTTAAAGCTAGGTCACAAAGATAATCTATTTCATCCATTATTTACTACTCGCCTTAAGTATAGCTATACGTCTGCTTGCCTCCACTGACAATGACTGATATTCGCGGGCATCTTTATTCATTCGCTCTATTTGCCCCGGGCTGGGGTCTTTAATACGATTTATTCTTTTTGCTATGTCACGTGCTTCAGCGGTGTATTGTTTTTCAACATGCTTGAGTGTAGCAATGTCAGTCATCGACAGTATTTCTGCTCGGCTCCATGGTCCTATTGACATACTTACCTTTCTTTATTATTGCTTTGGAGGCTTAAGGCTTCCTCTGCAATACATACCCTTGTCATTGTGCTGAGGTACAGCACCATTTTTTAATGGTAGTAATTGTCCACATACTTGACATGGTCTTTTAGTATTACCCACCTTGCTTTGCTATTTCTCTCTTAAGTCTTTCTATTTCACGATCCGCTTCTTTGAGCTTTTTATTATAATACTTGGCACCTTCTTTATCACCAATATTTATGCAAGTATTTAAGTCCGCAGATAGATGGCCAAGACTACTGATAACCTTTGTTAATTGTGATCTTAAGTCGCTCATTGTACCCCCTATTCGTCCTTTAGCTTAGAAAGACCCTTTTGGGCATCAGCAAGTTGCTTTTCTGCTGCCTTCAATTGTCGATTTAGGTCAACTAGTTCATTCTTAAGTATTTGAACTGCTCCCTTGTCTTGAAAGCCTTCTATAGCCTTTTTGTTAGAAGCAATACGTCTAGTATAGTATGCGATATCGTCTTTAGCTTTGTTAATCTGATTCTGATATTCTTTACGTGTTGTCATTATTCCTCCAGTTTAGTTTGTTATTTAATTTATCTATTTCTATCACGTTCTTCTAGCATGCGCATCAAGTATCGTGATTCTTTGATGATTTTGTTCTGAGTATTAATTTCAGACTGTAATGATCTTAGCTCATCATTTAAAGCTTTGATTACTGCCTTATTATCTGCTGTACCAAGAGCTTTGTTTACCCCGCGAATACGATTATTTAGATAAGTAAGCTGTTTTTCAGCTGCTGAGATTTTATTCAGATAATCGCTATAGCTCATATCAGTAGTCCATTCCATCAGTGATGAATATACACGTTTCCCCGGCGAATGTTCCAAGTCTTACGGCTTGCGCTTTATCTATCGCGGGGAAATCCTCACTATCATGTATTCTATTTCTAACAAATAGAATTACAGGAACATCTCGTTTAACTAGTTTATTTAATTCATTTATGAGTTCTTGTACTGTCATTTTCTACTACAACTCCGACAGTAATGACGCTCACTTGTACTAGTCCATCCCTGACGACTAACTTTTGACCAAAGATCACGCATGGTGCTTAAATTGTCAGACTCTACTGTCTGACATCTAGCGTCACCACAACCATCACAGCGTAATGTTATTTGATTGCTTCCTACTTTATAACTCATTATCTCCCCGGTATATCAATCTTCCGCAATGACAAAATGGAATGGTCCATTTCCTTCTACTACAGACATATCTGTAGTACTTTCTAGGGACTCTAGTTTACTTCCAGGTCCACCTGACCAATGACCTAAAGGTAAGACGTCAACTAGCACATCATCATCTTGTCGTCGCATTTCTAGGTCATCATTATTGTTTACGAAATACAATGGGCAGTATCTAAGATAAACCCAATCACTATCTGTTAGGCTTTCAAATTCATCAATATTTGTTCCATCCCACTGTATCCATGCCGTTAGCGCGGGCCGCGCTGCTAGATATTTCTTCACTTTATCTCCTTATTCTATTATGATTGAATGTTTGTCTCTATAATGATTAGTAACCTTTTGTATAGCTTTTTCAGCCACGTCTGATCGAAATGGCCTTCCACATACTGTGCAGGTAGCAATATACGTCTCAGTAGTTGCTTTATTTAAGCTATATTCTTTAGCCATGCCGCTGCCTTTTAATTTTAACTAACTCCAAGGACAATATAATTCAGTAGACCAACATTCTGATGGATTGTGTTTGTGTTGATACAATTTACATTTAAGAGTGCCATCACTTTGATAACATGATCCTGGACGTGATGGATTATGAGTGTGTTCATATTTTGGACAACTCTTAACTGCCCTCCAACATTTCTTGGTATGCTTGTGCTCGTCCATTACTGCATCACTGTACCAGTACCTGGGCATTCTGGATTAATTTTACCAGCTATTCTGAGATTGTGGGAAGGTATAACCCACTTTTGACCTTTAAGGTCCAATGTGAATCTTTTACCACAACCAGGACATTTGCCCTTTGGTGGACTATTACCAAACATTTTACCTCCTATTTCCTGTTTTAATTTTTATAGTCTTATTACAATTATGTCCTGTAATACCACATGTATATAGCCCCCATTCCCTACCATTAGCGTCAAACCACTTTTCCACAACCATTGATCTAGAAGTTATTCTGTGGTCACGCAATGAAATATTCCATAAGGTCGGGGATCTGTATCGGCTTATACTTTGGACATAGAAATCGCTTGAAAATTTTATTTAGAGACATGTTGGTCCTGCCAATACTCTACATGGCGGACCAGTTTTGCTGTGCTCATGTAGGGTTTTGCCACAAATTCTTTTGCCCTTATCATCACGACAACTGTCTACATGCTCATGTGGTTCTCTAGTACATGCTAATACTAGATTATAGCAACTTCTTTCATGTCTGGTTGTACCAGTTTTAGGACAAATTTCACTCTTCATCTAAACATCCTTCCAAAATAATAAATAGCAATGAACGTCAGGCAGAGTGCTATCACTGCAAATATTAAAGCACCTATCATTATTTATCTCCTGGCTTATATTCCCCAGACATGATCTTAATAAGGTCTTCCATCATATCATGTTCCTGCCATAAATCCTCTCTTGACTTTAGAGGATGATATTGACCATACAAATTAATCATATCATCTAGCCAGGTATAAACATGATGATCGTTGGTGAACTCAAAATCATCAGCTACGACAACTTCTTGTAGCCAGGGATGTTGTTCGAAAATTGGGTCCTTCATAATGGGACCTGCGATGATTAATTGATGAGTATACAGATCATCTTGAGTCATGAAATTCAAGATTCCATATACACCACTCATATGTCTTAGACTTACTAAGCGTCCAGTCGTAATTGATAGGATGTCTCCTAAGTGAAAATCTTGTACTGCCATGTCTATTCCTTATCTATTAACTTCTTGGAGGCATTGGCGGTCGACCGCTGCCACTGCATGTTCTATATTCTACTTTGCCTTTTACAATTATTTCTGTTTTGTGATTAGCAACTTTGCCGCCAAAAACCTTTTGACGTGTACCACAATGACCACATTCACCAGTCATACTATTTTCCAATCCAAGTTTTGATATCAAATCCCACATAAATACATCGTAAGCAAATTCCATTTGCTTTACTGCCCGTGTAACCCATACCCAGTTTTTTCAGTGAAAATAGTACCTCTTCATAATGGGGTTCACAAAGTACTTCTGTAATCTCACCCTTCGTTGGATGATTCCAGGTCAGACTCATCTTTTCTGAATGGTGTATTTGTGGCTTCCTCGCGGTACTCGCGAGGAATGATGTAGTGTCTCCCTGTGAAGGTACGTCCATGTCTTCGCTCATGTCTGTTTGACCCCGTATTCATGTGTATATAATTCTGTTCGCTAATTGTAGATCCCTCCCATCGCGTAAAGTCTACCACGCAGGAAAGAGGGGCGCAAACCCCTCAGTCCAGTGTCACAACATCTTTATTCAGTTCGTGGTTCTGAAAGAATTCAGTCCAATCTCTATTAGTTGGTTCCATCCAGCCACCGTAGTAGCCGTTAGACTCGTTTCTAAATGAAAAAACTGAACTTTGTTCTCCCCAGACCGGGCTTTCGGTAATTATTCTATAACCATATGCCTGTACACATTCACTACCGGTGTAATCATCTGCTTCTAGTGGAATTTCTTCCGCCGATACTACAGGACCATTCACCAACAATTTATGTACGCCATGAAAATCATAAAAATAACTCCAAGAGCAGCAGTCACCTACTACACAGAATCCAAAAGTCCCCTTGTCAGTGTCAAACGCTAGATATTCTGTACTCATAGCTACATTATTAATCTTCGCGCCGATCATATCTTCCAGACCACGCGTTTCCCAATCATATTCCATCTTTTACTCCGTTACACTATCAATAAATGGTTGCCTACTAGGTATTCCCATCTTAGTATTGTGGGCAGCTACCAGACGTCCCGCTGTTTGAATGACAATTTCTCTAAATTCGTTATATTCAACACCTGAATATGTAAAATCAAGAGCATAGTTGCTGTCATCACCAACAAATGTCATAGTAACTGTTCCGTTTTCACCATCGTATGTACCCTCAATAGTGGCGGGTTGATGAATAGAAAGCAATTCAAAAGTATAATCTAAAATCTCACTAGAAATATTCATGAATTTAGTATATCACTCACCTATTTGGTTGCAAATCCTGCAAATTAGTAGCACGGTGCTGAGCTGCATACTTAAGCAGTCATTGAGGGGCGTCTTTTGACCACTCATCGTAGATCATTTTTTGATATCTAGCGTCCATCAGTGAGTGATGTTGTGGCAAATCGGCCGGTCGCGCTGGCTTAGCTCTACCTTTTCTAATAGTCATGAGTTCATTAGTATACATTGGCATAGGGGCAGGTAAATCAATCATCCTACCAAATAGCTGTGATAAGCAAACATGATCATAGGAGGCAAAATACCCCCAAAGCTCTATATTCCAATCATCATGGACTTCTGAGCTTTCACAAATAAAATCATAAACCGCCGCAGCCATTTCATCTTGTGAAGCACATCCAAAATCATCTTCATCTTGAAATGAAATATGGTTAAAAACATTGTCTTGCAACCATAGGTCTGTTGAATCTAGTATTCCTTTTGCTTGGCGTCTCCTGAAACTATTGATCGCCGGGACATAGATTAAATATAGCTCTTTACCATAATCATCAACCATTCCTAAGCTAATAGGTTCAATGGTTACGCCATCTTCCTTAAATTCCCAATCGTAATGAAATCTCATATTACCCCTTAGCAATCTTCTTTATTGCATCTTGTATGTCTTCGTATTGTTTTTCTAGCTGTTTTAGTTTACTACTATCTGGGTTAGACTTCTGTTGTTCCGCTTGTATTTGACCATATACCTTTGTTGATCTCTTTAGCAAAGACTCTAATGATTCCATTTATCTCACCTCCATACCAGATCCTGGACATACTTCGACAGTGTTTTTCTTAGCTCTAGTATGTGGTCTAAAATATGCCTTATTATTTCTAACGTAGACGGTAAATTCTTTACCACATTTTATGCATCTAGCTGTTGCGCTCATCTTGATTTAGTGAATGTTCCGGCGCACATAGTACCTTTTTGATTATTGTGTTTTTTAAAAAAGTATTCTGAACCGTCTTTGATTAATCCAACATTAGGATTGCCACATTTAGGGCATCTAGCAGTTTCCATTACTTAGCCTCCTGTCCAGAACCGTGACAAAATCCCCTTTTCTTTTGAAGTTTCACTAATATATTAACCTTATAATGATTGCCAATTTTACCATTCTCTACTACCCAAACCAAACCACATACCCTGCATCTTCCAAGCTCAGCCATTATTTTGCTTTCTCCCTACTACCAATACAAGTAACATTGGTATTTTTACCATTATGTATTGGCAACCTACCATCGCCATCTATAGGCAACCTAGCGCCACACCTATGACATGTTACTCTTGGCCCAATTACAGACATTATAACATTAACTTTCCATTATTTGTAAGGCTTCCAGCCTTTATTTAGCATGACATTGACAGCTGTTTCAGATCCAGTCTTGTAACATACATTAGACAAGAGTCTACCAAAACTATCCTTTTTATAAACACGTAGTTCCAAATTTGCTAGATCTTGACTAGCTACCCAATCGGAAAGATCTTGTCGAGCCTTGCCCCACTGGGTTAAATCTCCTCTAGGCCCATGCTTTTCTGGGGTATTCAAGCCATTCAAACCGTCATAAAGACGGCAGGATACTCCACCAGAATTATCTTCATAAACTATCTTACCAGAATCCACTTGACCTATAATACAACGTCTTACAACCCACAATGTATCGCCATCTACTACATATGGTATATCTAGTATATCGAATGAAGTATAATTCACGAGGTTCGAGCCTTAAGAATAGATTGATAAGAATAAAGGTGATTGAGACATTCTTGAATACCCCACGCACGGTCAAGACTTATCTGTTGCCAGTAATCTCGCTTAATCTTAAATTCTTCAATTAAATCTTTAACTAATTCTTCTTCAGTCAAGTTCATCTACTCTTTTCCAATATAGATATTCTTTGTACTCTTCCGGCCATAGATCTGGCCCCAATTCATCCCAGAACTCAGACTCACTATGAACATCCCAATCCCCGTCATCTAGATGATTTGCTAATGGCTTAGCAATTCTTAGAAGTGCTTCATGTTCGTCGAATCGGGAATCACCTTTGCATAAATCTTCAATAACCTCTTTCGCAGCTCTCACAGTATCATCAAAATACGGAGTGCATGAATTCCAACCCATAATACACCTCATTCATTTAGGCTTGCGGCCGGAACCTTCACAAGTTGTTGCTCCAGACATAAGCCTACCTCTTCTTTTATGTTCCTTTAATACTGCCCCATTTTGAGACTTTACTAAAACTATATTGGGATTGCCGCAAACCGGGCATTGTCCAATACCAAGCATTAGTTAGGATTCTTTCCACTTCCTGGACATTTTACTGGCACAGGCTTACCTCCGCGCACCACATTAATCTTGTGCTCGGGAATTGTTGCACCAACGCCTTCAATCTTAAATGGTTTGCCGCAAGATGGACATGTTGCGTCTCTTTTACTCATTTCACAACTTCCTTTGCTTAACTGTTAACTGCATTGAGCCGGTTTCTGTAACCGCCCAAAATGTCTCTACTTCATATTGTTTTAGAGCCTTTTGCTTTTCTTCAGGAACGACGAATGTCTTACTAACTTCACCGTCAAGGAATAGCTTTAGGGCTTCTTGAGCTTCTTCCAATTCATCACTTACAGCTTCACAGCGATTCTTGTATTCCTCATAAAGAGACTTAAAGTCCTCTTCGGTGGGTTCATCGCTTGAAGGTTTTGTATCAGCAGGTTTTCCATCTTCTACAAGCTTTTCTAGTGTAGAAATAAGGCTTTCCGCAGTCTCGCGGGCGGACTTAATAGCGTCCTTTAAAAAGTCACTCATATTCAACTCCTAATAATTCAATTGCTGTTGCGCATCCCACACATACGACTTCATTGTCATTAACTAGCATAAAGAAATCGCCTTCTTCAAATATAATAGGACAATACATACAGCAAGCATTGGTAACTAACATAGCTCTGTCAATAGGAAATAATCCAGTATTAATAGGGCAGTCCTTATTATGTACCTGATTTCCTGGCTCAACCCAGCAGTCAGCCTTACAATATATACAATACCTATACTGCTCATCTAGTTCATCAAACATTACTTATCAAGCTCCGCATACATCCAAACAATCTCTGAAGCTTCATTCAAATTAAGAATGTCGGCCTGTAAAGAATCTATTATATTTTGATCTGCCTTTACTCTTTGCAGAAAGGCTAGTTCTTCTTGAGCAGCAAACACAGCGCGTTCAATTGAACTTTGAATGCTACTATAATCAATCATCATTATCACTTACTACATATGGCGCGGGGCTGATATTATCCATGCGTTCGTGAACTTCTACCAGATTTCTAGCCACTTCTTCACTTTGCTGACTAAGCAAAGCTAACAAGACATCATATACCCTTTGATTCTGAACAACTACTATACTTAAAAGCTGTTCCACGCTTGGACTAGGTTCTTTTAATTCAGACATTTTTAACCTCCTCCGACCAACATTGGCACCAACTAGCAGCTAGCCTATATCCAGCTGACATATTATCGTTCTCTGGATCTTCTTCGTAAAGCCATTCTATTTCTTCTGCGAACATTTCAAAGATTGATGTCAGTTCGTCTAGAACAATCGCAATGGCTAGCTGTCCATCAGCATCCCCGACAGCAGCTTGCAGTTGTCGGTAAATAGGTTTATCAATCATTTTCTTCCACTGTGAAATCTAACGCCATTGTTTCTTCAATATGTTCTTGAGCGTCCATTTCAGAATCGCCGGGAACATCATAATAAGTCTTTACCCAAAGACCATCTATATAAACATCTACTTTATAGCTCATTGATCAATCCAAAGATCAAGCGCTTCTTGCAATTCTGCGAGATGTAATTCAGCATCCACACGATTATTATGAGTTTTTTGTAACATATAAGTCGCTAACTCTTCTTCCTTTTCAAGTCTCTTTAGCTCTTTTTCAGCCTGTGAAATCTGACTTTCCAGAAGCTCTTGCACGTTCATTCGATCTCCAATCCAAGTGCCTTGAATGTAGCAGGATAGAGAGGTTGTGTCAACTTGTAGACACCTTGAGCCAATTCCTGCATTTCAAGCTGCGCATCATGAGCTAGTCGCTCCTTGAAGAAATGAATTAAATTAGCAACAGATACTGTCCATTGATAATATTGCATAAGACCAAATGCAGGGAGGAATAGTCGAGCTTGTTCAGTAGCTATGCCTTCCGCCAAGGCTGCTTCAAATAGTGAAACGCTTTCTGCGATATGTTCTTCTAAGGCCATACTCATTGTCAATCCTAGACCAGAATCAACTGGAGATCCAGATCCTTGCTTTGCATTTTCAGGTTTTGAACGCCATTGATCATATCCTGGGATATAGAATTCAGTATCTACTGAGACATATCTCCTACTGGTTTCATTCCAGCCGTTTTGATCATCAAGATGTGCAGACCCCACAGTATACTTCCAATGTTGCCGAGCTACCATGAGTGGCGCTTTAATCTGAAAAGTTACAGCTGCATGTCTAAAAACACTAAAATGCTCATTCTTAATAAGAAATGAAAGTAGTTTTTCCTCCCTAGTATTCCATACAGGAGAATCTTTCGCAAAGGACGCGCGGGCGGCTTTAGTAAAACTCAAATCGCTACCTAAATGATCTATTAACTTAACATATCCCTTGCCATTATATAATTCAATCAAGTTTATTTATCCTCTTCCTGGTTTCTTATTTGACCGGGGGCACGTTCTGTATGGCTGAGACCAGTCACCACCGTCTAAATATGTTTTGTGAGACTTAAAAGTTCCATTTTCACTTAACTCTCTTTGTTCACAACATACATCACAATAAGCAAATTGTTTTTTACTCATATTCATTCCAATAACGCATTACCCCTCCACAAATAAGTCAAATAATTTAGTCATTAGAAGGAAGAAATGACTTTCAGCTTCTGAACTAGGCATTTCTACATGAACATAAACTGACCTAATCATATTACCAAATGCAAATTTCTTCTTACGATATGTATGTTTTTTAACAACTGAACTATTTATAACCCCCGGTTCTAATTGCCACAAAGGCCATTCGGGGATATATTCTGCTATCTCAACAATTTCATTGCCTGGGACTAATCTAGTTTCCATATCCGCCGGTCCACCGATAAATAAGTACGTATTAGTATACAATTACTTTCCCTAATGTCACTTCTACCATATAATATGTGTCAATACCTTTTGATTCATCTTTCCAGTTAAAGCGTTCAACATATACCACTGAATCGCCTTCAACCGTAAGGTTACCTGCCGGATACTTTTCCTTAAGCCATTCAACTAATTGAGCTTTTGTGTTGAGAATAATCACAGGATGATAGTAGTCGTCATGTACTTCTAAACAATGAACGTGTGAACATCCAGGATGCCAACCGTGTTCTTTATATTCTACTAACATGTACATTAGTCATCCAACGTCTCGGGTCGATGAAGCAAACGATTAATAATTTCCCTTAATTCTGGACATCCGGTGTGTTCTGACCCCATAGACTGCTTTTCTTTTACGCTAGCCCCATACTTACAGTCGCAACGGACATCTGAATCATAGGGAGGCGGGTTGTAAACACAAATAAGTCGGCGAACTACTTCGAGGGCTTCAGCAAGGGCAATTCTATCGGTCTGATTCATACCACAGAAGCCATAGCCAGGCTCCCAATCAAATTTGTTTTCCATTAAGGTTCTCCAAAATTATGCCGATATGGATACAAATGAATACTAAAGTTCCAATTATTAATACCACATTTGTAATTACTAAACTAGCCAATAACATTGCCACCCAGAGAACAATACACACTGTATGGGCCAAATAGATTGTCACATTACCAACTTGGCCAAATCATAACTACTTTATGGTCAGACACATCTTCTGGTATGTCTTCAATTTGATTTAAATCTTCATGTATATTGTCACAGCCTGGGCATCCCCAATCTTCACAACTGTATTCATATGTCTCAAACACCACTACATCTTCTACAGTTTGAACATGCTTAAAAGCGCTACCTTCTCCATCCTTTGACATAAGGACCGTTGCGCCATCATCAAATGTTTCTAAAAGTCGTTTTAGATCTTTTACCCTCATCTAAGTCTCCAAAGCATTTCTGCCATCTCTACTTTACGCTTTATAATTGAATAATCGATCTTTCCAAGATCACGTTTGTAGTCCTCACGTGGGCATATAAGATAGATGCCATTTGGCCCATAGAAAGGTATTAAATCGTGAAAGACGTGATTTTTGCAGGTCAAAGGGGTAACATATCCACGCTTCGCCCACATCTGGTAAGTGTTGATCATCTCTATGTTCATCGTTGCACCCAGAGTAACACATGGAGAGCCCAACGTCAACCTCTAGAACGGGGGCTCCCCTGATAGCTTCCAAGCCCGGTACATCATAAGAATCTTATATAGTTCTTCTTCGGTGTATTTGTTAAATTTGACACCCTGTTTCTCACATTCTTCTGCAAAAACCGACAAGCAACTTATGATTTTTATTACATCCACGCGATCGAATCCATTAAAGTCTAATTGCATCTTATTTTCCTTAATATATATTTGGTACTTTTGCTACGCAAAAGTACAAGTAATTCTTTTTTAAAGTCAAGGGATATATCATCAATTGTTAAGTTGTTGTACATATATCTCTTATAAGATCCAGTATAAGGACTATATATGGTTCATATAGGATCTGTCAACTTGATCAGTTGCTCACTAAGGCGCTTGCTGATAAGCTTCAGCTAACAGATTGGAGAAGAAAGTGGATATCAGTTATGTAACAAACCCTGGTGACCTGCATACATATGGTGGGTATGGAGTGGCGGGCTATGGAATAGTCACTTCATTACAACGACTTGGTCACAAGGTACCATGGGATAATCCAAGAGCACCAGTGCAATTAAACTTCTGCTTTCCATCTGTCTTCGCTGACAGCTTAAGGCCCAATCAACATCAAATCTATCTTTGTGCCTGGGAGAGTACCAAATTACAAGAGGATTGGTACGACATCCTTGACCACGAAGTAGATGAGATATGGGCCGCAAGTCCATGGGTTAAATGGATGCTTCAAGATAATGGATATAAGGTTGCAAAAGTGTATCGCCATGGCGTTGATCCCGTTTGGGCACCATTTAAGAGAACAGTAAGTGATAAAATTAGATTCCTTTATGAGGGTGGCGCGTCTCGTAAAAATCCTCAGATGATATTTGACGCCTTCAAAGCTGCATTTGGAGATAGCAATGATGTGCATCTCATAATGAAAGAAAAATATGAGTCGGATGTCAGAGTCTATCAAGGTAGAAATATAATTGGAGTTCCTGGGGGAAACGTATCAATTATTTCAAAGATATATGAAGAAGATCAGATGATAAAATTGTTTAATGCAAGTCATTGTTTTGTTAGTGCCAGTTCTGGAGAAGGATTTGGATTACCCGGGCAGCAGGCTTTAGCCACGGGCATGCCGACGATTGCAACTCGCGAATGCTCCCCGTATAGTGAGTTCATGGGTGACCTTGGTCTGGATTCAGGATATGTACCTAGTCCTTGGCCAGATATGCATCCGGGAATGGTGTTAAAACCGAACTTTGATGACTTGGTAGACAAGCTGCGATATGTAAAAGACAATATTGATTCATTGTTACCAAAATATTACAAACAATCCTTTAAAGTCCATGATTGGGCTGATTGGAAAACTCTCACTGACCAGGCATTTTCTGACGTATTTGCTAGATTTGGTGATGAAGACTAATAACAGAATGGTATAATCAAATAATCATGACAACAAAAAATTGCTATATGTGTGGAGAGGATGTTCCATTAGAAGGTTTTAATTCTAAACGTAAAGAGTGTAGAGATTGCTCAGTAGATGTAAAGCTTTTCGATAGATATGGAATAACTAAAGGGCAATATTTAGAGAAGCTAAAAGAACAAAATGGCCACTGTGCTATTTGCCCGGCGACACCAGAAGAAGTAGGTACGCTTTGTGTTGACCATGATCATAGCTGTTGTCCAGGATCAAAAACTTGTGGAAAATGTCTAAGAGGATTACTTTGCCCGCGCTGCAATACAGCCATTGGCCTTCTTGACGATAACGTAGATAAAATGCATAACGCTGCTAGTTACATTGGATTTTATAAGGCTATGATATACATAAGAAAGGAATTGAACTATATTGATGAGCTTTAGCCTCCCCGAGGCATTTATCGAGAAGTACAAAGATAGGGATGTTGATTGGGGCTTTAAAGATGCTGGTGGAAACTCTATTGGTGAACTAACATTTATAAGAACATATTCTAGAATTAAAGAAAATGGAACTAAAGAGAAATGGTGGGAAGTATGTCAGCGAGTAATTGAGGGCATGTACTCTATCCAGAAAGACTATGTAAAAGCTAATCGTCTACCTTGGAACGATCGTAAGGCTCAGGCATCAGCTCAGGAAGCTTACGATAGAATGTTTCAATTTAAGTGGACTCCACCAGGTCGTGGTTTGTGGATGATGGGTACCGAGTTTGTTATGAAAGGTGAAAACGGCGGAGCGGCTCTACAAAACTGTGCCTTTGTTTCTACCGCAGATATTGATAGAAACGATCCAGGCTTTGTATTTTCTTGGGTTATGGATGCATTAATGCTAGGTGTTGGTGTTGGCTGGGATACAAAAGGCAAGGATAAGGGCATCATCATTCAACAGCCAGATGGTGATTTTAACGAATGCAACGTTACCTATCGGATTCCTGACTCACGTGAGGGCTGGGCTGATTCAGTGAGATTGTTGATTAATTCTTATATGAAGCCTAACCAACAATATGTAGTATTTGACTATAATGATATTAGGCCAAAGGGCGAACCCATTCGTGGATTCGGAGGTACAGCCAGCGGGCCACAACCACTTATCGACATTCACAATAAAATGACAGAGATATTTGAGTCGGAAATCGGTAATACTGTAAGTTCAAGACTTATTGCAGATTTAATGAATCTGATTGGTACTTGTGTAGTAGCCGGCAATGTACGCAGAAGCGCGGAGATTGGTTTGGGCGAACCCGATGACGAAGATTTTATTAATCTAAAGAACCCAGAATACTTCCCAGAACGTAATAGTTATGACCCAGAAAATCCTGGATGGGGTTGGATGTCTAATAACACATTGTCGGTTAAGGTTGGCCAAGATTATGATAGATTTACTAATCTTATTGCAACAAATGGAGAGCCGGGATTTATTTGGATAGATACAGCTAGAGGATATGGTCGGCTACTAGATCCATCAAACAACAAAGATCGCCGGGTAGCAGGAGTCAATCCTTGCGCTGAACAGACATTAGAATCATTTGAATGTTGTACGCTAGTAGAAGTACATATTAATAGAGCAGAATCAAAGGAAGATTTTTTACGTACTCTTAAATTTGCTTATTTGTATGGTAAAACTATTACACTTTTGAGTACACATTGGGATCGTACAAATGCAGTGATGCAAAGAAATCGTAGAATCGGAGCTAGCGTTACAGGCGTTTCAGGTTTCTATGACACCCACGGTTTGCCAGCTCTAAGAGAATGGTGGAATGAAGGCTATGAAGAAATCCAGAAGCGAGATCATGAATATTCAGAATGGCTTGGTGTTCGTGAGTCTGTTAAGACAACAAGTATCAAGCCGAGCGGAACAGTTAGTTTATTGTCAGGAGCAACCCCCGGTGTGCATTGGCCTCCAGGTGGAAAGCATTACTTAAGAGCCATTAGATTTGCCTCAGATGACCCTATGGTCCCTAAATTCATGCTCGCAGGATACACTGTAGAACAAGATGTTGTCTCACGTAATACCGTAGTTGTTTATTTCCCAATCGAGACAAATGTTCGCGGGGAAAAAGAAGTATCAATTTTTGAAAAGATTAATCTAGCTTCAGAAGCTCAAAGACATTGGGCGGATAATGCAGTCAGTGCCACAATAAGCTTTGACAAGAAACTAGAGGCAGAATATGTTCCAACTGTATTGAATATGTATGAAGGAAAACTTAAGACTATTTCCTTCCTACCAATGGGTAATGATGTGTATCAACAACAACCATATACAGAAATTTCTGAAGAAGAATATGGTAGTTATATAGGAAGGCTTCAACCAATTGATATGGATGATGCATATTTAAATGGAGCAGACGCAGAGGGCGAAAGATATTGTAGTACTGATGTTTGCGAAATAAAGGCTGAGAAAGTATAATTAAAGAGATCGGTGCGGAGTCCTCCGTGACAGCCGAGAAGTAAAACCGGTCGTGCAGTATATATATTTCGCTACCTTAAAAGAGCGCCAGATTAGGTTTCTGGCGCTCTTTGCATTTTATACGGTAATATGTAAGTATAGGGTGGAAGGAGGTAGAAAATATGGCATGGATGCCGGGAGTAGATACAAGTAAAAGAGCAGATGATGGCAACTCAGCTTTAGCATGTACACCAAATGTAGTGTGTACTCATACTATTGTAGGATACGCTCCTGCCATTGCAGCTCACTTCTCAGTTAGGTCAGACGGATATATCTGGCAGCATAGAGATACCAATAGACAATCTGCGGCTAACTATCAAGGTAATTCGCATGTGATAGCCATTGAAACAGAAGATCATGGAGCTGCCTTTGGTTCTTGGTCAGGCAGTGATGTCCCAGCATGGACACCAGCACAGGTCGAAGCTATTGCAAAAATTGCGGCTTGGGCGCATCAAGTACATGGTATTCCCCTGGTAGCACTACCTGATAGCAGACGTAATAGCGCAGGTATTGGCTATCATAGACAAGGCATAGATGGCAATTTTACAAATGGCCGAATTGCCGGCGGAGAACTATGGTCAACATCTAGAGGTAAGGTTTGTCCAGGTGATAGACGTATATCTCAGATGCCACAGATTATTTCAAGAGCACAAGAAATAGCAGGTTTAGGAGGTGGAAGTTTTTTGTCAGGATTATCAGATGCAGAACAGAGAGCGTTGTATAATCGTATTTTTGGTATGTTACAACAACGTTGGTATGTAAAGAATCAAGATGGGACAATTAGTCAAGTTGCTGAAGGTACTGCGAACGCGGTTCCAGCATCAGTACTAGATTCTCTAGATGGAAATTACATTGTCAATAGAATCCTTGATTTGGATAGTCGTATTTCAGATCTAGAAGATAAGGTAGATGCTCTAGCTACTCCAGAAGTGGATGTAGATGAGGAAGCAATTGCTACTGCTGTAGCTAGTAAAATAAGTCCTTCTGGTAATATAACTCCAGAACAGATCAGAGCAGCGGTAGAAACAGCAATTGTCAATGTAACACGTACACAGTGGAACAAATAATATTGAAATAGCAAATAGGGCCTGCTGGCCCTATTTGTTTATTGTTTATAAATACTATACAATAAATATGGAGGGATTATGGCTACACAAGTTTTAACACTACCAGCTGGCACTAATGTGACTAAGCACTTTTCTTTGCCTAAATGTGGATCTTGGGTGGGGGCAGAAACACTTTCCTTGTCTACATATGGATCAAATGCCACTATCCATTCATGGCTTTTTTACTATCCAGATGCGGGTGATGGAAAGATTAGAGTGAGACGTACTGGTGGCGATCTTGGCAATAATTATCAGAATTGGACATTAGGCGCTAATGAAAGAGTTGAGCGTGGTTTGTATGCTGGAGAATCCACAACTACTATTAATTACACATCAACTAATGATATAAGTGTATGTGTAATCACAACACGTTTACTTACTCCCACACCTTACCCAGCAATTCCGGTAAGTTCAGGATCTGGAAATGCGATTTCCATTCCTGGATGGTCTATTGGCGGAAAGGTTTATTGGATTAGTTCATAATGAGCACATTTGATAAGATTGCATTTGGTGACAGACCAAAGTTATATCTATCGGCGCCAGATACCGTAGATAAATCAGGTACTGGCGCATTTAGCTTATCTAGCAATAATTTATCTCCTATTGGACAGCCTGTAATTTACGGAAGTGAATTCTCTTTTCTTATGACGGATTCTACTACTGTAGATGTTGTTGGTAATCCTATATTCTTTAGTGATAAGACAAGTTTTGAATGTGTAATATTTGCTGGCCGTCCAACAGAGGATGTTTCCATACTTGTAGATGACGATGGGCAGAACGCCTTACTGATAACTCCAGATGGTATAACGCTAAAACTCTTTTTTGAGAACTTGTTATCTACATATTCTAAAACTACAACGGTCAATATTAAGGACTGGAATAAAAAGTTATATATTGTTGTAACTATTACTGCGACTCAAGCTACCTTATCTGTAAACGGCGTGGGCAGTATTCTTACATATCAAGATTCTATTCTAGATAGTTCAAATATTACAATTGGCGGGGGGTATTCTGGATATAAGTATCTAGTAGATGGTATAGGGTTTTATGGGAAAACCGTAAGTAATAAGGTAGATATAATAGACGACAAATATTCTGGATATTCAAACTACGTTGCTCGTAGAAATGGTGGGAGGGTAACTAAATTTGATGGATATAGGCGGGGTACTAAGCTCACCCTGACCTTGAGTGATTCAAGTTTTGTTAATGGAGATCAATATGTGTTTAGTTATCTTGTCACACAAATTAACCAAGGCTTAGACTATATCATTGTAAGAGCTAATGATGAGCGAGTTGTTGTTTCTTATGATATAGATTTTGATCAATCTGGTGACTTTACTGAATATCTCTTGGTGAGCGCTGTAGATGAATCTAATATAAGATTTATAGTAAATTCTACAGAAGTAGAAGATGATTTTACTATTACTATAGAAACCATTTACAACGGTGATATATTGTACGAAACTCCAGCAGATCTAGAATTAATTGGGCAAGCTTTATACAGTGATCCATCTGAATCCATTGTCAATTTACCAGATGGAGTTAAATTGCCAGAATCGACTTATGTGGGGACCTGGATTGCAGAAGATCCGCCAGGTACTGTAGAAATAGTATTTAAGCCAGTAGATGAAGGCATTGATACATATGTATTTTATAGTTCAGATGGTTCTGTTTCTTATGGCCCAACAGCATCTATTACTGGTTATACTGCTTATCTAAATGGTCAGCTAGTTACAGATCTAACTGATGTTAGGTACGATCAATGGAATCATCTGGTACTTACACACGATTCTCCTACCTCTTTAGACTTCTACTTGAATAGTAACGACGGATTAGCTCCATCAACTACCATTTCTTATATGACACTTGCATCTTACCCATCTGTATTGGATACAGATGTTATAAGTGTTTTATATAGTATATTAACCGGTATTGATTTACTGAATGTATCAGAAACTGTGGCTATAAGTGAAGGAACATTCTCGGGAGGCCAAGGATTCAATTCCTATAGCTACGCATGGGCCATTTTGGGTGCAGGTGGATCATAAATGGCTAAAGCATGTTATTAATTTGGGTATTTTCAGGTAAAAGTGGTATACTTTGGTTATGAAGAAGCCTAGAACAAGAATCATTAGTGAAACAAATAAAGGTATTTACGTATGGAAGCTTCCCAATGGAGAATATCTATCGGAGGGTTTGTATATTTTAAGCATTCAAGCCACTAGAGGCGATATTAGGAAAATGAAAGAATTAGCTCAAGCTGCTAAAGCTTATGGTTATCCAGATGGAACTCCCGAGTTTCAAGAGGGGTATCGTAAAATCTCAGATGAAGAATTTGAGATGCAATATGAGAGAATGCTTAAGGGCCTAATACCAGATCCTTTAGATGAGTTGAAGGGATTGTAATGGAAGACGAAGACAACAGAGTGACGGAAGTTATGCTTGGTACGCCAAGATCAGCTCCCAAAAAGAAGGACAGTACAGATCCATTTGAGATCACTTATGGTGCTGTTCAAAAGCTCGTTGGTCTGAATAACAATTTCAAGCGGAAAGCTGCCAGAAAAGCTAAAGGCAAGGCCGGTACTAAGCAAATTGAGCCAGAGATAGTCTATGGCTATACATATCTTGACTGTGTTATGCCTCCAGAAAATATGGGTTATTTGGCTAAGCTTTATGACATCTCACCAGCCCATCACTCAGCTGTAGATGCAAAGGTTTCTGCTATGTTTGGTCTAGGTTGGCAATTAGTAGAGTCAAAGAAGTTTAAACGTAAGAAAGAAGCTATTCGAACTGAAGCAGGTATGAAGAGAGCGGATAATTTCTTCAACACCGTAGCTGATAAAGTAGAAGATTTCTTAGATAGTTGTAACGACAGAGATGCTTTTGAAGAAGTACTGAGAAAAGTAGGAATCGATTACGAAACTACGGGGAATGCATACATAGAAATAGGCCGGGATATTACTGGTAAAATTGGTTATGTTGGACACATCCCATCAGAATATATGCGTATTAGACGTGAGCGTGATGGCTATGTGCAGATATTCTCTAACCTAGTCACTTACTTTAGAAACTTTGGCGAGACCAACGACAATCCCGTTACAGATGATCCAAACCCTAATGAGATCATCCACCTGAAGAAATATACTCCAACAAACACATACTATGGATTGCCAGATATATTTGCAGCTAAGAATGCCCTAGCCGGCAATGAATTTGCTAGTAGATATAATCTAGACTTCTTCGAAAATCAAGCGATTCCCAGGTTTGCTATTATTGCTCGTAAGTCTTCACTATCAACTCAATCTGTATCTAGGTTGATTGAGTTCTTCGAAAGTGGTGTTAGAGGTCAGCCTCACAGAACTATCTTTATTCCTCTGTCTGATCATGAAAATGCAGATATTAAATTTGAAGAAATTGAGAAGGGCGATAAGGATGGTGCTTTTGCTGGCTTTCGTGGGTCAAATAATGAAGATATCTTTATGGTTCACAGAACTCCATACACACGCGCGGGCGTGTATGCAAAGGGCATGACTCTAGCAGCAGCCCGCGATGCAGATAAAGTATTTAAGGAATCAGTAACGAGACCAGAGCAAGAAATATTTGAGAAGAAATTCAACAAAATAATAAGAGAAATTACAGATGCAGTTGAATTTAAGCTTAATGAGCTATCACTTACTGATGAAGATACACAATCAAAGATTGATGAACGTGATGTCAGAATGGGTATTAAGGTGCCTGATGAAGTTAGATCAACTAAGGGTCAAGGACCAAGACCAGATGGTGAAGGTAATAAGCCTTGGCAAGCTAATTCACAACAGGCGGCAGAACAAAACGCACAATCTAAGCAAAGTAGGACTAGAGATTCTGAAAGATCTGCGGGTGCCACCGATTCGGCGGGACAAGGTAGAAATGCAAAAGGAGACGGTAGAAAGACGCCATGAAATTAATTCATAAGCTTATGGCTCCAGTTAATACATCTTTAATAAGTATTCTTGGCTCAGGACAAACACTCATGGGCTTATGGTTAACTCTTCCATTTACATCTATGCCTTCCTATAGTTTACACTTTCCTCCAGAATGGTTTATAGGCATTATGTTGGCTGTAGTAGGTAGTTTGACCACTGTATATTCTATAAAAGGGAATTTACAGAAGTTACAATGGATGACAACTGCATCATACCTATTTTGGATAATAGGTATGATTTTCATGGTAATAGCAAACACTACTGGCATGGGCTGGATAGTGGGTTTGATTTTTGCAACGTATTGCTTTATGATTAATATAAACATCAGGGCGAATAGGAGGAATATTAAGTAATTTGCTTCATAAAAGCACTTAATATAGAATGAAATTGTTATGGAAAATGCATCGTTTATAGTAAAAGACAATCAGGTGCACATCAATATTCCTATATCAAAGGCGAATATTGATGTAGACAGACGTATAGTTTCTGGTTGGGCGACTATTGACAATGTAGACCAAACTGGCGATGTGGTCACCGCAGATGCAAGCTTGAGAGCCTTTTCTAACTTCCGTGGAAATATTAGAGAAATGCATGACAGATTTAAAGCGGTGGGGAAGCTAGTAGATTTTGAACAAAAAGAATATTTTGGTGCAGACGGTAAAGCTTATACCGGAATCTTTGTTCATGTTTACATTAGCAAGGGCGCAGAGGATACTTGGCAAAAGATTCTTGATGGCACTCTAAGCGGATTTTCAGTCTATGGTCCTATTTCTGAAGAAGGAATTTCAAAACAATATGTTCCAGACTCAGATAAAATGGTGCGTTTCATTACAGACTACTCTCTAATTGAGCTTAGCTTGGTGGATAACCCAGGCAATGAACTTTGCAATGTACTAGAAATTCAAAAGTCGGCAGATCCAACCGGAATAGCTACTCAGGTTGAAGTTGAGAATGTATTCTGGTGTGAATCAGACGAAATGGCTTTTGTTTCTAAGGCAGATAGTCACAAATGTGGCTTTTGTAGAAATACTTTGGAATCTCTTGGTTGGTTTGAATCTACAGAAGATCCCACCGGAGAAGTAAGAAAAGTCTTGGAATCTTCAAACAAGATTTCTAAAATGAATGAAGATAATGCCACGGAAGGAGGTCAAGAGATGTCAGGACTAGAAAACGAACAAAAAGAAGAGACAGCAGTCGTTACTGAAACATCAGATACAGAAGTTGAGCCAGTAACAGATGAAGAAGCTACTCCAGAAGTAGAAAAAGTTAATGAACCAGACTTTACAAGTATTGCTAATGCACTAGAGTCAATTCAAGAGACTCTGAAACAGGCAACTGAAGATGGGCAGGAAAGAGAAGCCGCTCTATCAAAGGTTCGTGAAGCGGTTGAGGGCGTGGAAGCTAAGGTAGAAAAGCAGCTACAAGACCTTCTTGCAAAGCATGAAGAACTTGCTGGTGAATTTACATCCTTCAAAGAAGGATTGGGTCAGGTCGAGAAGAGACTAGAAACAATTGAAGGTGCAACAGCACTACGTAAATCATCAGATGTAAAAGACGAAGGTGACGAACTTAAAAAGTCAAAGCCTAAGAGTGTTTGGTCAAATAGCTTTCTTCCAACAAGTTTCGACCAGTAAAAGAAATAAAAATTTAATGAAAATCTTAAAAGGAAAGGAGTTGTAAAATGAGCGAGAGTATTCTTGAGAAGGTTATTCGTACTACCGAAGTTGGTTCTGGCGGTGGTGGCCTACTAAATGCAGATCAGACAGACCGGTTCATTGACTACATGTGGGACGCTACTGTTCTTATGCAGCCAGGTGAAGCACGTCGTATTCGTATGCGCGCTGACACTGCCGAAATTGACAAGGTAGGCGTTGGTCGTAGACTTGTTCGTGGGGCTACTGAAGCCGTTGACACTGGTGAAAACGCTGGTGCAACCTTCACAAAGGTCTCAATTACAACCAAGAAGCTACGACTAGACTGGGAACTTTCAAGTGAATCCCTAGAAGACAACATTGAAGGGCAGGACCTTGAAGATCACATTGCACGTCTAATGGCTACTCAAATGGGTAATGACATTGAAGACCTTGCAATTAATGGTGACACAACCAGTTCAGACGGAACTCTAAAGAACTTTGACGGTTGGTACAAGCTAGCTCTAGCAGGTGCTCACGTTATTGACGCCGGTGGTGCAAATCTAACACTAGCGACATTTAACACAGCCCTAAAGGCTATGCCTCGTAACTTCATGCAGAAGCGTAATCAACTACGATTCTACTCAGGTTCAAATGCAATTCAGGATTACCTATACAGCTATGTTCAAAATGGTGGTGACCCTTGGGCAGGTCCACGTTCTGATCGAGTAATTGACGGTCCAGTTCGTACTGAAGGAACAGCAGGCTTCACAGCCGGTTCTCCATTCGGTGTACCTCTAAAAGAAGTTCCACTATTTGTTGAAGATGCTACTGGTACATATTCTGGTGCTAGCGGTGAGCACGGTCACGTCGAATTGACCTTCCCCAATAACAGAGTTGTCGGTGTAAAGCGAGAAATCACTGTTTACCGAGAGTTCAAGCCAAAGAAGGACTCAATCGAATACACTGTTTACACGCGAGTTGGTGTTCAGTGGGAAGAATTGGATGCAGTTGTTGTTGTTCGCAACGTCAAGGTATCTTAATTCAAGATAGCATAAGGAGAGCCGGGGTCTAGTGCCCCGGCTTCTCATTTGAATGAGAATATGAATGATGATAAAATGAAGTGAAGGAGGTTAGAAATGTCATTTAGAAATCTAAATAAAGGAGAGCTTCTAAAGGCGGCACAATATTTTGATGTAGATGTTACAGAAAATAATACAAGGCAAGAAATTGTTGCTGCTCTAGAAGAATCTGAGGTAAGCTGGTCAAATTATAAGAAATTCGTAGATAACGATGACGAAGGTCGTTGGAATGATAATGGTGGCAGTCAGACATCAGAAGATAAAACTTCTGTACCTAATAGTAATGCCTATGAGACTACTCCTGCCGCTAAGGTAGATAGTGAGGGTCCAGCATCACAGGCCGTGCATTTTGATAAAATGGTTTTAGTTAAAATGGAACGAAAGAATGGTACATTTGAGATTATGGGTCGTAAATTCACCCGCCAACAGCCATTCCAAGTGATGAGTGAAAATGAAGCGCAGAACATTATTGATGCAGCTGAATCAATGGGCGGCGGATTCCGTATTGCTACTCCAGCAGAAGCCAAGTCTTATTTTGGATAAGTTCTAGCAAATGCTATAATTAAAATGGTGACGGACATATGAAAGAGATATTAGTTAATACTATTAGCAACATAGAGTATAAAATATACGTCGATGGTATTTTAACAGATGCCACCGGCTCTGTTCATGTCACCGTATATAAGGGCGATACAAAAGTAGTAGATAATCAACTTGCTACTACTGTCGGAGGTGTTGATGGAACTTATAAGTATCTTCTACCTACATCTACTACAGTGGGCAGTGAAGATATCTCCGTTACTACTTCTGAGGGTATCCTTAAGGCAACATGGAGCTTTTCTGTTGGTTCAAACAATCTCTCAGTTACTGAATACTACAGTGTGGTGACACCATATTGTTTGTGGGAATACTTTGCGCCGGCAAGTCCAGATACCACTCCAACATATCAGGATTACTTAGAGTGTGAGAGGGTTGCTAGATTCATAATAAACTCTTATTGTGGACAAGAATTTGGACAAGAATTTACTACATATGCTGTAGAAGGTCATGGAACTAACTCACTTGCTCTGCCCAGACATTTACAAACATTAGATACAGTTACTTGGACAGACAATCCGGTACCTAGATCTGGTACAGTAATTGGCTGGAATTATCCTTATGCTTGGGAAATTGTAGCCAGTGGGTGGACAATAAGACAACAGCCATATCCTCACGATTTGATCGTGACTGATGCGTGTGGTCCAAGATTCATTAGAAATAGAACATATAATGTATCTGGCTTATGGGGATACTCCGCTGTACCAACTCCAGTAGAAGAAGCCGCAAAGATTTTAATTGCAGACTTTATGTGTAAAGAAGCTAAATACCGCGACAAGTATCTGGATAACATTAAAATGGGTGACTGGAGAATACAATTCGCAGCCGGAGCATTCGAAGGAACTGGTAATGCAAAGGCAGATGAATTACTGTCTGATTACCGACTGACGCCAGGTATTGGGTTGATATAAATGCTGGGAGGATGTCTAACCAGTGCCATGTATCCACTCCAAGCTGATGTTTACAAAAAAGTAAGGAGTCTGGATGAGAATACTGGTCAAATGAAGTACAGCTGGACATTTCAGAAAACCATAGCCTGTGCAATTAGTCCATTCGTTTCTACAAGCTTTAAAGCACAACCAACTAATGAGATATTTAATGAAGAATATGAAAAAGTTCAATACATTAAAATGAAAACTCAAATAGGGTTACCTAGAGATGTAAGAATAACTAACATTAGAAATGATACAGAAGTAGTTTACAGAGAATTTGAATTGTCGGGCCAACCCGCAACTAATTATAATGCCATGGGATCTGCTGCAATTATAGATCCATTTGGTTCTGTAGTTCAGTATGACACTTTATTGCAAAGAGCAACAGATCAGAGTGATAGTAGTGTTTAAGGTAACTATGGAAACAGTTAAAATTGGTGAAGCCATGAATATGGTGAATTCTGTAGAATACACCCTAAAAACTAACGCACATATAAACGAACTTATCACCGCTGCACATAGAGTCATTTCAAATGCATTTGTTACACATATGTCCCAGGTAGCTTTTAATTCACAAAAGCAATTCGAGCACATGTACGAATGGGGCAGAGTGGGAGATCCTAATGCTCGCCTTTGGAAGAATATTCTTAGAGGTACAGGAGCTGCCAGAGTAGCATCCTTTGATTTCAAGGCTTCAAAGAAAGCTGTACCAGTTATACCAATTAAGCAAGATGTCGGTGTGAAAGCTAATCACATATTTGTTTGGAAGGCTCCAGTTCTAGAATTGGGGTTGCCTGTAAGAATCTCACCTAAAATAGCCAATACACTTGTAATGGATTACCCAAAAGGCGCGGGAGTATTAACTTATACTAAGCGCACTATATATATACCTAGGCAAGGTAATTCTGAAGTATGGGGAACATTTACAAATGAATTTATGAGATATTTTGGCGGACCAATGCCTATGGAAATAATTAAAAGTCAGCTAGAACCTAAAATCCACGCTGGAGTCAAGCAGGCTATGCAGGTAGGTATAAGTAGATTGAACGGTAAGGCAAAAACTAAAACATTAAAGATCACACCAGTAGGAATCGACAAAAATTTTGTTACAACTCTTAACAATTCATTAAGGGTAAATTATATAGAGTCAGCGAGAAACCGAAGGGTGGATGATTAATCATGTCTAAGTACAGTGACATACCGCCATATTGGCTTAATAAATGGGTGACGCAGGAATTGCGAGATAAATCAATAATACCATTGGCAACCGCTTATATTACAGATCTTGATGGCGATGAAAATGTACAACTTCCCTTCATGATGGTTTCACAGCAGAGTCCAGAATCAAGTACTCCTTACAATTCAGGCGAATATCAAGACTTACCATTCTGTGTATGGACTGCGGAACAAAAGGGTGGTCATGATCAACCTTGGACTAAGTTTTGGACCGTGACATATGTATTTTATGCTAATAACGTATCTACACTATTTGAAATAGCCACACTGGTACATGACTTAACAAATCGTGAAGATTGGGCTGCCTCAGACCTGAATTACGCATTTAGACAAGATGAAACATATCCTTGGGATTTCAAAAACGTGTGTTTTGATAGTGGAACCGGACCAGCTCCAGCCACCGACGAAGGCGGTAGAAATGCCTATATGTGTATTATAGATATGGAAGCGGTTTACGAAGGACCAAATAGAAATGAAAGTTACGGTGCGCAAACTGGGCTGGGTCGCATTTAGTTGCATCATAATAACTTTTCTTAGATAATTAAATCGGAAGAAGCTAGACTAAAACAAAATACTTTATGGAGGTGAAAATATAAAATGGCAGGTGGATACAGAAACCAGAACATTATTGTTGGTGCCGCAGCTATCTTTACATCAGTTGTAAGCTCACTAGAAACAGGTTGGAACTCAGTAACACTACCAGCATCAGTATCAGGTACTCCGTATGCTGCAACCTTGCAGGCAAATAATGCGTTCCGTAACGTTGGTTACACATCTGATGGTGTTGAAGTAACTTACAGTCCTGACTATGGTGAAGTAGAAGTAGACCAGCTGCTTGACACCGCAAAGATGTTCAAGCAAAAGATGACTGTAACAGTTAAGACCTCTCTAACTGAAGCAACACTAGAAAACCTAGTTCTTGTTTGGGCTCAATCTCCAGCTTCACGTAGATATGGTGGAGCTGTTGGTACAGCGCCAGATGCTACAGGTATTGAGCGCGATCTAGACACGGACTTTGATAGTGTAACTGTTCCAGCAGATGAAGAAGTTCTAGGACTAGAAGCCGGTGCTCTTGGTGTTGAGCCTGTAGAACGTCAGCTAGTATTCGTTGGTGGATCACCTCGTACCGCTGGCAATGCTAAGCGTGAACGAGTTTATCACCTACGTAGATCTCTATCTGTAGAAGCGTCTACTCACTCACTAAAGCGTAACGAAGCTACTATGTTCCCAGTTTCATTCCGAGTGCTTCCAAGTGAAGTTTCAGGTGCGGAATATGGTACTGTACGTGATCGAGTAATCGGTACAGCGTAATCTAAAGTTAATAGGGTAAAGTGCAGGTCCGCCTGCACTTTACTTTTTTGCCTAAACATCGTTTGGCATGCTAAAATGAAATTACAAAGTTATTGAAAGGAAAAACATGGGAAGCAAAGCATATACTGTAGAAACTATTGAACTCCAAGGCTATGTAGACGAAAATGGGGACGAGATACAGATAAAAATCCACCCACTCGTAATTGCCAAGTTCCGTAAGCTAGCAGAAATCTTAGATGCGCTGGTTAATCCAAAAGAAGATGAAAATAGATCAGTTCTAGATGTGTATCTAGAGGCTGTTGCATTTTGCATGGAAACATTTCAACCAGCCCTAGCAGATGTAAATGAACTAGCAGAATACGTTACACTACCTGATCTAGAATACATCCTTGACGTTGTAGCTGGGGTAAAGATTAATGACCCAAATCTAGCAGCGGCAATGGCGACCTCTGGGAAAGCTTAATCGAAATAGAGTCACAGATTCTATACCTTTATCCAGGAGCGTATAAGAATTTCGACGATATTGAGGATAATCTAACTATGGAAGAAGTTGAGCTAATGTATGGTAAAGCATACAAATTAAAGGAAGATGAATATCGTTTCCTTGCCGCTATCCAAGGAGTAAGTCTAGGCGAAGAAGAGCAAGAAGAAAATGGCGCCGAGGCCATTATCCGTAGGGCAGAAGCTAAAGCTCTAGGAATGCATGAAGAAGAGTATAATTTAGATGGGCTATTTGAATTCATAGATGAGGATGAGTTAAGATAACTACACCAATTGGCATTAGTTTTAATGTAACTGCTAACGGCACACAGGCTATTAATGTTATTAATGGCTTGAATAGTGCCGTTAGAGGTTTAGCAGCTAATGTCAATGCACTTAATGCTGTAAATGTCGCGGGTTTAACTAAAAGCATTGTAGCTCCTAAGTTTCAATGGCAAGAAGGTCTCCGTCAAACAGATCAACTTGTTAAGAATATACAAAAGGGTAAATTAAGTGCAACAGAATTCTTTGATGTTCTAAGAAATAGAACAAATGAGTTAGCGCAGCATCAGGCAAGAATATCAAGAGCATTCGCAACACCACTAGCCGGTGGCGCTACTGCTGTGACAATTCCAGCAGCAAACTCTATGAAGAGTCTAGCGTCAACAACTGAATTGGCTAATAGAAAACTAGCTGTTCAAGCAGAAGTACTGCATGGTCTAGGACAAAAGGTTCAAGATTGGGGTAAGAATACTCAATGGGCCGGTCGTCAGATGATGGTTGGTATGACTGTACCATTCACTATGGGTGCAGCCGCAGCCGCCATGTATGCAAATAAGATCGATGCATCTATGGTAAGAGTAGAAAAGGTCGTTAACGACAATTTAGATGGCTTCCGTGAAAAAGCCATGAATACTGCTAAAGAAATTACAAACACTATGGGTCAGACAATTGAGTCTTCTCTAAGTGTAATGGCTGAACTAGCAGCAGCAGGTTTCCAAGGTCCAATGCTTCAATCTATGACTAAGCTGTCTCAAGAACTAGCTACCCTAGGAGATATGGATCAACAGGAAGCTATTAAAGGTATGATTTCAATTCAACAGATCTTCAAGTTGTCAACAGATGATTTGGCGAAATCTGTTGATTATTTGAATAGTGTTGAAGATCAGACACCTACAAAGCTACAAGATCTTGTAGATGCAATTCCTATTGCGGGTGTACAAGTCGCGCAACTGGGCGGAACTCTACAAGACACTACGGTGCTATTGACAGCATTCCGTGAAAAGGGCATCGCTACAGTAGAAGGTGCAAACGCTATTAAGACAGCGATGAACAGAATCTTGTCTCCAACTGCCGCTGCTAGTGCATTGTTTAAGGAACTAACAGGAAAAGATTTGCCTGGCCTTGTTAAATCAACCGAGGGAAAGCCTCTAGAGACCTTCCAGGCACTATCTGACGTTATTATGGGTGGTAATGTTGCACTATCTGATCAGCAACGAATAATCTCTAAGTTAGTTGGAACATATCAGTCTTCACGTATTACTGCTCTATTAAGTGGTCTGCAAGACAAGAATGGTTCTGTCGCTCTAACAAAAGAGATTGGGGAACAGTCACCAGAAGAATGGGCTGCACGTACTGCTCGTTCAATGAAGTCTATTACTGAATCCGCTTCGGGACAGTGGCGTATTGCAGTAGAGTCATTTAAGGCAGAGTTCATTCAGACTGGTAATATAATCCTTCGTGTAGCAACAGGAATCGTACAGGCAGCAACAAAGGTATTTGAATTCTTCAATAACATGCCAGACATTGTCAAAATGTTCCTTATAGGCGGCGGTGGTATATTAGCTCTAGCTGGTCCTGTAACAATGATAATAGGTATTCTAGGTAACTTCCTAGGTACAATCACGAAGGTGCTAGCTGTAGTAACAGGCGCTCGTTCCAAATATAAGTCAATGACTATTGAAGAAAGGGCTGCGGAATTAGCGGCTGGTACTCTAAATACAAAGATGATGAGCCAGGCCGATACTACTCAAGTCCTTATTTATCAGATGGATAAGCTTCGTGCAGCATATATAGAAACAACAAATGCTGCACAAGGGATGGCTATGGCTCTTAATGTGCCAAATCCAACTGGTTTTAACTTGCATGGTTATACAACTCCTGGCATGACCAAGGGTATGACAATGCCTATTGGCGGATTCAATGCGCCGCAAGGCGGATCTCCACTACTAGGTACAAATGCTTGGTCTGCTCAAACTAATCAACTAATTGCCCAAGGTGCAACAAATATGCAGGCAGTTGCAGCTCAGACACAAAAGGCAGGCAGATTCCAGAAAATATTTAATTCAGAAACACTAATAGGTGTTGGTGCAGCAACTGCCTTAGCGGGAATGGTAACTGAAACAGGTTCAGGATTATCAAATTGGCTTAACTGGATTTCGTTGGCTTCTGTTGCGCTTGGCGGCATATTGCCTTTGGTAACTAGTATTGGACAAAAGATAAAAGGATGGGCTTCAGCTCAGGCAGCAGCTTCAATGGCAGGATCATTTGCTAATGCAGCTAAGGGTTTTGGAAGCAAGCTTTTGGCGGGTGGAAAAACTGCTCTATCCGGCTTATCATCATTTATAATGGGTCCATGGGGGCTAGCAATCGGTGGCGCTTTAGCGGCGATCTGGGGAATTACTAAGCTAATAAACGCGACACAGGAAGAGCAAAATAGACATCAGCAAGCCATGGTAGATTCCACCGATTCTTGGATGAAGCTATTAAACAAGACCAAGGTAGAGTGGGGTCAGATTCGTGACGACTCTGGAGAAGTAAAAGACAATATTGATTCTATTGTCAAGAAGATGCGAGAAGAAATGCCAGATCTTGTTGGAGAAATGGCGAATGCGGGGCCAAGATATCTAGAGACGCTTACCGAACGTGAAGCTTTGAAGCTTGAAGGTCAAGGATTAAACAAAAAGGAAATCCTTAACAGCCTGGATGCTCTTTTGCAAGCTGCTGGTCGTAGCCGTAAAGAAATAGATAAAATACTGGGAAACATCGAAGTAAAGTTCGACTTCGCTGGCGGGGAAAAAGACTTAAAACAGTTCATTGCGACAACAAAAGGTGACCTAGATAAAGAATTAAAGGGTTGGGTATTTGATATGCCATCAACCCCAGAATGGTCTGATAAGCGTAGTCCACAACAGGATCAAAGCGCACAAAGACTTGCTGGTTTGTTTTATGACAGACTTGCTGGTTTAGATCCTGCTCAACGTGCATTGTTTGCCCAAAAATGGGCAGACAGTATGAACCACAGTTTTGACGATGCCTTTAATAAGCTAGAAAAAGATTATGGCAAAAACATTGCGAAGAACTGGAAAGATGCTAAGAAGAAATTCTTTACTTGGGATGCCGATGACAACAAGTGGGTAGCAAATAATGATGCTATCAAGAACGCAGGTCTAAAGGTAGGCGGCAACGAAGTTCATCAAATGGAAATCATGATCGATACTGAGCAGCGCCTAACTCAAGCTATAGCAAAAACGCTGGGAGTGTCGGAAGATAAATACAAATCGTTCTCAATCTTATCTGACATAATGCCATATGTTACAAATGGTAACATTACAGCGGCACAAGCTCAGGATGCCTACAATAAAGCATTAAAGGAAGCAAAGGATAATGGCAAGGAGCTTAGTCAAGAAGAAAAGAACAAGCTAGCGCAATTACTTGCTACTCAGTTTGGTCTAGATGCTGCTACATTAGCTAACAATGGATATGCTGAATCAAACAAGAAGGCAGCAAGCTCAACACAAGACCAAGCATACGCAATGCAGATATTTATTGATCAAATGAAAAGCTTCACCGGCGCGGCGGATGATTTCTGGAATAGTACAACTCAAGGCGAAGGAGGATTTGCCGATTCGTTAGGCGGAGATGTATTATCACAAGCTCAATCTCTCACTGACTCCGTAAAGGGTATTTACTCTGGTGCTATGAATGACATTTATAGTGCTATGGCAGATCAAGCGCAGGAACAGTGGCAAGCGAGACTAGATGCCATTACAAAGTCGTTTGAAGATAGACGAGAAGCAATTCAAAATCAAGTAGAGGCCCTAGATAAGTCTTGGGATGATCGTATGGAGCAAACAGCTCAAGCATACGATGATCGTAAGAAGGCTATTGAGGATGAATCCCAGGCTCAAATAGATTCAATTGATAATCAGATCAAGGCTGAACAGGATCGTGAAGATGCTAGACAGCGTCAATTTGAAGCAGAAAAGAAGCGTATTGAACGTTTAGCAGAACTTGCAAATAGAAATATTGATTACAATCGTGCACTTGCCTCGGGACAACTAGACGAAGCTGCCAGAGTAATGAATAATACTGAGGCTGTAACAGTTGGATGGAATGTAGACGATGCACGTGAACAGAGTTCTTTGTTATCTAAGAATCAAGTAGAAGAACTAAACGCATCAAAAGAACTTGCTCAGAAACAAAAGCAGGCCAGACTAGATGCGCTTGCTGAAGAAGAAGCTGCTGTCAAGAAGTCAATGGAGGTTCAAAAAGAACTTGAAAAAGAACGTTTACAGAATAAGTTAGATTCATTGGCTAAAGAACAAGCATCGGCTGAAGAAACTGAGCGTAAAAAGCAAGCTATGGATAGACGTACGCTTGAAATTGAACTTGCTACCCTTAAAGCCTTTGTGCCTCAAAATGAAGCTGAGCTTGCAGCGCACGTAGCTAGAATTTCAAGTGCATATGCAAACTATGGTTTAAATCTACAAACTGCTGGTGGATATTGGGGACAGATCATTGGTAATGCTCTACAGAACAATGTTGACAGAGCAAGAGCTGAAATGTCTAATAATGCACAATGGGCCGCATTTGGTAATTCAGTGGCTGGAGCTATTTCTCAAGGTGCATTTGGACTAAGTCTTAGTGACTTCTTTACCTTAATCGCCACAGGTCAACCACCAGCAGGATGGAAGCCACCAGGCTGGTCACCTCCTTCTGGAATGGTTATGAATCCAATGGGTTCATATTCACCTAAGGGTGCACGACACGGTGGTGGTCTTGTAGACGACAGTCCAGGTAGCCGTAATGGTAGAGGTAATTCACCATTAGGTTCTGACGAAATGCCAATGATTCTACAGCGTGGCGAATTCGTATTCCCAAGATCTGCTGTACAACTATATGGTTCAGATTACTTAAAGGCTATGGCCTCAGGAACTCCACCACAATCAGCACAAACAGTAGGTATTGGTGGTATTACTGGTGGATCAGTAATGGCAGTTCTTGGTAGAAGTCTACTAGGTGTCGCCATGAATAACATGATGGGTTGGGCAGCTCAACAATATGGTATGACCGGTGGTACAGGTGCTGCGGTAGACTTTGCTAAGGCGCAAGACGGAAAGCCTTATATTTGGGGTTCGGCTGGTCCAAATGGATATGACTGTTCTGGTTATATGTCAGCCATTGCTAACGTCTTGACAGGGAAGGATAATCCATATAAGCGTATATTCTCAACAGGAATGGTTAGACCTGGCGTGCCATTTGGACCATTCGTTCCTGGTCTAGGAGGAGCCTTCTCAATTGGTGTTAAGGGTGGAAATCCAGGCCACACTGCTGGTACTCTATTGGGTGTGCCAGTAGAATCAACAGGAAACCATGTAAGATATGGTAAGGATGCTCATGGCGCTAGCGACAAACAGTTTAATATGTTCTTCCATGTTCCCGACGATTTGATTGCTGCTGGAGCCGCTATACCAGGATTTGGATTTGTTGGTGGAGAGCCTAAGAGCGATGAAGTTCAGCAAAGAGTAAAAGCTATGGCGGCTAAGTACGGCTGGGCTGGTGGGGCAGAATGGATTGCTCTATATAACTTGATCCAAGGTGAATCTGGCTGGAATCCATATGCTGCAAACCCAACTAGTACTGCTCGTGGCTTGTTCCAGAAACTAACAAGTGTAAATGGCCCAATTGAATCAACAATTGAGGGGCAAGCGTCATGGGGTCTTAATTATATTAAGTCAAGATATGGTGATCCTATAAATGCTTACAATAAGTGGCTATCGCGTCATCCTCATTGGTATGATAGCGGGGGAGATCTACCACCAGGTTTGAGCTATCTATATAATGGTACAAATCAAGCAGAAAGTATAATTACATATGGCAGAACAGGACAACTTATGGATGCTCTTGATGTTGCCAATGTTACTTATAGAGGTCTGCAATCTCAGGTTAAGTCATTAACTCCATCATTAAGTGGTGCAGTTGCTGAACCGGCATCACCACAGTATAATGATAATATTAGTATTGTTATAAATGGATCTGATCTTAATCAGAAACAGCTACAATCAATGGTAGCGGATGCTATAGAGGAAGCAAGAATTAAGAGACTTAAGAGAACAGGAAAAGTTAAATAATGCCTAATCCATTAATACTGCCAATTGGTCCGGGATTTTCATTTAAAGATAACCCAGTAACCACATACAAAGTTTCCGATCATAACAGGTCAGAAATAGATATCTCTTACGAAAGAATAGAGAATAGGAAGCGTATGGCTGATGGAACTATGCGAACGTTTGTTGTGGCTCAAAAACGTAGTTGGAAAACATCTTGGAAAGATTTACCAAGAGAAGACGAACAAACTGCGGATGGCTTTATGGGTGCGGATTCTCTTAAGAACTGGTATGATACTCACTTGGGCAGTTTCCAGCTAGTAGTAACTGACGGAGAGAATAATACTGAAACGGTTAATGTCATGTTTGATAATTTTAGCTGTACATTATCTAAGAGAAGTATTTATACGGATTTGTATGATGTAGAAATGTCATTGGTGGAAGTATAATATGCAAGAACTAGATTCGTTTTATGAAACAGCTATCAAGCGCGGGCACCATATAGAAGGTGCCCCTATTGTTGTTGCTGAATGGAACTTCAATAATATATTTGAACCAACAGTAAGTAACCCACCAGATGATCAAGACTGGGCTTATGGTAAGAAGTATTTCCCAGTTAAATCTGTGTCAAACAGTATCAGACCTAAATCAAGTGGTATATTTGCTGCCTTTACTAATGATGCTTGGACTACAGATGAATTTACATTGGGGGTCTCTGGTCAGAGGTATTACACTACTGGATCAGATCCGGAGAAAGCATTCAATTATTGGATTTGCCCAACAGTGTCTGACTTTGTAAAAGTTGGTTCGGGTACGACTGCTGACGAAGACTCTTCTCTGCCAGCAAGCTATGCTGTGTCTAGAGGCACAGTACTATTGGAATACCCTGGCTATGTTAATTTAAATAAAGTAAAGGTTTTGTTCAATCTGGGTCCAGCGCCATCAGACTGGTCTATCTTTTTACATACAGATGGGGCACCAGGAGACGGCTACGTGGAGATTGAAAACCCTACGGTCGATCCTATAACCGGGAAAGCACAAGTTTGGTGGAACGGTACGGCTTGGGTGGAGACACAGCAGTTAGATGAATCCATTTATGCCCGTGTAGATAAAATAAAGGTAGAGGTAAGAGCTGTTGATCAGCCAGGTAAATACTTACAGATAGTTGAAATTGCCGGGGGGAGAGAAATAGATCTAACCCAACGAGTGTTAAATTACTCTGTCAATTTCCAGATGGACGACGTTGACTTTATTACTCCAGTAGGCAGAATAGTATCAGCAGATGGATCAATCACATTTAACAATACTGATCTTAAGATTAATGAACAAGATCAGTTCTCAGATTTCTATGGATTACTTGCTGGTAGATGTGAGTATAGGACTTATGTAAAATATAGACTACAAGATTATGGCGGCGGGGATGTCATAATGAGAACAGGTACATTATACTCAAATGACTGGCAACAGGTGAATGAATATGAATATCAGGTAGAACTATGGGATATACTCAAGTTACTACAGATTACCAAGATTCCTGCCAGACTATATGATAATGTACAGATTGCTAGAGTTGTAAGCCAGGTTTTGGACTCAGTGGGCATCGATTCTTATAATATAGACCCACAAGATTTTGACGCCACTTCAGTAGTTAAATATTTCTGGGTCTCTGGTGATGAGACTGTATTCGATAGCCTTGATAATTTGTGTAAGTCGTATCAAGCAGCGATTTATGTAGATGAATATGGTGTTGTTCAGCTATTGAATCGTATTCAAATTGCCAATGAAACTGATACTCCCGTATGGACATTCAAGGGGGAAGAAGTAGATGATGATATAGCAGACATAGCATCTTTACAGAAAAAGTATAATTTGCAAGCTAACGATGTGACAATTAAATATAATGAAATGGAAGCTGCCATAGACGTGGCGGACATCTCTGCACAAATTACTGATCAACCTAATACATCTAAACTCTGGGAGGCCCAGGACACTATATTACTAAGATCTGCTGCAATTACTCGTGATATCTCTGCTGATGGTTTAGATCATAGCACTAGCTATAAAGATATTTATCTAAATGCAAATAGCGTTATTACTTGGCCTTACCAAGGCAAGGTAAATATAGATGGCGAATTGATTGAGTATGATGGTAAAGAATACTATAGCTGGAATTTTAGTACTAATCCTCCAGTTAAGACAACAACTGTTGTAAAGAGTGACGATGAAAAGCGTGCACTAGATAAAGCTACATACTTAAGCTATGATCCGGATAATCCAGGCATTCCCGGTACATTTGCATCAGACCTTACGCGCCAGAATAAGTTCAGCGGTAAATTAATAGTAAGCAAAAGAGACGCAGATGAGACTAGTCGACAGGGTGCCCATTATAATTACTGGAATTATGGTTGGATGGGAATGCATGCAGCCGCAGGCGCACCAGTTAATCCAGCTTTTCCAGGTAAATATGTACAGCCTGGCGGTTCGACATATAATCAAACATATCTACAAGACTATGTAAACAGGCCAGGGTGGACAAGCTACCAAACTAGATGGTCCTTAACAGATTCTGTTGTGAAATGTAATAACACAGATGATGGAGATATTAATTCTAGTGTATTTATACGTGATGTTGGAAATACCGAATGCAGTGAAATAGGTACTAGAATAAGATTAACTGGAGATTCTTCAGGAGGAATCATATTCTATCTAACTGATGCAGCTGGATATGATGTATTAAATCCAACACTTACAGATCCATTGCTTGCAAATCGTTGGTACCAACTTACTATTTGCACAACTTCTGCTGTAGAAAAGATTGGTAGAACAGTTAATGAAGTTACCTTGGAAGTAAAGAATGGCAATACTATGTCGAGAATGACTTCTACTAGAGCTAATGGTTGGGGCGGACCAGCAGTTGGTTCAGACGGGTTATGGGAAATACGAGAAGCAACTTGGTACGATGTAGACTTAATTATTAAAGACGCCGGACCTCATGGAGAAGATCCATCGGGAGCAACATCTACATTAATAGAAGTATATATTGACGGTAGATGGGTAGACACATGGACAACCAACGATAACATTAGACCTACTGGGCTAATGGGCGTACATGCTCGTCAAAAATCCATTGTAGAATATGATTATTTCTATGCTACAAGTTCTCAATCAAATAGTAATCCTGGTTCTACAAACGATGAAAACTTTGATGTAAATATATTCAACTTCGAGGCTGGAACAAATGTCAAAAAGATATTGAATCTAGCGCGGGCAACATCTAATCAAGATGGATATCAGAGTGTATTAAGTTTCTCTACGGGTTCAGCTCAAGCCACAATCTCCTCTCTGAAGGTAAAAGGTGACACTGGCACTCAAATAAGACCACTTACATATTGGCCAACAAAGGAACTTGGCCCTATAGTTGTTAAGCCAAGAACTAGAGTCACTGTGTATTTAGATGGTGCTGTTAAGAATGCATCAATAGTAGAGCTGACATATACTTGTACTGAAGAATTGTCTGCATGTTGGGAATATACTACTGAAAGAAATTTCCCTTATAACAAGGTTAATATAATAACTCCGACAGATGATTCATTTTATGATATTGCTAAAAACGGATATCTATCAAGTAAACATAATTATTTCTCTATAGATAATACAATTTATCCCGCGTATACGCAGTCTTCTATTGTGGTAGATAATAGAGGTCTATTTACTGATGACTTTGGGGCTATGGCTCATGAGGTAAGAGATTTTGAAGTAGATTTCGATGTTAAGCCGGCGAAGGGCGTTAGAGTATACTTGAGCAATAATAAAGTCAGAGTTGTTAGCCAAACTTACAATCCAGAAAAAGGTATCTTCACTTTATCTAACGCTTCAAATAGGGACGAGATAGTTAATGGTACAGAAGAGCTTAATGATACAGATAGCATAGATCATGTTCTGATGTTGTACGGATATATATTAGAAGACAAAGGTGAAAAGACCAAAGTGGTAAAGAATGAAGGTTCTATTAGAAAGTATGGACCTGTGTCAATTGATATAGATGCAAGTTGGGTCTTCAACGAAGCGGAGGCCGACGCATTAGGTAACTGGGTAGTAGAACACTGGTCAGATCCTATGGACACTATTACGCTTGAGGTATTCTCCAATACATTTAGTCAAATAGGAGACAAGGTAAATATTGTCTACGCAAATGCGAATATTGAATCGTCTTGGCTTTATATTATTTCTGAAAGAAGCACATCTTTTGATAATGATGGTTTATCTACTACAGTAACTTTGCGCAGGGTTAGATAAGGCGGTATAATAAAGATAATGTCACAAATAAAGCCTACACAGATTATTCCTGGTCGTCCAGCACGGACCAACCCTAACACAGCCATGCCAGTTGATCTAAATCCTAATCAACGGAGCTTAGTAATTGAACAGTCAGCTCCATTAGGAAATGTTACAATTAATCCAATCACAGGAGAAGTTGTAGATCAAGGATCGGTAACGGGAACAGAGTCCATATTGCAGCAGGAAGATCCAACACCTTCAACACCTGCAATCATTTCTGTAAAGCAAGAAATTGTAAAGTTTATGCCAGACGGGACAGCGAAAGTAGATTTGATACTTGAGGTTCAGGACATTGCAAAGGCAGTAGAATATGATATAAGGGTGGCAAAAGATGCAGGGACTCTATAGAATTAAGAATGGCGATCAAGTAAAAGAGTATAGGAATGTTATTACTAATACTGGTCAATTAGGAATTTTGCGTGCAATTTCTGGTCAACGCCAAGGTTGGGCACAATCTATTGTGGCCGGTGTTGGCGCAACAGTTGCTGCGGACACGGATACAGAACTTGAGTTCTTGTATTCTGGTGGAGATATTTCTACAACAATAATTGATCCAGTAAATGAGAAACTGTATTTCAAGGCGTCATTGCCTTTACAGGATGAATTTACAGTTTACGAACTCGGATGTTATTCATCTAACACATTGTCTACACAAAGTTCAGAATCTGGCGGCGGGAACTTGATGATGCTATTCACTTCAAATATAACTTGGATAGATACTGATGGTACTCATGCAACAGGAACAGTTAATAGTAGAATGGGGCCAGATTCAATTACTTATACCCTTTCAGCTTCAGATACGGCCGCTGGATATGTAACTTATATTACAGACATGTCATTTATTCCAGTAAACTCAACGTTTAAATTCGCTTATTATGTATCTGGAATGTCAGATATTGTGACTAGATTTAAAGTAGATGATAGTAACTATTATGAGTATAATGGATGGTCTGTTACTAATGGTTATCATATAGGCTCTGCACAGAAATCAGATTTCGTAGCAACCGGAAGTCCATCATGGGACAATATTCAACAGATAGAAGTCTCTATGGTCGCCGGGGGTTCTGGAGGTACTGCATCTCTTGACGGTCTTAGATACGAACTACCTCTGTCAGACGAAAGCCATTTGCTATCTAGAGTTGTACTAACAACGCCACAGGAAAAGTTACCAGGCGTACCACTTGACATAGAATATCTTTTGGAGCTTTAATGGAAATTTTACTTAAGGAGCTTGATCCGGGACAAAAATACATTTTTCAGGCCAGAGCGAAATCAGCTACTGGCAAAACTTCTGCCTGGTCTACGGCATTTGAACATACAACGACCAGTGATACAATTGCTCCAGATCCAGTAACAAGTTTAGCCTGGGATGTAGTAGGAACGTCATTTGTAGCAACATGGACTAAGCCATTATTAGATTCAAATGGTTTAGACTTAAAGGATTTTAAAGACTTCAAGGTTACATTAACAGCTGGCATTCAAACAGTAGTATATTATGTAACTCAAGAAAAGTTTGATTTTCCAATAGAAGTAAATAGAAATTCATTTGGGACTCCGCAACCTGCTGTAGATATCTCAGTTCAGGCTAGAGACTTATCAGGTAATTTATCTGTAGCAGCTACCGATTCAGCCAGCAATGCAGTACCAGCAGACGTTACCGGCTTTGTAGCCAGTTCAGCTTACAACGCCGTATCTTTAAAATGGAATGCAAATTCAGATGATGATCTTAAATATTACAAAGTATATATGTCAACATCTGGTTCTGGATTTACTCCAGGACCATCTAATTTAATTTATACTGGATCTGCAACATCATTTATATTCACATCATCAAACTTCGTCACGCACTACTTTAAGATACAGGCAGTGGACGTATTTGATCAAGTCTCTAGCAACTTTGCGTCAGCAAATGCTGCACCTTTAAACTCTGCAAGTATAGATTTGACAGCGCCCTCTGCGCCATCAACAGTTACTGTAAGCACTACCGCAGATAGCGATGGGAGTTCAAATATAGCAGTTTCTTGGTCGTCTGTAGGTAGCTCAAATTTAAGTGACTATGTAGTACGCTATAGCACTGATCAAGTTGCTTGGATTTATCTAACTGTTCCTACTGGCCAAACTAGTGCAACTATTAGGAACTTATTGCCAAGTACAAATTATTATGTACAGGTAGCGTCGATGTCTTATGCTAATGTTAAGTCAACATATACAAATGCTGGGACATATCCAATCTCTACCGCAGCCGACACAACTGCTCCAAGTCAACCCTCTGCTCCAACAGTTTCTACAGCAACACTAGCCGCTCAAGTATCTCATGATATGACAAAGCAGGGTGGAGGAAATCTAGAAGCAGACGTTATATATCTAGAGGTTCATGCAAGCACATCTACGGGATTTACTCCTAGTAGCTCAACTTTGCGCGGAACGATAGATGTAGCTGCTCAAGGAATAGCTGTTTCAGGAGTATTTTACTTTCCAACAACAGATTCTATTTCTAACTTGTACTGGAAGGTTATAGCCGTTGATAGATCTAAAAATAAGTCTACTGCATCTAATCAGGCTACAGCCTTGCCTGGTCTTATTCTAAATGCGAATATAGGAAATGCGACAATTACGTCAGCAAAAATTAATGACCTTGAGGCGAATAAAATAACGGCGGGCACAGGTATCATAAACAACCTAAGTGTCAAGAGTACATTGACAATGGGCACGGGAGGTCATGTTAGATCAAGTAACTGGAATGGTACAGATACGGGCTGGTCACTTGATGAAACTGGTCTAGTTATATATGGTGGCACAATATCTGCTGCGGCTCTTCTATTACAAGATTCAGCAAATATAATGCCTCCTCCTTTTGCGGATTTTGAATCTAATGACGACTATTACCATACTAGTGGAACTGCAAATACTACTGTAATGTCAACAGTTGGCACAATGACTCTTAGTTTGTCTAGTACGGCTAAATTTAGCAGCAAATCTTTAAGAGTACTAAACTCAGTTATTACTAATCCAACTGTACATGATCTTATATTTGCACCATCTGGTCTTTCAGCAACGGGAGTAAATACAGATGTAAGTCCTGGAACATATATCATGTCCGGTTATTTTAAGAAAAATGGATCTGTAAATGCCTTGGTAAAGTTTGGGTTGTATCCAGATACCGGGTCTGCTATCATAAGTTCTGCTGTAACTGTTAATAGTACAAGTTGGACTAGATTTGAAGCGCAGCTTGTCGTTCCTTCTGGAGTTACAAAGGTAAAAACTTACTTAGAGTTTGGTCCAGATGTAGCAAATACCGGGTATGACTTCCTTATCGATGGCTTACAGTTAGAGCGTAAAATAACAGGAGCTACAACAGCGGGAGTATGGCGTCCACCTTCAAAAACTACAATTGATGGCGGTCAAATTGTCACCGGATCAATTAGATCTAGTGCGTCTTCGCCAACAGTATCTGGTCAACCAGCATGGTCCATTAATACGGCGGGCAATATGCAAATTGGAGATGCATTGGTTCGCGGTACGCTGATTGTAGGTAATAATACATTAGAAAATTCATATGTCAGATCAGCAAGTTATGTAGCGGGTACAACTGGATGGACTATTGAAGCTGATGGATCTGCTGAGTTCAATGATGTAGCGGTTCGCGGCCAGTTTGAGGTTTCAGGATCAGGTGGAACGTTAGATATTAACGTTGACGTATTAGGGGAACCAGAAGTAAAATTTACGGCTCCTGGAGGAGATCAGTATCGCATTATCTGTGATAACACAAGTTTGGACATAGGCTATACTGGATTATCAGGCAGATCTTCATTTCACATTGTGGACGGAGAAGGAATCGTACTTAGATCAACACAAATTGGCGCTCCGTCTGTCTTGTTTGATGATGGAACTGGTTATATTAAGGCGGGATCGTTTTCTCCATGGACTGAAGAAACATGGCATACGGCAACACTACAGAACAGTTGGAACGTAACCGGCGTCGGGGCGTTTGACCCGCCAGGATATAAAAAGCAACCTGATGGAACCGTAAGATTAAGAGGTGTAACAGTTGCCGGAACAAAAACAGATGGGACTGCAATATTTACATTACCAACAGGATATAGACCCGCTAGAAGAAAGCACATAGCTGTTTCAGCGGATACCGCAGGACAAACTCCGGTAGTTCAAATTTTGGGTATTTCTGATGGTGCAAATGCAGGTCAGGTACAAATTTATAGAGCTGGTACGGCAGGAGCCGTAGGGTTTGATAGCATATCATTTGAATTAATATAAGGACGGATATGAACGAAAATCAGTTAAGTGTTAGTGAACAAAAACTAGTAGATATGGTAGAATTCTATAGGACGAGATTATCTGAAGAACAATTAAGATTAGCAGATAATGATAGTACTATAAAAAAGCTTAACAGGATAATAGAACAAAGAGATCTAATCATAGATGAATTGCAAAAAGAATTGGAAGAATATCGTGTTTCGTCACAAGCAGAAAGTTCAAACCTCCACGGTGGGTTGGTCACCCCCAACTAAATCAGTTGCATATCCTAAATGGACATTTGCTAAGACAGACAATTATTGGCTTATTTTAGAGAAAACTAAAATGCAATTTATATCTGAAAGAGCATTCTGGTCTTGGGGAAAACCATATATCCGGGCTACAGATAAATCTTTGTCTAACTACAAAATATGGAAGAAAGTTGGTTTTGCTCCAGGAACATTGCTTAGATCAATGGATGGGCAATTTTGGTTTATTACTGGATCTCAACCCTTGGAAACGGAAAGACGGTTGATTGCCACTCCAGATTTCTTTGGTGTATTGGGATTCGATTCCAATACTGCTATACTTGTATCACAAGATGAATTATTATTTCATAGGGAAGGAGTGCCAATAAGTGGTATATAAAAGATTGAACTGGGGATACGAACCAGTTGATACAAATAAATTGAATGATATGGTTGGTAATGATGACTGGCTGTTTCAGAATATGGTAACTGCATATTATGATGTTTATGGAGTAGTTCGTGACTCAGGTTTGGAATTACGTTCTGGATATGTAAGAGCGATTAATACGGAAGAGGTTTCCTTTTTCTCAAGCTTCTATTATGGTAGACCTTTTCTACCTGGTGCTAGACCTGTTATAGCAGGAAGTCCTACTTCAGGTAATGCTATGAATTACATATGTACATTCAGAGGTTTAGATAATAGAGCAGTGCCCGATCATAGAGGATTCCTATGTCATTTTACGCAGTTTAGAGATCCAGGTGGGCCTACTAAATTTGCAGGTGGAGATCAATGGTGTGGTTTTATTGCTATTGCCCCTAAGAGTTGACAGGCGCGTATTGCGCCTGTAGACTGTTTAACACCTGGTCAGACCGGGTTCTACAGAAAGGTAGAGATGGCAGATTATAACAAGTGGATCTTAGCATCGGATATTCACTTTCCTAAGCACGATCCACGAACAGTAGAATTATTTTTGAAAGTAGTAAAATGGTTTCAGCCAGATACTATTGACTTTGCCGGTGATTTAGATGATGCCGAATGCTCAGGCAGATGGGTAGATGGAACTCCTGCTGAGTCCGCTAGTATTCAAGAGGGGGCGGGGTTAGTAAAGGAGTTTCTGTTTGAAGTATCAACCCTTGCCAAAAAAGCAGAAGATAAACATTTCCATGGCGGAAATCACGATTTCTATAGACACAGAAATTACCTAGAAAAGAAGGCTCCGAATACCCTAGAATATATCACTCCAGAAACTCTCTACGGGTTATCTAATGCTGGATTTCAATGGCATGATTATGAATTGCCACCAGTAGAGCGTTTAGGTGGTATATTTGTACACCATGGAGAATCTATTAGCAAACACTCAGTAGAGTCTGTTAGAGCTGATATTTCAAATTATATGGTACCATTAATCCGGGGTCACTCGCATAGAGCGGGGTCCTTTTACAAGAGCTATCCATTAGCTAAAATGGAGATTGAAGGGTACGAAATTGGTCATATGACCGATACCAAACAACATACATATCAAACGACGTTTGATTGGCAACAGGCATTTGCTGTTGTACACATTGACAATAATGTGCCACATGTGAATCTTATTAGAATTAAAGATCATGTGGCTTGGGTAGATGGAAAGCGCTTTGCTGCATGATATCAACCAAAGCAACGCGCATTTGGACTGAGTTCGGATATTTATTCGTAGATGATCTTTACTTAGGTGAGAAAGTTATTTCATTCAACCCTGACAGGGGAGTTTGTGAATACGATTCAATTCAAAGCATAGAGATAGAACATAGGCGTTGTATGGGATTTGGTATAAACTCGAAATCAATGCGTCAGTTGCTTACACCAGATCATCCAATTTTAATTTGGAATGTAAGACATAAAGTACTAGATCGTGTACCTATAAAAGATAAGTTTATGTTTTCTCTAGAGGCCGGTAAAAATAAAGCAGTGTTAGCTCATGCTTTATTTGAACCTTATAAAACAACTGTGGAGATAGATGATTTAAAATGGTCTGCCAGACTGGCGGCGACAATGGCTTCTTATCGTTGGGCACGGGCGGATATAAAACATATAGTGTCTGATTTAGGTGGCTACGAAGCTCAAGTTTGGTTGGACACATTTTTTCACTGGAATAAGTTACTCCCGGCTAAGAATTGGATGAAAACCGTCCACTTGAGCAATCTAGAAATAAGAGATATGATATTCGACATCGGTCCCCGTGCCGGAGTTGGAGTAAAAAACTATACGCGATACGCCGGCAGGGTGGTCTCAATCACCACTGACGGATTAGTTAATCCTACTCCAGCGGCTGGATGGTATAAGCAAGAAATAAATGAATCTGTATTTAATGTAACAACACGTAATGGTAACGTCTTGGCTAGATCTAGTAACGGTACATTCTTAGTTGCATGCAATAAGGGAGAGAAATGAAATTAAAACCATGCAATAGATGTGGAGGATTTGTAGTAGTAGATAGGATATATTCGAACTTTGGCCATATTGAGTTATCATGTCTTATCTGTGGAAATCATTGGGAATACCATAGAACCCATCCAACAGCTATTGCCATAAATAGGATGGAAAGGAGAAGGGAGCGCGGTCTAAATGGACTTAGTTCCTAATTACTTCTATCTAGATAAAAAGCTATACAAAAAGATCAGAGTTGTGAAAAGTGAAAACTATGTAGTAGCCTGGTCGTACGAAGATGAACGTAGAATGAGATTCAATTATTCGTCGGTGAGAAAAGAAGCCAGCAAGGCTTTCAATCTGGATGAAGTATCGAAACTTATTGGAAAACGTAAATCACATATATTGTCATATATACAGCGTAATCTAGTTGATCCGCCCTCTGGTAGGCTATATAGTATTAAAAACAAAAAGCCTGGTAAATGGATGTGGTCAGAAAAAGATGTACTAGATTTGCGGGAAGCAATATTCGATATGGCGCCTAAAAACAAATATGGTGAACCATTTGTAAACTTTAAATTGGTGAGTAAAGCAGAGTTGCTTAGCAGGATGCGAGAGGATGCCTCTTATTATGTTAGAAATCAAGATGGAGAGTTCGTCAAGGTATGGCGGGCGATATGAGTAAGAAGAAGTTAAAGTACAGGCCAGTAAGACAAAATGAGGTCCTTGACATCTCTGTAGCGCTGAGCCAAGCATCGGCCTTATTGGATCAAGCAGCCGAAAAGGCAATTAAAGAAGACAATGCATATCTATTAATTGATGTTGCTGAGAAGTGGATTGAGATTGCTAAAATGTTTGATACAGAAGAGTCAGCGGATGAACATCTAGATACTGATTCTCAATCAAGACAATATGGGTTTATATATGAAAAGGAAAATGAGGTGAATGCGGATGAGTGAACAAGAGCCGGTAACTAAAGTAGGCGCTAGACTAGAGGCAAAAATCAATTTGGGTGACTACAATCATGCTGAACTGACTCTCTGGGTTGAAGATAGAGTAAGAGATCTAGATGAGGGGAAGGCGTCAAAAGCAATTGATAGACTGACAGGCTTACTAGAAGTAAAGTTGGAAAATTGGGCAAAGGGATTCCAGGATGACCCAGGAACAAAGTAAACAGGCTCACGCAATAATTTCATATTATCAGACCAAATACAAAGAAAAGTTTAATCGTAAGCCAGTAGTGAATCGAAACAAACTTCAGTATCTTATCTTAAATGCCTTACGCGATCTTTCAATGAAAGAGCTTAAAGAGCTAATTGACTTTTATATAAGAACAGATAGAAGTCCGTCATTGTTACATTTCTGTTATGAGTACGATGAAGTTTTAGATAAAATGAATGAAGAAGTTAAGGATCTGGAAAAGAGAAAAGCTCTTCTTCAACAAACACAAAAGAATGTAATGGAATTTAGGAGACAATACGGAAATGATGCTCAACGAGATTAGAGTTATCTCGGCGATTATTAAGAATCAAGATATTGCCCCCGCTCTAAATGAACATGAAGTAGATAGGCTTTTCATGGATCATCCCGATGTGTGGCAATTCATGAAAGACTATTATTACAAATACCGTTCAGTAATCCCAGCGGACATCATCCTAGAAAACTTTCCAGACATTGGATTAGTAGATACTACAGGTAACGTTAAGCATTATCTTGAGCAGTTGAGAGCAGAATACATTGAGTCTACACTTAGACGTATCGCTGTTGGTCTAGCCAAAGATCTAGGCAAAGTATCTGCGGAAGAGTTAGTAACTGCTGCAAGCTCTAGGTTATCGGACCTTGCTGCTATTAGTAATAGTATCAGAGACTTAGATATCACCGATGCTGATAAGGCTAGCGAACATTATGTAGAACGTCGTAGGCTTATGGAAGAAAATGGCGGGGTTCTTGGTATTAGAACAGGCTTTGATTCTATTGATGCAAACTATCCTACTGGATTAGCACCAGGACAATACATCGCCATTTTATCTAGAACTGGTCAGGGTAAATCATGGTTCGCACTACAGTTGGCTATTAATGCTTGGAGGCAGGGTAAGAAGGTTCTATATGTATCTCTGGAGATTCCACCAGAAACAGTCAGAGATAGAGCATATACTTTTATGTCAAAAGGAATGTTCGGCATGTCAGCTTTATCGCGGGCGATGGTAGATCTTGAAGCTGTAAAGCTCTGGACGAAGGAAGAATTCAATTCAGACGGATCGTTTATTGTCACGGCCTCTGACGGAATGGGTGATTTTAGTCCTGCCCATTTACAAGCAAAGATTGATCAATATGCACCTGACATTGTAATTGTCGATTATCTACAACTAATGGCCGATAGACGTAATTCTAGTGGTTCAACAGAGAGAGTTCGTAATACTTCAAAAGAAGTTAAGTCGCTAGCTATGACTAATACAGTTCCAATTGTAATGGTTGCGGCAGCCAGTATGAATGAAGCAAAAGAATACAACTCTCCACCGCAGATTTATGAAAATGCCGAATCAAAACAAGCGGTATTCGACGTCGACTTGTGTTTGGCACTTATTAAGCATGAGCAGAATGATGGTACATTATTATTAGAAATGTGTTGTAGAAAGAATAGGCATGGACCAGACTTCAATTTCCTAGTAACTCTAGACATTGCCAATGGTATTATGGAAGAGACATTCGATGTCAGTTTGTTGGAATGATGCACAAGCCTATAAAGAAATATACGCATGAGGGATTCATCAGGGATGATGCAGATTTCCCAAGACTAAGGAATGAATTAGAAAGGCTTACTGTTCAACAGATGAAAGACGAAGGTTATATACCAGTTTATGAATTGAATAGTTTTTGGTCTACATCATATCAGCCCGATGACAAAAGATACAGTTTCAAGTTAACCATGTACGCGTCTTACGCGGGCAGAGTAAAGGCTTTACAATTTAACTATTGGCAAAATGGTCGTTTAGTATGAGCGAGGGATACACGGATAATCAAGTAGAATCTGTGTTAAATGAAATTGGGGTAGAGACAGTTTCAGATACGGACACAAATGTACTTTGTTTGTGTCCGTATCACAAAAACACAGATAGTCCAGCAATGTCTATCGACAAGAGTTCTGGCCTTTGGATGTGTTTTGCTCCCCACTGTGGTGAGACTGGCACTCTGATGAAACTTGTTCAGGATAAGCAGAGATGTAACCCCTTTGTAGCTAAGCGAACTATTGAAAAGCACAGGGGCGCAGAAATATCAGTCTCTCAATATATAGAAGATATATTTAACAAAAAAGATGAACTACCTAAGTTTGATCAAGATACCTTGAATAGGCTGTATGATTCTTTCTGGGATTCTCCAGGTCATGAATATATGAAAGGTAGAGGTTTTCAAGATAAAACGCTGTCATATTTTGAAATAGGGTTTTCTGCAAATAGAAATATGGTTACTATTCCAGTACACGACTGGGACGGAAATCCGGTCGGCATAGTTGGCAGAAGCATCGCGGATAAGAGATTCAAGAATAGCAATAATTTGCCTACTAAAAAGGTCTTATTTAATGCTCATAGGGCAAAGAAGTATGATAATGCAGTCATAATTGTAGAGTCTTCCATGGATGCTATGCGAGTTCATCAGGCGGGATTCCCTTGTGTCGTTGCTACTAATGGATCTATATTCAGCGCTGATCATATACAACTCATCAATAGATATTGGAATGAGATTATAATTATGACTGATTTCGATGATCCAGATGATCACAGGTCATTGAATTGTAAAAAATGTCAGAATACTTGTCTAGGACATAATCCTGGCAGAGCTTTGGGCGAAAAGATGATGAAGTCTTTGCCGGGAAAGCGTGTTCGTTGGGCAGCATACGACTATGGAGTTATTTATCCACACAGGGCGAAAGATGCTGGAGACATGACATTAGAAGAAATATCTAAATGTATAGAAAATGCCATAACAGATATCGAGTACATATTTTGGCAGCAAGAGTTCCCGTTGCTGAACATACTCTGACGTGATACAATGGTATATGACACAGCGAATGAGGCTAAGTCAAGAAACGGAGAAATAAAAATGGGAAATTCATTTAAAGACGTAATTAAGGCAAAGAAAGAAAGAGCTGAACGGGAGTCTCGTCCAAAGGTTGAGTGGTTCTCTCTAAAGAACAATGAGACAAAGTTCATCAGATTTCTACAAGAACTAGATACAGATCACAGAAACTACGATTCAAAATTTGGAACGGCAGTCTATCTAACAGAACACGTTTCACCTGAGTCATTTGCCCGTAAGGCCATTTGTACAATGGAAGATGAAGGTAGATGTTTTGCTTGTGAGATGGACAAAGAGCAGCCAATGATTGTAGTAGATAACAAAGATGTATGGCACCCATGGAAGCAGAGATCAAATTTCTACATCTACGTTGTAGACAATAAAGGTGAAGTAAGAGTTCTATCTCGTCCTACAAACAACAAGCTCTTTGATGCGCTATGTGAAGAAGTAGACGAAAATGATAACTCTTTGACCGATATCACTTTCAAGATCTCAAAGGGTCCCAATAAGTCAGACTCGTGGGAAATCCGTAAAACAACAAAAGAACATTTTGAGCTACCAGAGATTCCAGAGCTAGTTGATCTAGAGTCGGCTGTAGGTCTAAAGGTCGCATATGCTGAACAAAAGGGTTTTTACCTTCCAGATAGTAAGGGGGCACCTAAGTCTGAGGCAGTAACAGTCAGCAATAGTTCAGCGGCTCAGAAAGTAGGTGAAGATTGGTGAGTGCAGATTTAGAGAATCGGTTTGTTTATCACAATCCCAGTGAAGAAAATAAGCCAAAGCACCAGCAAGTTAACCAAACTCTATTGGCTGTAGCAGAAGATTTTGATGAGCTTTTGCCAGATGGTAGAGAAAAAGCATTAGCCCTAACTAAGCTTGAAGAAGCAAAGTTTTGGAGCAATGCAGCAATTGCAAGAAACTAAATGTTAATTTGACACTCCCCGTTTCGGCGGGGAGTTCCTCATTATAGAGTCCACGGCCGACTATAAACAAAGGAGCGAAGTGAAATATATTAACCTGCATATGCATAATGAACATTCACCCATGGATGGATACTCAACAATTGAAGAATATATGGTACGTGCCAAAGAGATTGGTATGCCTGCCTTGGCGATTACTGACCACGGAACAACAGCCGGGCATAGAGAATTCCAGCGACAAACCAAAGAGGCAGGAATAAAGCCTCTGCTAGGTGTTGAAGCATATTTCTCACCTACAGATAGATTTGACCGAAGAGCCAAGAAAAATCGTGAAGAGGCCGATTCTATTTATAATCATCTTATCATCATTGCTAAGAATGATAAGGGTCTAACAAACTTACAGTCTGGCAATCGTGTGGCTTGGAATGAAGGCTTTTATTTAAAGCCAAGATGGGACATGGATCTTCTTAAGCAATACTCAGAAGATCTTATTGTTACGTCTGGCTGTTTGAATGGGCCAATTTCTCAAGCATTGAATAGAGAAGTTCCAGATTACGAAGCCGCTCATAGGTGGGCACAAGAATTCAAGGAGGTATTTGGAGAGAACTTTTATATTGAAATTCAATCACATAATCCCCATGTTGTGAACGCGGGATTGCTAGAGATAGCGGATACTTACTCTATTAAACCAGTGGTTACCTGTGACTGCCACCATGCTTCTCCAGAAGACAGGATTATGCAAGAGATCTTTTTGATTCTTTCTACACATCCAAAAATGGCTAAGGATGTTGACCTAACAAAAGCTCAAAAGATGGATCTCATGGAAAGATTTGACTACATCTATCCTGATCGCAAGATGACATTCAAGGAGTTTGAGCTTTATCTTCAATCTTATGATGAGAAGTTAGAGGCTATGAAGAAGGTTGGCATAGTTAGACAGGATATTTACGAAAACACACTAGAAGTGGCAGATAAAGTAGAAGCCTATTCATATGCAGAAAATCTGGAAACGCTACCAATTACTGTCAACGACCCGAATTCAGAACTAAAGCGTATGGTTAGGGAAGGCTTAATCAAGCGGGGGTTGTGGGATAAGTCAGAGTATAAAGAGCGCGCATTATATGAACTAGCCGTTATTGAAGGTAAAGGCTTTGCTCCATACTTCATTACTCTAGAAGGTCTACTTGCATTTTGTAGGCGTGAAGGAATTAGAGTGGGTCCTGGCCGTGGTTCCGCTGCTGGATCTTTGGTTTGTTATTCTCTGTATATTACAAATATAGATCCACTAGAACACAATCTACTATTTGAGCGTTTTCTGGATGAATCGCGTCCTGACTGGCCAGATGCGGACCTTGACATTATGGACTCTCGCCGGGATGAGGTAAAGCATTATCTGACAGACAAATTTGGTCATGTAGCCAATATCAGTACCATTAATACATATAAGGGTAAGCAGTCTTTAAAGGATGCGGCAAGAGCGCTGGGAATTCCTTTTGGTGAAGTAAATAAGGCCATGAAAGTTTTAGAAGGCATCGATGAAGTAACTGGACACGATGTCATTGAAGAATTCAATACGCGTAAAGATAATAAAGCAATAGAGTTTAACAAGAAGTATCCAGATGTTGTAAAAGTTGCCTCAAAGCTACATGGTCGGGTACGTGGGTACGGTATGCACGCAGCGGGAATTGTTATTGCTAATAGACCTATTGCCGAATATGCTCCAATGGAGACGAGAAAACCAGCGGGATCTGACGAAAGAATTGAAACTATTGGTGTCGATTATAGAGAATGTGAAAAAATTGGCTTAATCAAGATTGACCTTTTGGGGTTGAAGACCCTAACCGTAATTGAAGACTGTATTAACCTCATTAGAGAAAACAAAGGTATTAGAGTAGATATCGACACTGTTTCTAAGAATCCAACTGATCAAGCTGTATTTGATATGCTTGCAGAAGGTAAAACACTTGGGGTTTTTCAGTGTGAAGCTGCCCCATATACCAAGCTGCTAATTAAGATGGGCTGCTCTGATTTTAACGATCTGGTAGTATCTAATGCACTTGTTCGACCAGGTGCATGGAATGCAATTGGTGAAGATTACATTCGTGCCAAGCGTAAAGGTAAAGGCGTAAATATTCATGAAGATGTTAGCTATTTTATGGATGAAACGTTCGGTTACCCCATCTATCAGGAACAAATGATGAAATTGTCCGTGGACCTTGCCGGCTTTTCGGTGGTAGAATCAAATGGTCTCCGTCGTGGTATTGGTAAGAAGAAGCGTGAAATTGTAGATTCATATAAGATTCAATTTGTTAATGGTGCGAAGAAGAAGATCAAAGAATCAGTAGCAGAAAGGTTATGGCGCTCATTTGAAGAGGCCGGGGCATATGCATTCAATAAGTCACACGCTGTAGCATATTCCACTTTAAGTTATCAAACGGCATGGTTGAAATATCACTACCCGCTAGAATTTATGTGTGCTCTGCTTCGCAACGAGAAGTCTCAAGACGTAATTACAGATTATCTGCTTGAGTGTAAGTCAATGGGAATCAATATTAAATTACCTCATATCAATTACAGCCAAGCAAGATTCTCTGTAGAAGGTGATTCATTAAGAATGGGATTATCTGGAGTCAAGTATTTGTCAGATAAATTAGCCGAGCGTATCATTGGTAATAGACCATATGAGTCATATGCAGAGTTCAAGAACTTTGTACTGACTAAAGGTAGTGGTCTAAATACCAGAGTCTTGTCAGCCTTGAATTCTTTTGGAGGCGCTGCATTCGATGATAATCCAAGGTCTGAAGATTACAGGAACAACTTATACGAATACCTTGGAATACCTTCATTTGAAACTAACGCTCTTACGTATCAGATGCGTAGTATGATTAGGCCGCTGGAAGATTACACAGATGATGAATCTTTTGTAATCATGGCAATGGTTAAAGGCGTTAAGCAAAAGGATAACTGGAAACGTATCGATCTAGTAGACTCATCTGGTACCGCAGGCATCTTCATCAATCCTGATGTAGAAATTATCAAAGGTAAGATGTATTTGATGCTAATTGGAAACAATAGTATCATGAAGGCTATCGACATGGACGACTTATCAACTTCATCGGAAGACGTTTTGATAGATTATCTACGCCGTCCAAAACTAAGTGAAATACCTGAAGGTCAAGTCAAAATTCTTGCTGCTCAAGGTCGAAAAACAAAGGCCGGGAAGAATATGGCAACTATTACGGTATGTGACCATAACAAAGAACTAAAAACCTTCTTAGTATTCGATGGTATGTTTCATAAGGCAAAGCTTATGGCCCGAATAGGTGTAACGCGGGTAGTAACACTAGCAGAGACTAAGGATGGAGCATTATTCCTAAGGGACATTTATTAATGGATGACGACAACGCATTGATCAGAATATTGTTGGCGGAATTGGTTGACGAGCTTGGTGGAACTGCCAAGCTCGACGCCACAAAGATTCTAGACAATATGAAACAAGGAAAGTTTAAGCAAATTGGTTTCCATGTAGATGGTAACGAAGCAATAGTAAGGATATTTGAAGATGAAGATTAACGTAAAGAGATTTACCTCAACAGCTATTATGCCTATTTATGCACATGTCACTGACGCTGGCGCAGACATTTATTCCGATACTACAGTCCTGCTGTACCCAGGAGAGCGCCAGTTAGTAGGTACAGGATTGGGTTTAGAAATTCCCTATGGCTACGTGGGGTTGATTCACCCCAGATCGGGCCTGGCAAATAAGTATGGCCTTTCTGTGGTAAATACACCAGGTACCATTGACTCAGGTTATCGCGGTGAGATTATGGTCAACCTTATTAATTTAGGTGATCAACTAGTGAAGCTAGAGGCACAAACAAGAATCGCCCAGTTATTAATTCAAAAGGTAGAATCTGCTGAATTTATGGAAGTAGAAGAATTAAACAATTCAGATCGTAATAGCCGAGGTCACGGCTCTACTGGCGTGGTATAATTTAGTCATGGAGGAATAATGTCATTCGACGAGGTATATGCAAAACTAAGTAAGAGAACAAAAGACAGATTAAAGCTAGCATCCGAAGTGAGTAAGGAAATCCTCCCTACGGCCTCTGTAAAGTTAAATAAGGATTTGGGCGGAGGATTTGGTAAGGGTCGTCAGACAGTAGTCTGGGGAAATAAATCTGCTGGCAAAACTTCAATGCTGTTGCAGACAATTGCAGAAGCTCAAAAACGTGGAGAAGTATGCGCGTGGGTTGATGCAGAAGGTTCATATGATCCAGAATGGGCCACGCGTCTTGGAGTAGATAACTCTAAATTACTTATTTCAGATTCCAAATCTATTGATTCAGTGACTGCTGATATAGTAGATTTCCTAGAAGCAGAAATTGACCTAGTTATATTAGATTCAATCAGTGCTATCTTACCATCCACTTATTTCGAAAAAGATGACGAGCTTAAGGAAGGGCTTGACGGCACAAGACAAATAGGCACAGTATCAAAGGAACTAGCGGTAGCAGTTAACAAATTCAATTATGTTAACAAGAAGACTGCGTTAGTACTCATTAGTCAACTACGTAATAAGATAGGTTCTTATGGTGCTATGGCTGACATGGCCGGAGGAGAAGCCATGAAGTTCTTCTCAACCACCATTGTTAAGCTATGGTCTAGTGCTAGCGAAAAAGAACAACTTACGGGTGAGGTAACTAGAGGGGACAAGGTAATTAAAAAGCCTATCGGTCGACCTGTGAATTATACAATCACCTACAACAAGTTAGGACAACCTAATCTAACTGGATCATATGATTTCTACTATGCTGGTGACCTTATTGGTATTGATCAAGTAGGAGAGATTGTAGATATGGCGGAAGAGGAAGGTATCATCAAGAAAAGTGGAGCTTGGTATTACTACGGTGATGAAAAATTCCAAGGAAGAGCAAAGATAGTACAATATCTAAAGGACAATGTTTCTATTAGAGAAGCTATTGAATCTCGGGTGCTTAATGGCTAATCTAGATGATATCTTAGGTAGAAAAGTCCACAAATCTGATGAATATGAAGTAGTTGAAGTAGATGGCATGTGTGGATTCTTAGACGATAAAGGCAATTTCTGTTTCTATCCATATGTACACGGTACTTACTATCCTAAACGTAAAAAGCTTACATTAGAATGTTCTATGGGACATAAGACTGAAATAGATTGGGAAATAAATGGCTGACGCCAAGTCAGAACTTGCTGAGATCAAGAAGATGGGCGGCAAGGCACAAAAGAATAGTGGCCGGGGGTTGTATCAAAAAGGCGATGCAACTCTTGGCCCATTTATCGTAGATGTGAAAGAGTACTCTCAGTCATTCGGATTAAGTAAAAATGTCTGGGGGAAGATCTGCTCTGATGCGGCAAAAGGGAGAAAAGAGCCTGCACTTATGATCTGTCTAGGTAATGGACAGGCATCTGTAAGAATGTGGGTGATTGGTGATGAAATGTTTCACCAAATGTTAGAAGCTTGGGAGGAAAAGTATGGCGACTGAACAAACTATATTAGAGCTTATATCTCAGGTAGATGAATTTTTAGAAATGCATGAAATATTTGACGACAGAGATTTTGATCTAGCCTTGTCAAAGATTGTTAGAATTATATCTAATCCAGATATTAACCCCGCGTCTGCCACAACTGCAATCATTCATCTACAAGGGCTTTCAAGTAAGTTCTATATTCAGGCTAGTTACATGAAAAATGTTAGTAAGCCTAAACCAGGTTCAGAAGAATATCAAAAGAAAAACATGTTTTATGCAATGGCTACTGCATTAGATAACCTAGTAGCTGCGTTAAAATATGCGGTGAGATAATGGGAAATCAATTTGCTAATTTATTCTTCAAGAGGACTCCATATGATCTGAGAACGCTAGCGAAGATTGTAGATGAAGCATACTCAAATGGTGTAAATAAAAAGGAATTTATACAGAAGAAAACATTTTCACCTTCTACATTAGGATATGGCTCTGGTAAGTGTCCTAGGCGTTGGGTTATGGCATTTCAAGGTGCAGAATTCAATGAAGTTCACGAATCTAAATCGGTAGACAATATGGCAGCAGGTACAGCGGCACATGAGAGAATTCAAAATAACTTTCATCATTCTAATGAATTTATATTAGATATAGAATGGGATCTATGGGTAGATGATCCACCAATTCACGGCTACGTTGATATGATTATTCGTGACTACCATGGATATGACATAGTAATAGAAATTAAGACAACTAGAACGGAAGCTTTTTCATCTAGAAAGATGAAGAACGCCGGCCCGGATTATCAAGTATTACAGCTACTGCTCTACATGTACTTTCTTGATCTAAAATATGGATTGTTACTATATGAAGATAAGAATGATCACGATAAGCTTTTAATACCAGTTGAAATGACTCCAGAGAATAGACAGAAGATTGAAAAAGTTGTAGAATGGATGCGAGAGGTACATAAGACTTATCAAGATGGTTTGCTACCGGAAAGACCATATAGGAAGAATTCAAAAGAATGCAAATCTTGTCCTCTACTGGAATGGTGTAGTAAGCAGCCAGTAGGAGATATAAAACTGGAGCCGTTGGAATTTAATGTCAATTAAAACTTATGGAGATAGAATTTGTTTGGAGTGCGGTGGGGCTTTCACCGCATCCAAATCAAATCAGATATACTGTAGAGCAGAATGTACAAGAATCGCCAGTAACAAAAAGATAATAGAGCGTTATCATGCATCTAAGGCAGTAAAAGATAATATGGGTAGACGATGTACCCAATGTGATGCAAAATTATCTAGATACAACAGCGATTCAATATGTAGTCCGTGTGAAAAAGGCAAGAAAGAGCTTGAACGCATCTATCTTTTAAGGAAGCTAGGATTTGAGTATATAGATGAGTAGTTGCTCAGTTTATAACAACTGGGTATAATTAGGTTGTGGGATTAATAGATGTATTCAATAGACGTATAATCTGCATAGACAACTCGACTAACAGTACGGCCTATGTCATATTTAATGGCAAGAAGCTGGAAAAATATGGTGAGATAAAGTTCGAAGGTAAAGATACATACGAGCGTATTGTAAAAGTACGAGATTCACTGGATGAATTACGCAAAGAATGTGAAAAGATCACAGACTTGTATATAGAGCAGACTACATTCGTACAATCACAAAAGACTGTTATATTGCTTGGATTAGCAGAAGGCGCAGCCATAGCATCTATTTCCCATCCACAAATGCGTATTCATAGGGTAAGTCCTTTAGTGTGGCAGAGACATATAGGAAACCCTCCCTTAACTGCCGCAGAAAAAGCTGTTATTAAGAAAGCTAATCCAAATAAGTCTGCGAATTGGTTAAAAGAGCAGTATAGAAAAACTAGAAAACAAAGAACAATAGATTATATAAATAAGAAATTTGGTATAGAAGAACCAAGTGATAATATTTGTGATGCATTTGGATTAGCAGTTTGGGCATCGGAGACTAAATGAAGTTACATACAAGCAGAGCATGGTTGATACAGCGATATCTACACGACAGAAAAACTATTGAGGAAATGGCTAAAGAAGCAAGGGTGTCCGTAATGACAATTCGCCGGGCACTGGAGAAAGAAGATATAAAGTAATGGACTATACCATTATCAGCATTGATGACAGTAGACAAGACAATAAGAATCAGTTACGTCTATTCTTCCTTGATCATACAGAAGTACAGCTTGACTTCTGTAATGGTAAAGATCCTGTATCTCTGAGAAAGGCCAAAGAACATTTTAATGTACCCACTCCAGGACCGTTCAAGGCTGGAGAGTTTGGTATATTCTTTTCAGTATTGACATGCTTGGAATATGGGGCGGAAAATAATGGCATCATCTATTTTGAGGATGATGCCATTCCTACGGTTGGCATGTGTGATAGGGTTACTAACTATATAAATTCATTACCAGAAGACTGGGATTGCTTTGCTATATGGTCTCCTACTAACCAATACGGAGATTATACTTCCGTTGCAAGTTATGATAGTACAGGTGTCCCCGTGTATGGACAGAAATCTAAAAACATATTCGATTGCGATAATGGGGACATAGTTAGGTTATGGCAAGGGTATGGTAATGTTGCCTTTGCATTTAGTAAAAAGGGCTCCGTCAAGCTGTTAGATCACATAAGACAAGAAGGTTTTTATTCTCCTATAGATTGTTTGATATGTATAGCAACTCACAGGAACGTATTGAGCGGATACGCTTTAAAACCACACACGCCAAACCTTGTTAATTATGATTGGGATAGACCAACAACCATACATAAATCGCGTTGGGGTATGATAGATCAACTTATGGAGGAATTATGAACAAAATGGCATTAATTGTCCCATCGAGAGGCAGGCCACAAAATATTGAAAGATTAAACAGAGCATTACAAGACACCGAATCTCAAGTAGATTTATATGTTGGAGTGGACCCTGATGATGAAAAGTTAGAAGGGTATAAAGATGCTGCTGAAAAATATGGATTTAATCTAGTGATAGCTAAAAGACGTGAGAAATTTGGTCCGACATTAAATAGAATTGCAAAAAGCGTTGCCAAAAAATACAAGTATATTGCATGGATGGGCGATGATCACTTACCTAAAACTCATAAATGGGACGAGCGATATAGAGAGGCATTAGACACAGTTACAGTAGGAATTGTTTATGGAAACGATCTAGTCATGGGAGAAGCTATTGCTACAGAATTAGCTATGACTAGTAACATTGTTACAACTTTAGGATATGCAGTACCGAATGGATTCGTTCACCTCTACATTGATAATTACTTTATGGATCTTGCCAGGGCAATTGATAGCTTGATCTATTTGCCTGATGTTATTGTGCAACATATGCATCCTGTAGCCGGAAATGCTAAAGAAGACCAAACATATATTGAGGCAAATTCACCAGAGAACTGGACAAATGACAGAATAAGATTAGAGAAATATCTAGTAGAAGAGTTACCAACAGACGTCGAAAAGCTGAGGTTTGTTATAGATGAAAAGACTGAGAGATAAATATTCAGAAGAAGAATTAAAAGAGATTTATGCAAAACCTCATAATGCAAATAATTGGCACGATCATTTAATTCGAGTATCTACTACACAAGCTCTAGTTAAATGGATAGCATTAGACGAAGATGTGAAATCTATAGCTGACTTATCCTGTGGTAATGCAGCTATAGCTAAATGTATATCTAATGTTAAACTATATTTAGGCGACTACGCACCGGGCTATAAATACTGTGGCGCAATAGAAGAAACCATTCATCAAATTCCCCACGTAGATTTGTTTATATTGTCTGAAACCCTAGAACATCTAGATGATCCAGAAAGAGTTTTAAAAGATATAAGAACTAAGACAACTAATTTAGTATTATCGACACCGGATAACGCGGGTGATGATCCCAATCCTGAACACTACTGGTCATGGGACACTGATGATATACGCAAATTATTAAAACGTACTGGATTTAAACCATTTGTGTTAAATAAACTCCAGCTGGTAAACTACTTATATGATTACCAAATTTGGGGTGCAAAATAAATGAAAATATTAATAACTGGGCACAGAGGTTTTGTCGGATCTTATTTCCACAAACGCTTAATAGACCATGACTTAACACTTGTAGATATTGTAGAAGGAAATGAAGCCGGTAAATTCTTTAGAAATAATAATGAGTATTTTGACCTAGTTATACATTTAGCAGCAACCGTGGGCGGAAGAAAAGTAATTGATTTATCTCCACATAAGCTGTTCAATAACTTTGTGTTAGACGCAGAAATGATACAATGGGCTTTAAAGACCAAACCAGGTAAGGTAGTTTACTATAGTTCTAGTGCTGCATATCCAGCCGGATTGCAGACAAGATATAGCTACGATCCACATCCAGCACATGCCATGAATACCTATAAATTAATTGAAGATGACATTAACTTGGATGACACTCGCGTACCTGATCCTAGCATTTATGGTTGGTCTAAACTTAGTGGAGAACAGATGCTTAGATATGTAAGGGATGAACTAGATGTTTGGATTTTCAGGCCGTTCAGCGGGTACAGCGAAAGACAATCTTTAGACTATCCATTTCCATCATTTATTGCCCGTGCTGCTAGAAGAGATAACCCATTTGAAATATGGGGAGATGGCGAACAAGTAAGAGATTGGATACATATAGACGATATTGTAGAATTTACGCTGAAGGCTATAGAAGTGTCGCAACCAGATGTATTTAATATATGTACTGGAAGACCTACAGCATTCAACGAGTTTGCTAAAATTCTGACAGATATTGTAGGCTATAGGCCAGATCTTAAGCATTTAATTGATGCTCCGGTCGGAGTACAGTATAGAGTAGGAGATCCTACAAAGATGAATCTCATAAGGCCAGCTAGAATAACATTAGAAGAAGGAATACGAAGAGCCTTAAATTTGTGATATAATTTCATCAGGAGGAATTTATGCCAATCTTTTCATATGTCTGTCTAGAATGTGGCAAACAAGAAGACAGAAATGTACCGATAGATCAAAGGAATGACCAATTCTGTCCAGAAGGTCATCCGCTTAAGAAGCTTTTTGAATTCAAAGGATTGGTTTGGGCACCAAATGCCGGTGGCATGAAATGAGCCTAACAAAAAGAACTACTGGAAAAAAATCAGAACGCTGGGCACATGATGAAAACAAAGTGGTGTACTATGAATTTGAATACAAGAATAGAAAAGTTACCCCAGGGATGACACTGACATTAAAATATGATAGGACTAAATACAAGTTCATTTGCTATGTTCATGACATTAGACTAGATTCAACTTGGTTAGAGCTTATCTCTCCGGAAGGATTTAAAAGTGTCAGGATAGATAGAGTGAGCAAAGTGTACTTCACAACTAAGAAGAGTAGAGCAAAGAAAAATGTCGAGTGAACTAGAGATTATTAGAGAAGCCGAGCGTGAGCAAAAGGTTGTCTCAATGTGGGCTAGTGGAAAAACAATACCTGAGATTGTTAATACTACTGGATTAAAAAAGCGTCAAGTTGAAGATGTACTTGCTGTATACAAGCAGTACGCCATGCAAGATAAGATACTGAGAGAGATGTCGCGGGAAACCGTTTTAAGAACAAGGCAGCATTATGACGACATTATCAATAAACTATACGATGCCGTGTCGGTAGCAAATGATTCAGGGGACTATAAGGCAGAAATGACGGGTCTTAAGATGGTAGCCGACATTGAAAAACAGCGAGTAGACTTTATGCAAAAAGCTGGTATGCTAGCAGACAATGAAATTGGTGATCAATTAATAGAGTCAGAACGAAAGCAGCAGGTAATTATTGATATTCTTAGAGATATCTCAAAAGAATATCCAAAAATCGGTCTGGAAATTCAGACTAGACTAAAGGAAGTGACAGGCGTTTTAGAAGGCGTGCCTTCTGAACGAGCAGACAGATGAGTTTAGATTTTAGCGACTTTTTAGATGCTATGCAGGATGATATCTTTATAGAGAAACCTGTAAAGTTAGAGACATTTCTGTATGACAAGAAGTATCTTGGATTAGATATTACACTATCTCCATTACAAGTAGAGATAGTTAGAAGAGGCTCACAAATTTTAAATAGAGAAACACTAGAAGATATTTACAAAGATGAGCCTTCATATGAAGACGTAATTAAGCCATACAGTCGTGAAATTATCTTGGCGATAGGTAAGTCGTCAGGTAAGGACATGATGTCTCAAATAATTTGTTGCTATATTGTTTATCAGCTTTTATGTTTAAGAAACCCTGCCGGATATTTTGGCAAGCCTAAAGACGACAACATAGACATTGTAAACGTAGCTATTAACGCCAAACAGGCTTCCACAGTATTCTTTAAGGGTTTCAAAACTCGTGTAAAGCTATGTCCATGGTTCGCCGGGAAATATAATCCACGAGCGACAGATATAGAGTTTGACCACAACATCACAGTCCACTCTTTGAATTCAGAAGGTGAAGGTACTGAAGGTCTTAATATTTTAGTTGCGGTCCTTGACGAGATTGATGGATTCGATGACAATGATCCAGAAACTCCAAGCGCAAATAAGATGTATAAGACTTTGCGTGGAACTGTAGCGTCTCGTTTTGAAAAGAATGGCAAAGTTCTCCTACTAAGCTTTCCTAGACGTAAAGATGGTTTTATCCTTCGTCACTATAATGATTCTATTGCGGAAAAAGTCACATACACTAAATCTGCTACATTAAAGCTGGACGAGAGTTTGCCGGATGGTGTCAGGGGAAATGAGCTTAATATTGAATGGACTGAGGATGAAATCATTCATTACAAATTCGATCACGTATGGGCTTTACGTGCTCCAACTTGGGTAGTTAACACAACCAAAACTCCAAGTACGTTCAAGATGGAGTTTTATGATGACATAGATGACGCACTTTCTAGATTTGCCGCTACACCAACTGATAACGTAGAAGGTTCCTGGTTCCCGGCAAAGGATAAAATTGATGCAGCATTTACTCAAGCCAATGGAATATCAGAGATCACTGGCCCCACTGAGATCATCCTAAAGCCGGTTCCTGGTAAGCAATACTATGTACATGTCGACCTTGCTCGTGTACAGGATAATTGTGCAGTTTCTATGGCGCATGTGGACAGATTTAAGAAAGCTATATTTGACGCTGAGAATGAAGTTTCACCGGAAGTTGTAGTAGATATAGTAAGATATTGGAAACCTGATCGAACTCGCCCGGTGGACTTTGCAGACGTAAGAGATTTCATTATTAGCCTAAACAGAGCTGGCTTTAACATTGAGTTAGTAACATTTGACCGCTGGAATTCCGATCAAATAATTGAGCAATTAAACAGTATTGGTATAAAGGCTGAAAAGTTATCAGTAGATAGAGATCATTACTCAGAGCTGGCCTTACTTATGGGTCAATACATGATCAAAGGTCCAGATGTAGATCTATTGAAGGATGAACTCAAGAGGCTAGTCGTATTACCAAATGGAAAGGTAGATCACACTAATAAATCATCTAAGGACTTATCCGACGCGGTGTGCGGAGCGGTCTACAATGCATCTACCTATACTCCTAGAGATGACGCTGATTTGGAAGTTATTACGTATGAGGATATAATTAGACGTAATAGAGAAGCTGAAGCACTCAAGGCAGAACGGCACCAGCCAAAGGTATCAAGAACAATGCCTACGGAAATAGCTGATTTTCTTGATGGCGTCAGAATATTTTAGGAGTAAATATGAAATATGAAGAATATCAAAGATTGTACGCAGAAGCCTTGAGGTTAGATGAGGATTTTGAAACAATAAAGATTCCGATAGAGCTTAAGGATGGACAGACTCAAGATGAAGCGCTGTTGAGCTTCCTAGTAGAAAAAGGTTTCGTTGAAACCAAGGGAAAGGATCTATGGCGTATAAAAGACCGTGAAAAGATAAAAGAGTTTAGTCCTAGCTTGTTGAAGTTCCTAGATGCTATTATTATGTCAACAGTATATTCCGAAATGGATGAATTAATTGACGCCGGAGTAGTATATATGACAGCAGACGAACAAGGAAATATTGTTTACGAGCTGACGGAAGAGGGAAAGAAACAAGTTAATGAAGATTAACTATTTAATGTGGCATTATGTGGAAGATTATGATTTTTACAGAATAGAGTACAAGCTAGATGGATACTGGCATAAAATACAACTTAAGGCATGGAATGTTACTGATAACATTCCATCTTTTATTTGCAAATCATTACGAGCAGAACTGGATTGTGAACCGGAAGAAAGAATATACAGATGACAATAGATGATGCGCGCCAGATACTCAAAGATACGATATTACATATAGACTTAGTTAACTTAGGTAAAACCATATCAGCCTTAGGTGAAGATGGATTAACCTGGAAAACTTTTGATAATAGTAAATGGAGACCTAACAAAGAGTTAGCTATTAAAGAAATGGAATGGCTTGCAAAAAATGCAGACGAAATATTCCAAGCACTTAAAACTTTCAAGGAGAATAGAAATGATACCAGCAGTATTTGATACCAACAAGATTAATAACGTAATGAGTCCACAGGGGCAAGCAATGACACCAGGGTTTTCTCAAATAGAGCAGGCTAAAATCAGTTGTGGTGTTGTTTATATGCCACCTGGAGGAGTAGCTAATGCCCATATGCATAAGGATACTGATATAATAGTTTACGTTATAGAGGCCGGTCCTAAAGGAGCAGTAACTTTATGGGGAGATAATCTAGAAAATATGATTGTGCAACATGCCGGCGAACAGCTATATATGCCAGCAGGTATCCCACATGTTGCTATTAACCCTAGTAATAATGACCACATTAGAGCATGTGAATATAGATCTAGTGGAGATTTAATGGCAGATAACATACTTATGCCTGAGCTACAGGATATTGTACTAAGTACTAGAGAGAAACTATTACGAGAAGCCACGGGGTAAGCATGGTTGACACCCCATCGCACCGGTGGTAGACTGGTGGCACACGAGAGGAGATCAGGATGGAACCACTGCCAGAAAAGACCTTAGTGTATAAGCTTCCTCCAGAACTCTATGACGATTTTGTTGAATCGTTAGAGGAAGTTAGAGAGACACCAAAGTTAGAAAAGCTTTTTAAAAAGCCTTCTCCTTTTAGAGATTGTGAGTAGTGTATGGGAAAAGCACCATGTCCCAAATGCCTGGGCAAAAAATTCATAAAAGACAAGGAAAATCCAAATGTTCCTAAGATTTGTCCCCATTGCAATGGCAGGGGGGAAATAGTGGGGCTTCCTGATTAATAAACTTGGAAGAAAGCCCGCCTAAGCCACCCTACTAATGTAGGTTGGCGGGACAACTTCCGTAACCGGGTGACTCCAATTGGTATAGGAACCATGCTTATAACATGGGAATAGGTTGGGTTCAAATCCCCCCGCCCGGACTTATTTAAGGAGGTATGATGGCTAGAAAAGAATATGAAGTTAAATGGACGGGTGATTTCTACGGATGGGGAGTAGTCGCACCAGATGGTAGAACTGTAGAACATTGTGGAAAGACGGATAAAGATAAATCCAATGCAGAAAAGAAAGCAGCAAGATTAAATAGAGTTTTAAATAGTCAAGGGGGATATGATGTCTGATAGATATGAAGTACAATATTATGGTACGCAGTGGACTGTAAAGAATGCAGACGGTACCAGAACAGGATTCGGCCCAGGGGAAGAAGGTCGCAAGAAGGCCGAAAAGCATGCAAATATGATGAATAGAAATGCGGCGAAATAGATTAAATGGAAAAGAAAGCATATACTCCAAGTATTACTATTAGATGGAGACCAATAGACACTTGGTTCGGTGCAGAATGTCCAGACTGTGGTGTCTCTATCCTTGATAGGACAATAGCTAAGGTAAAAAGAGGAATGCAGTCTCACGGTAAAAAATCCCATAATTGGAACGGTATAGATTTTAATGAACAGGTATAATGTTTAAATATCTGGGTATTCTACTTATATGGAAAAGTGTCCGGAATGCAGTTTCAAAAAGGTTAGAAAAGTAGTAGAGCGTGATCCTGATACGCAACTGATAGTCGCAGTTGCAAGCATATGTAAAAACTGTGGCCATATATTACGTAGTGTAGTGTATGATACGCCTAAGCCATAGTGTTGCGGTACTAACCTAATTTAGGTATAATTAAAGCGTGGCCGATGAATTAGAAGATAAGTATAGTCGTTTTTATAGAGATACAGGCATTGACCTTCAAGCGGAGATAGCCGCAGGTGGAAGTGGAGATGGTTTAGAGAACTACTATACTAAAACAGATACTGATGATCTTCTAGATGACAAGGCTGATAACTTAGTTGTATCTGCATTAGAAAATAGAGTAACAGATTTAGAGGGGTCTGAAGTTAATTTATCAGATACTCCTAGATTTCTATTATTTAATGCTGGTTGGCCTTCAAGGGGTAATAGCACACGCGCTACCTTTTTTATTGGAGGCGACCCATCTACAGATGCCCCTAGCGATATTAATTTGTCAGCAGGAGATCTTTGGATACCTTTTGGTGGCGAGATTATATGAGCTTACTTGCTGCATATGCTTTTGATGAGCCGTCAGGTAATACAGTTATTGATTATAGTGGAAACAATAATAACTTTAGCATTGCTGGATCTAGCGCCCTTAGAGATATTAATGGGCATACGTTATTTGGTCTAACTAAAAATGGCGGTTCCATGCCACAATTACCTGTTTTAGGCCAAACTTCAAACAGGACTGTTATGTGCTGGATAAAGGGCACCGGTGCTACATGGATTGTAAGATGGAATGTTAGTTCAATAGGTTCAGGTGCATGGGGATTAATGCATATCGGTGGAAACGTTGCCGTACAGGCTAGATCGAATTCTGACTTGGCTACTAGACCAACATACCCTATACCTGGTGATGGATTGTGGCATCACTATGCCGCTACTTATGATGGTTCAGCTGTAAAGCTATATGTAGATGGGGTATTCAGATCACAGACAGTTTTCGCCGGTCCACTAAGAACAGATGCAGACTCATTAGATATAATGGAATGGACAACAAACACCACAGTAGTAGATGATTTACGTATATACGATGAAGCGCTTACAGAATCACAAATAGCAACTTTAATGGATACACCTGTGGCGAGTAGTGGTTCGGGAGTTTTAATATGGAGTGGTGATGGATGGGTTCAATCTGGGCCAGTCAAGGTGTGGTCCGGCGCACAGTGGTCTTAGTCTTGACAGTGGTAGTCTGATGCGATAGACTGGTGCCTCCACCAGCTACCGACCGGAGAAGGCAATGAAGTCTCTTAAGATCATTATAATTATCTTAGCCATATTTATGCTTTCTGCATCCTCAATTAACACTATTAATATACAAGCACATAAAACAAATTCGGAAAAGTATTATGTATATGTACCGGATTTTACATTGCCAACTACTAAATATATTTCTGCTTCTATTATAACGACCAAAAAGCCGGATCTACCTAAGACAAAAGATATATCTCAATCTCATCCGGAAACAAGCTGGCAGGAAGTATTTAACAGTATGAAGTCTCGCTTACCTGGTACATATATAATATCTGATAAAGGTTCTTGGGGAGCAACTGACCTTAGTAATGGTATTGTTTATATCGCCCCCAGAACTCCTCTCAAATATCTTGATGACGTTATGTTACATGAATCTATACATGTTCGCCAGGGACGTATTTATGGTGACATTGATACAGCACGTTCAGCATTAGCTCCTTTTGGAGGATTAGAACCTGTTGCTGACTGTGGTGCTAAAATGCTTGGTGCAACATGGACTAACTATGTAAGTAGTTGCACGGCTAATATGAATCATGCTGCACGAGCCATGCTAGATGGAGTTCTTGCTTGACATGCAGCTTAGGATGGTGTAAGCTAGTACTTACCTGTTGAATGGATGAGCCAACGGATAGGCAACTGGTCTCCAAAACCGGTCGAAATGGGGTTCGACTCCCTACGTCCATGCTCAGTAGTATGAACTGGAGAAAATATGGCATATGGTGATGAAACTCCTGCCACCTGTCCAAAATGCGGGGCAAGGACCATGCATTTTGAATCAGCAGATGGACGACAAAAATGGTCCATGCATCTAAGACCGGCGGATGGCGGATTGTGTCAAAATAGTGGTAAGGTTAAGTAATAACTTGTGATATGGTTGTCTCCTCTTCCATATCACATTGCTGGTGTAGTGTTTAAAGGTTAGCACAACAGTCTTCCAAACTGTAAGTGCCAGTTCGAATCTGGTCACCCGCTCGTGACAAAGAAAAGATGCTCCTGTTTTGGAAATAAAAATGATAAACCTTGTGGTTGTAGATGCCAAGGATGTAAAAACTGGCACTGGTGCACAGTAATGTTCCCAAGTGATTCAAATAAAAATAAATGTAAACAGTGTTAAATAATTATTCCCCTATAGTTTAACGGCAAAACCTTGGACTGTTAATCCAATGATCTCGGTTCGATTCCTGGTGGGGGAGCGCGGGCTGCAAGCATTTAGACCAAGTTAATAACTATGTGTGAGCGAGATATGGTAAAAGAAACAATTAGACATTGCGTATGCAAAGGTAGTAAGATGTTGTATGGTGCATCTATACTTTGCAATTGTAGTTGCAAGAGGTGTAGAAATGGAAACTTGTGCGTAAAGGATGCATTAAAGGGTTATGCTTGCTCAGATTGTAAATAATTTAATAAGTAAAGAGTGATAGTAAATAATGACATGTTCATGTAATCCACCTAAAAAGCTCCCTGGAAAGAGAAGAGTCTGTAGATGTAATTGCAATAACTGTGAAAATGGATTAGGGCGTTGCACAAAAATGGTGGGAAAATATGGCGGTCTTTGCAAAGATTGCAGATAAAGATCAATTGGAATTTGTCCATTAGTGTAATTGGCAACACGACAGACTCTGAATCTGTCATTCTAGGTTCGAGTCCTGGATGGACAGCAGGAGGGAATAATATGCCATTGAAGGTTGATTTCGACCATGTTACATTAAAGTGTTCAAAATGTTCATCAAGTATAGAGGTACAAATATCTAGACGCGGAATGACTAAAGTAAGTGATGCAATAGAGCGTCTTTTTAGTCAGGCGCAAAAAAGAAAGTGGCAAAGAGATCCAGATATTTGTCCAGATCATTAAGGGGGTCCGGACCGGCGATCCAGCGGAGTCTCATAAGCTCTTGCCATAGTGGTTCGAATCCACTGGCCCCCACATGAGTAAAGAAATATTATATAAAGATTGTTCCTGTAGAGGAAAAGTTAAAAATAATAGCTGTAATTGTGGTTGTACAATTTGCAAATTTGCCGGAAGAGGTAATACTGCAAGATGTGAGGTTCAGACTCCTAATGGAAGACTATGTAAGAGGTGTCAATGAAGCATCCAGAGCCAGATCCCAATTTGCCAAATAAAAGTCCTAGACATACCCACAAATATTGGGATAAAGCACTTAATAGATATGTGAGAAAAACCTGTATTTGTGATACTGGAAGAGATCATACAACGCCTAAAGAGGGTTAATGTCTAAAAAGCACATCGTAAAGCTTAAGAAAATTGGTAGTACGGGAAAGTATGAGGTTAGTTGTAGCGCTTGTGATTTTTCATTATCACAGGTAGATGCTCCTTTAGCTGAACGAAGTGCAGTAGCTTACCATAAGGGAAATGGTACATTGGTAGCACAATATAAAATGTGCTAAGAGATATAGCTCAGTGGGAGAGCAGCTGTTTTACAAACAGCAGGTCGGGAGTTCAAATCTCTCTATCTCTACAATACCATGTTATAATATAAACATGTTAAAATTTTTGCAAGATGTTAAATTTTTAAGACACTTCCATGCTGTAATGACAGTAATATGGTTAATGATGATACCTGTAGCTGTATTTACACCTCTTCAAGATAGTGTACCTTTCCTAGTCTTTATTAGTTTATGGGCTTTAGTAGGTGCACATTGGGGAGCATGGCAAGCCGCCAGGGCAGAAGAGAATAGTCCTGATGCTTAATCAATATATGTAGACGTAGCTCAGTCGGTTAGAGCGCTAGTCTGATACACTAGTGGCCAGAGGTTCAAGTCCTCTCGTCTACACTGTGGGGGTCCGAGGTAGTCACTCCATGTAATTATAGTAACTAGGAGGAAATAATGGTAAGTAACCGCGAAAAGATGAAGGCAATGGAAAAGGCGCGGGCGAAAGCACGTGAAACCGCGCGTGGTGGTAAGGGTGGAGATCCAACAAAGTTTTGCCCTATTTGCGGCATGTCCGTAAAGGATCTCAATGAAAAGAATCGCCTACTACACATTGATCGTTGTCTAGGTTAAAGAAAGATGGGTAGGCATGTCTGCAAGGGTACGATAGCAAAAAGCGAGATTGTAGAAAGTGGTAAAGATACAGTAAGAGTAAAAGCTTTTTACTGTAAATGTGGTAATTTGGTTACGATCATACCTGGATCGCGCACACCGATGCCACCTCCAGAACCACCGAAAAAGTCTTGACAGGGCACGTGCCATGCGCTAGACTGTAGTCACAACAGCAAGAAATAGGGTGCGTTATCCATCCAATTAAGACCACAAGTGTACGGTCGGGGTAAGTTGAGACTCATATTAAACTCAACAAGATAACAATGGTCCATTGGAGCTGTTGGCAAAGCTCACCGGATTTTCACTCCGGAGAACGTGGGTTCAAGCCCCACATGGACTACAAAGGTTAGTTATGGAAAAAGATATGGGGTTGGTAGTTCTTCCGCTATATCTTCTAGCCTTTTTAGGATGTTAACTACCCATTCTAAATAAAAGATGTTAGCGACGGCTAATGTCAAATGTCCATGCCGGTTGGTTTGCAGTGACATCCTGGTAGAGCAAAAGGAACTGCACTTGGCCCTATCGTCCATTGGTAGGATAGATGATTCTCAGTCATCAGAAGTGGGTCCGATTCCCACTAGGGCTGCGGTAGAAATACCAAGTAATGTACACACAAACTAAGGAAAATAAATGGTTGCAATTATTTTTATCGGCCTTTTTGCGCTACTTTCACTTGTAGCGATCGTGGTTACTGTTGTTGCAAAGAACAAAGATCGTTACGATGTCAGTCCCAAAGTAGTTGCGGGAGGTTTCGCAGCCTTCTTCCTGGTATTGACTCTTGTTGTATGGCTTTCTAATTCAATCTTCAGTGTAGAGGCTCGTACTGTAGGTATTGTTACTGAGTTCGGCAGAGCTACAGGCACTGTCAATCCGGGCTTTAATTTTCTAGCACCATGGGCAGATGTAACAGAGTTCCCAACTTCCAATCAAAATCTGGATCTTGACGGTCAAGATGGTGATCAAGAAGGGCATGCAATTAAGATTAAGTTCGATGGTGGTGGAACTGGTTATGTCAATGTCAATGTTAACTGGAAGGTCAAGGGTAATGATGAAGCTATTAAGCTTTGGAATGCCTGGAAGGATTTTGACAAGGTAAAGGATCAGGTTGTTACTAAGCGAGTCCAAGCTCATGCTTACGAAGTTGCCGGCAGATATCTACCTGAAGATGCTGTAAAGTCTCAAAATGCTGATAAGATCGCACGGGATGTTAAGGCGGGTCTTAACGAAGAGCTAAATGGTCAGGGTATTGAAATTGTTGACGTGAATATTACAGGTATTGACGTAGACCCAGATACACAGGCCCGTATCAATCAGCAGGCACAAGCAAGATCAGATGTAGAAAAGTCAAAGACTGAACAGCAGAGAGCAATTATCGATAACCAGACTAGGCAGCAAACACAGGCTTCTCTAACACCGGAAGCACTTGTCGCTAAGTGTCTAGACATGGTTAACAAGTGGGATGTAAGGAAGAATGGTCCACTGCCAGCAGGATTTACTTGCTTTAGTGGTGCAAGTCTACCACTGACGGTAGGCGTTAAGTAATAGCTAAAGAAATGGGTCTAGGACTAGATAAGAATCCTGTAATTTAAGAGTTCCTTTTGTCAGGATCGCCCAAAATAGGTTCTGGAGGATTTAAATGGGAAAATATGAGTGTTATTGCTCTGGACAAAGACAAAATGGAAACTCCACTATATCATGTGGGTGTAGATGCGCAGGCTGTAAAGAAAATAGAGGCTGCTTGGTAACCATTTCGTCTGGAAGAAAATGTGATGCTTGTAAGTAAAATGGGTGGAGATTTGCTTAAGAGTCTTAGAAGCTAACTGTCCGCCCAAAATAGGTTTGAGGACTATATGTCTGATAAATATGAATGTAATTGTAAGGGTAAAAAGGCTGGAAGAGAATGTGGTTGTAATTGTAAGGGTTGCAGAAATCGCGGACGTTGCGATGTGACAATTACATCAGGCATCAGATGCAATAATTGCAAATAAACTTACACGGTTGATCATCTGTGTTATAGTAATTGCTTAGTAAGGACCGTAAATCCTGAGAGCAATTACTTTCCCGAGTGGGACTGCTGGTTGTGGTCGCTTCCCTGTCACGGAAGAGTTCAGGCGGGTTCGATCCCCGTACTCGGGACAAGTAGAAAAATTTATTTGGAGGTGTAATGAAAAAGAAGTGTCCTTTTTGTCGTCAAATGATTGAAGTAGTAAATGGCCTTTTCGTCGTTCATGACAATAAAGCTGGCGTAAGATGTTCTAAATCTGGGTTTAGTCGTAAATCTGGCTTTAGTAACCCAGATTAATATTTGGAAGTATGGCTGAAGGGTTGAGTTCCTTTACTCTCCGCATCCGCTATTAAATAATTAGAGGAGAACTGATGCAATGGTTTATTGATTTATTGACAAATCCAGCGACAGACATTGTAATTCACTTAATGATCGCCGGGCTATTTGTAATGGAGCTAGTTCAGCATTGGTCGCATCATAGAAGAAATAAGCGTAAGCGTGGAGAACCAACATATACTCTTGACGAAGCAAGAGTTTTACTATTTGACGAAGCAGTAGTAAAGTTCAAGCACGATCCAGCAATTTTGCATGACGTCGTGAAGAGAGGTTAATATGCTAGTGATTTATACAACGCCACTATGTCAAGTATGTGGTACTAGTGAATCTCTAGAACTAGATGAAGAGAAGCTTATTCGTTGGCATTATGGCGAACATGTTCAAGATGTATTTCCAGAACTAACACCTGCCGAACGAGAGCTCATTGTAACTGGCACACATGATACCTGTTGGGATCTACTATTTGAAGGGCTGTATTAATGATTTACACTATGCCTGTAGGCTCATGGGTTATGAATCAACTAATTGGATCTAAGAGAAGTCCTAAAGATTTTGATATATGGACAAATGATACAGATTTTCCCAGTACATATGACGGTCTTCGTGTAGAGCCTTTTTGGCATGACGGTCTAGTAGAATTTTTTGAGGCTAGACCGTCATCCGCAGTGTGGCCAGATCTTGATGAACTTTACACAGTTAAATGTAGCCATGTAGGGTGGGAGCTTCGTAATGGCTCTTGGGATAAGCACATGTCTGACATTGTCATGCTAAAGCAGGCCGGTGCTAAGATCATAGATGACCAATACAAACGTCTATATAAAGTATGGGAAGATGTCCATGGTAAGAAACAACTAAAGCTTGCTCTTACTAAAGATGAATTCTTTGGTGATGCTGTAGTACGCAAATATGACCACGACTCATTACATGAATCAGTAGCATATGGCGACCATGCTATGTATATTGATGTCCTAAAAGATGGCAGCGAGATTGATGTTGACATGGCTAAAATCCGTGCGCTATCATGGGACCAGCAGATCAGGTTGTATCGCGAGGAAGTTTACGCAACAGCACTGGAACGGCAGGTAATTCCTTCTAATTACACAGTGAGCCCACGCAAAGCATATGCATGGGCTCTGAAGAGGACTATTACTTCCTTGACTAAAGGTTGGTCGAGTAGATTCCTAATTGAAAATTATGACGTAATGCGTACACCGGATGTAGATTACGTTGCAGTACATAAATCAAAGTCACATAAGCTAATTCCATTGGAGGGATAGTGCTAACAAAGGATCAAGTAGAAGAGCTTCTACTACAGACAGTCAATTTTCTTCAGAAGCGCAGTCACGAGAATCGCGAAGTGCGATATGCTAATGAACCGTGGTATACCAGTCGTGATTTTCAGCCAGAAACAGAGCTAGATTGGGCTGATCTGGATAGTCTAGAATCCAGCTTTGGTGATTACAATAAACCAATTGAGCTTCACGGCCGTCTAGTTGAGCTAGTAGAGGCAGACACTGGTGGTGAAGGTCATGGAGAAGATATTTATATGGTATTCAAGACTACCGATGTAAACGGAGATATCCAATATTGGCGTAAAGAAGGTTACTATGCATCATATGATGGTAGCGATTGGGATGGTGATTTCCGCGAGGTTCGACCAGTAGAAAGAGTAGTTACATTCTATGAATAAAGACGAAGTAGAACAGCTACTACTAGATATGTGGAATGAACAAGGTCGTAAATGGCACGAAGAGATTTTAGCAGATGGAGATCGCCTAGAAGAATATCGTAAATATCCTTGGTTTTCTGAGGAATTTCAACCAGATGAAGAGATTAACTGGAGTGAAATTATTGCAGAAATCAATGATCAAACCCTTAATGGCTATGAGCTAAAAACGGTTGAGCATTTCGGTGGGGAAGGTCAAGGTGATCACATCCATTGGGTGTTTACCATTACTGATCCACAAGGTAATGTAGAATACTGGAAAAGGAATGGTTATTACGCTTCATATAGTGGGTCTGATTGGTGCTGTGGCGACCTATATAAAGTAACTCCAAGAACGAAACAGGTGACGGTTTATGAATGAAACAGAAGTTAATATTCTCCGCGCGGTACTTGCTGGTTTCAATGTCAACGGCTGGAATCATTGGGAGGTAGATCGCTGCCTTTCCATTCCTGGGATCGGCTACGTGGTATGTATTGAGAAGTATGTTCCACTTGAAGAAAGTGGAATCCCGGCATATCTTGTATTTAGTGTTTTGCACAACAATGAAACATTGTATTTCCGTAAATCTGCATATTACGATTCTTATGATGGCGTTGATTGGAATAGTGGAGAATTCCGTCAGGTTAAGCCAGTAGAAAAAGTCGTATACGACTATGTCTAGATTAGCCGACCCTGGTCGCTATTTTGATTGGTTGGTAGTATGTTGGGCGGATGGGTCGTGGGAGAGATTTCCCACGACCTTTAAACACTCCCGACCGCTATATAAAGCAGAATTAGTTATAGGCATTGATGATCTAGGAAGATCTTCTATCATCAAGAATAGATATGGAAAAGAAAATTGAGTGAGAGCTAAGTATGTCAAATAGTTTATATGTGGAAGTAAGTAACCCAACTAGATATTATAATAGAGAAGATGTAGAGTGGGGTAGCTGGGAAGAACGTAATAGTTTTGAAGGCTGTAAGGTCTATGTTGCAGACTTTTCAAAAGATTCTGCTAGTTACCGCCAGTCAACAGAAGTTGATTTTGAAGTATCTCCAGGAATGATTGTATTTCCAGTCTTTGTCATTTACGGTACTGGTGATAGTTTTGGTCATAGTTCAGGTAACGTTCAACTAGTAGATGTATTTGACGATGCTGAGAAGGCGCGAGGTCTTAAAGAAGCTATCCGCAAAGCTACGTATGAAAATTACAAATATAGCTTTGAATATGAAGGTAAGGAATATTACGCTGGTTCGTGGACAGGATACTTTGAAACTCTAGAAGATGTGGTTGTAGAAACAGAAGTTGTTAGGGCATGATAATCGGTATAACTGGTCTAGCTCAAAGCGGAAAAGATACTGCTGCAAATTACTTGATTAAGAATTATGGATTTACAAGAAAAGCTTTTGCGGACAAGCTAAAAGAATTCTGCTATCTAATCAATCCAGAATTGAATGAAGCAGTTGACTCAGTTGGTTGGGAAGCGGCAAAAAGAATTCCTGTTTTCAGAAGGTTTCTACAAGATGTAGGCCATAATGCTAGAGCGACATTCGGAACGGATTTCTGGGTAGATCAGGTACTTAATAAAAAGATGGCTGATGATTTGATAGATCAATCTATCGTGATCACCGATATGCGCTATCAAAATGAATTTGATAGGGTAAATTGGTATGAAGGCTGGACTATCCGTATCATTCGGCCGGGGCTGGAGCTAGTAAATAATCATGTAACAGAAACACAGCATTTAAATATCCCTGTGTCATTTACAGTGACCAACGATACATTAGATCATCTATATCAACAATTAGATGAGATTATGATAGCAATACATGAAGAGGATGACATATGAGTTACAACCCTCCAAAACCAAGAGATGATCTAATTTGGATTGGTGTAGACCTTGATGGCTGTATCGCCAAACCTATTTGGAGAGCGGATAATCCTACTTCTGAAATAGGTGATCCAATTTGGGAGAATGTAGAAAAGTTAAAGTCTTCCGTAGAAAAAGGATATAAGGTGGTCATACATACCTCAAGACCCTGGACTGATTATGAAGCAATTGAATACTGGTTGAATTATTGGGATATTCCATTTAAAGAAATTCAATGCGGTAAGCCTTTATATAAAGCTTATGTAGATGACAGGGCGGTGCATTGTGACGAACCGGAGTGGATTTGAAATTAATCACAAGGACGATAAACGAGCTATCTCAGACTGAATATAAATCTTGCTATAATTTAAATCTTGGTAATCAAGGGCTGATGCGTAAAAAGCTTGTCACGTGTCGTAGTCATATTAATGGCACAGCAGTAATGCTAGTAGAAGATGACGGTGTATTATTGTCATGGGCACTAGTATTTCCATACGATCTTAGTAAAGATTTATATGGTGCATATTTCTATACTAGACATAGCGCTAGGCGCAAAGGATATGGAAACCAAATAGCAAAGGAAGTTAAGCAGCTCTTCCCTAATATTGTTGTTTGGCCTTCTAATATCCAAGGTAGAGATTTCTTTAACAATTATCAATTTGAACAGAGATTTGTATATTGGGCGGAAAGATGAAGCAATACAGAGTAGTATATACAGTTAATGGTCAAGGCTATACAAAGTCCGACCCGTGGATTTATGATAATGCTGAAACTGTTCAAGCGGCGATCAAAACCATCACAGAAGCAAATAATTGGTTATCAAAAAATTATCAAGAATTTGAGGTCTGGGTAGAAGAAGGCGACTTACCAGCCTGGCGACGGGTTGACCTAGATTGATCTGTGTGCTAGACTGGTAGCACATCGCGGATGGAAGTTACGCAACGGGAGAAATAAGGGCGTGGTCAAGGTTCTCCCGGAAGAATAAAAGCTTATAGAGGGTTGTACCACGACAGCTATAAGAACTTATTCTCTTCCTATTTGCCTTCATAGCTTATCAGGTAAAGCACACGACTTGTAATCGTGAGTGCCGGGTTCGAGTCCTGGTGGAGGCTCTATCAAAAGGGAGAGATAATGGGTGTTTATTATTGCTTAAATCCTGGCTGTGGCAAAAAGTTTGATAGTGAGGCTGTTAGAGATGCTCATGAACGTAGCTGTGAAGTAAAGAAACAGAAGAAATCCAAGGGGAAGGATAAATAATGGCAGCAGATAGACTAGGTAGATGTTTAGGGTGTGCTAACATTATATACAGAGGTACATCTACAGGTAAATATCTTGGTCATAGTAAATTGTGTGAGAATTATGGAACGGAGAGATTAGACATTGTCAGAAATCGTAAAAAGTAAAGTATGTCCGGGATGTTTAACGAGAGTAGACATAGTATCTAAAAATGGTGAGTTAGTTTGGAAAAAGCATTCTTGGGAAACTAAGAGTGGTAAATATACTTGTCCAAACAGCGGAACACCTAGAGGCATAAAGTAATGCCCTCATAGCTCAGCGGAAGAGCACGACGCTACGAACGTCGGATATGCCTAGGTTCGAATCCTAGTGGGGGTACAATAACCGTGAAGCGTATTAGTAATTCGGAGCCACATGTCGGGTAAGATCCGTATGAGGGTACGTGAAGGGCTTGCTTAGCGGCTTGTCCAGACCAAGAGCGCGACATGTGAAGGTCTGCGGTTATTTATACTTGCGTCTGGTAAAGGCATGTGGTATACTTACTGCATGTCTACCAGTATAAAATATACAAAAGAACTACTGCAAGAAGCAGTAGATAATAGTTATTCAATATCAGGTGTGCTCAGATACTTGGGACTGAAACAGGCCGGGGGAACACAAAGTCATGTCAAGAGTCGATTGATTAAATATGAAATAGACTTCTCTCATTTCACGGGACAAAGTTGGCAGAAAGATAAACCATCTAGAAATAAGCTTAATGCGGAAGATATACTAGTATTTTTGCCGGAAGGATCAAGGCGTATTCAAGCATTCCGACTTCGCAGGGCTCTGATAGAGTCAGATAGGGAATACAAATGTGAACGGTGCGGACTTGGCAGTGAATGGAATGGCAAAGAAATAACACTAGAAGTAGACCATATAGATGGAGAATGGCTAAACAATCTAATAGATAATCTCAGATTTATGTGCCCTAACTGTCATTCACAAGAGCCAACAAATAGAAGTTGGAAAAATAAGCTTCCGTAGCCCAATTGGCAAGAGGCGCTTCCCTTAGAAGGAAGAGGTTCACAGTTCGAATCTGTGCGGAAGTACATGGAAAATATTGAAGAATTAAAAGCTCAAATAGAAGAGTTTAAGCACAGAGAAAAATTGCTTTTGGACATTATCAATGGTAGAAGTGAACTCGCAGAACCACAATATACGTTTCACGATGTTAGAATTGGAACTGGAAGTAGTTTAGGGACAAGAAGTGTTGTAGTGGATTATAGCCTTAGACGAAAGGTCAGGATTGACCACATAGACCCTTCATTACCAATGAACATTATCGGCGTAGAAGATATTTATGACTTTGCAGTAAGTCATGTTAGTCATGGAGCCGTTAATGAATGCCCTAAATATCTGAAGGACTAAGGTTCAATTCCTCTCAGCGGTACAAACAATATTAAGGTGCTATTATGGTAAGTAAATACAGGAGCTGTATAGGTAAATGTAACACTTGTGGTAATAAAATTTATGTAGTTACCAGGGAGAAATATATTGGGCATGACCAAAATTGCACTAACTATGGAACTAGGAAGTTAAATTAATGGATGCAGAAGTAGAAAAAAGATTTAAAGAATTTCTTGCAGAGTATCTACGAAGAGAATGCAATCGTGATGTTAAACTAGTAACAGGTGTGAATGAAAAGGTAGTATCCGGCGGATACTGTGAAACCTGTTGGTATGAATCAACAGAGGTTGATATCTTTTATGTAGACTCAAAGGATAATGCAAAAGTATACAATTTCTACGGAACAATGGCAGAATTGTTCGTACTTTAAGGGTGTGCTAAAGTACTATGATGGATAGAATAAAGAAACTGGCCGTTGGATTAGGTATTGCTATTTTAATCTGGGCCGTAATTGATCCAGGTGGAGCAGCAGATTTTGTTCACTTTTTGTGGTTCAAGATTGAAGATGGTCTTGTTTCATTAGTTTCATTTGTAAAAGGCGTATTTAATCAGTAGGAGTAAAAATGACAAAGCTTAATCAAATTGTAGCTGTAGAACAGGGCGTAAAGTCAAAGGCCCGCGATGCAATTACAGCACTTTATCACAAGGCGCAAAAATCAGCTCTTTTTAGTGGTATTAATCGTACCTACAAGCCAAAGGATGAAGAAGGGGACCAGTTACCATCAGAAAGTACAAAGGTGCAGGTAACTGTGCCGGATCTGCTAAACGAAGCAGAAGATGCCCTTACAAAGCTATTTAACGTTACAGCTATTAAGGAATATTCAAATGCGCATGCAAGCGCGGACCTGAAGGTAGATGGTCAAACATTACTTACTGATGTCCCTGTTCCCTATCTACTATTTCTTGAGAAGCAACTAGTAGATCTACGTACTTTCATTACCAAGCTTCCAACCCTTGACCAAGCGTCTGAGTGGGTGTATGATGGGAACAATGATATCTACAAGACAACTCCAGTACAGACGGTTCGTACTAAGAAGGTTCCTCGCAACTGGGTAAAGGCAGAAGCAACTGATAAGCACCCGGCGCAAGTTGAAATCTTCCATGAGGATGTAATTGTAGGTACGTGGACAAAGGTTGATACTTCTGGCGCTATTCCAGTTACACGTAGAAATGAATTGCTAGAGCGCGTTGACAAGCTAATTCAAGCTGTTAAGTTTGCCCGCGAAGAAGCAAATCAATATGAAGTAACTGACGAAGATGCAGCAGGACCAATCTTCAGATACCTGTTTAGTTAAGTGTAATGGTCTAACACTAGGTAAGAGATCACGTCTGGGAGGCGCAAAAAGAGTGTTAAGAACTGTGATCCGCCACATAAGTTTCCGGTTTGAGCGCCGGTGGCTCTACGACTGTACTGTAGAGCAAAGTTTAGATTGATATTCAGTCTAAAAAGTCGTTAAAGTGCAAGTTCGAATCTTGCGGTGGTCACTACATGACCACCTAGCCCAATTGGCAGAGGCAGCGCATATTAGATTTAGATTATCGCTCTAGACTTAGTAATACATACGCTATGTGCTAAATCAACTGATTAGAAGCAATTATTGAAATACGGCAGTTCGAATCTGCCCGAGGACTCCAATACATGTCCTCGTAGTTTAGCGGCAAAACATTTCAACCTTAGAATGACTTCTTTTCTTAAACGTGTTAGTATATAGTAAACCAAGTGACTAATTTATAGTCTTTTGCTGATGTCTCCGGATATGAGGCATCAGCCCAGTGTCGGTAGCTGAGATGGTTTAGCTAGGGACTTTTAATCCCCAGACGCAGGTTCGAATCCTGTCCGACGCACTATATGACAGAAGACAAGAGGAGGTGCGATGGGTAAAACTCATAAATGCAAATACTGTGGAAAGCCAATACCTGTAGATCAAAAGGAAGATGATTTTTATCTTTACGATCACTTTGATTTTGACAAAGGACAACCATGTCCGGGAAGCGGAAAAAGGGTATAAAATGAGAAAAAGAATTGGCAAGTGTAGAAGCTGTAACTCTGATGTTCATGCTATTGGAGAGACATATCTTGGACATGATAGAAATTGTAAGAATTACGGGACCAAAAACTTAGATTAGAGTAAGATGCGCCGTTAGCTCAGTTTGGCAGAGCAGCATCCTCTTAAGTTGCGGGTCGTAGGTTCAAATCCTACACGGCGTACAAAAAATTAAAGATAGGTGTGAAGAAGTGTGGCTAAACAATGGCCAAATTTAAGTAAATTGAAACATCCAGTATTGCGAGATAGCAATATATTGTTTATAACTGTTAAAACGCAAATGTTCTGTGGAACAGAAATCGAGCAGCATACAGAAGCTCCAACTAATAAAGAATTCAATACAAAGGACAGATTAAGTAATGCTGTAAATAGTATGGGAAATAAGCATATTAGAAGCTGCGAGAAGTGTAGTAAACATTATGGAAGATAACAAGTACGAATTACATGAATTGTTCGACCCTGAAATTCAAAAGAAAATCAGGGATGGAGCTATTGAAGAGATAATGGAGCTGTTAGACTGATGTCTAAGGAACCACCTAAGCCCCGCGAATTATGTAATAAGCCAGTACCGGGCAGTAAAGTTGGTAGTTTATGTGTAAGACTTAAAAATCATTCAGGCAAATGCATGTAAGGTAATTCAATGACAGATAAAGAAGAATTTACTGACGATTTTGGACATAATCTCTATAATGTACACAGTAGAGAAGATTGTAATATGCCATGCACTATTCATGCTCATTCTGCACACAGCCTAGCCGACAAACCATTGCTCTGGCGTAATGATCGGGGCATATTTGAACATATTTGTGTACATAATGTAGGCCACCCATGCCCGGATTCATTAAGAAATAATGATGATGGAATACATGGTTGCTGTGGCTGCTGTTGGAGATAAAGATGAAAGCTAAAGATGTAATGCCCGATGACGTAGTCTTTTCGCCTAATGAACAAGGCGGAAAGGTAAAAGAAACATACTGGCTGATGGATGATGTGATCACTATCTCCTTTGATAGTCAGTATGGACTCCTATGCCATCCCGACACAGAACTTTTGGTGGCTCGTAAGGGGCAAGTATTATAAATACGAAAGAGACGCATGTTACCTAACGAAACAGAATTTAAAAGATCAGGAAGCCTTACTGGTGAAGAAGTCAAGATGACTTTCGACGAGAATTCCCTTGACTTCCTAGCGGATGTGTTAATTAACCTTTATTCAGATAAAGAGTTAGCTGTTATTCGTGAATACTCTACAAATGCAAGAGATTCACATATTCAAGCAGGACAGAATAGACCTATTGAAATTTCTACTCCAAACTATCTATCTTACACCTTTAAGGTTAAGGATTATGGTATTGGACTTTCAAAGGATGATATATACAATATCTATAGTAAGTACGGTGCGAGTACCAAAAGAGAAACTAACGAACAAGTTGGTATGCTTGGTGTAGGTTGTAAGGCTGGTCTTACATATTGTGATGGGTTCAATATTGTCTCAGTTAAAGATGGAATTAAGATTAATGTAGTAGTGGAGCGTTCTGAAAACGGCGGCGGCCAAATGTCTATTCTATCTGAAACCAAGACAGATGAACCAAATGGTGTAGAAATCATTGTACCTGTTAGTAAGAACAATGACTTTGCGAGAAAGTGTAGAGAGTTCTTCCAGTTTTGGTCAGAAGAAGAAGTACTTGTTGATGGTAAGCCACCACGTCGTCCAGAAATGCAAAAGGTAACCGATAAGATTTACTTGAAACAGAATCTCAGCTATTACGATAAATCATATGTTGTAATGGGTGGCGTACCATATGAAATTGACAGCGGTCAAGTTGAATTACCGCCAGGGTTCATTGCATATGTTGACATCGGTGAAGTAAGCTTTACTCCTTCTAGAGAATATCTTCACTATACACAAAAAACCAAGAATGCTTTAAGCAAACTACGTGATGAATATAAGGAAAACATTCTTAAGTGCGTTCAAGCAGAAATAGATGCTGAAGACAATAAGTTCCAAGTTGCTAAAATTTTTGAAAAGTGGAAGAAAACTCTAAGTAGTCATAATTTAACAATTATTCCCATCGACTTTACATATAGAGGGAATGCTCTAAATATATATGTAGATCTGGATGGTAAATGGACTCATGGACAAAGTTTCTTTCATAAAAGTCATGGTAACTGGGGCATCAAGCAAGTAAATATTGAAACATTTGAAAAATATACTCTAGTCAAAGATTTCCAAGCAGAAAAGATAACCTCTTATCAGAAGCAGAAATTAAGTCACTGGGCTGATCAAAATGGAAAGTACGAGACTTTTTATTTCTGTGACGAAGTGCCCGGAGACGGTTGGTTAGATGGGGCTACTCAAGTGTCATGGTCTGACATCCTTGCTATCAAACTTCCTAGGACTGGAGTAACGCAAAAGTCAGACAAACCAACTTATGAAATCTACTACAACAATAAGTTTTCTAAAGTAGAAAAACTAGATAAGACAAAGCCTATCTGGTATTCAACAAAAGCAGAGTGGCGTGAGATCACCGAAGTTCTAAGCAATTTAAATAAGTGGTTTGGAGACGTACAATTTGCTTTTGTCGGCGGGAATAGAATCAAGAAATTCAATAGGCTCTACCCAGCTGCAATTCCCTTAAGAAAAGCCTTTGCAGACTATATTGATAACTATGTCGCAAACCTAACTGATGAAGACAAAATACTCATTTCATCTGATACTTATGAGCGATCTAAATTTGCACAATTAGACAGTGGTCGAGTTGTTGACCCAGAGTTCAGCGCTCTGATAGAATCAAGCAGTAAAAACGATGAAATCGTTGTTTTGCAGGCGAAATGGGAAGATATGCTAAGGTTGTCTTGGAGGGTGACTTCTAATCTAAATGAGAAGTTGGAGCGGAAGGCAAAAACTAAGTGGGTTTATGAAAGATATCCATTGTGTAGCAACTTGATCATGAACGCACCTTACAATGTAAATGAAAGATATTGGGATCATGTCTACCTGTATCTCAATGCATCATATCAGGCTTGGAAAGTTGAAAATGAAGGAGTAAAATGAGTTTACAATACTCAAGATTTGACCGTGAAGATGGTACCGGAAACGTTACCCTATTTCACAACAATGTAATGTATACTGCAACAAGTGACCATCCAAATTGGCAGGCGATTGTCACAGGTCTAGAGGATGATGATGAATCAGTAGTAGATCTATTTGATATGTCTAGGGTAGTTGCTAGAAAGTTTGAATCACTATCGGAGCGAGTCCGCGTGGCCGGGAGTAGAGTATACTTTGATGGTGACGAAGTAGATACTGTCCTAACAAGACAAATTGTCAGATTCTTAGAAGAAGATAGAGATTTTGTTCCACTGGTAAAGTTCTATGAACGGCTAGCAACAAATCCGAATCAAGAATCAGTTACACAGCTTTACAGTTGGTTGAACAGTCACGACTTTACAATTACTGAAGATGGTAAGATCATCGGTTATAAGGGCGTAGAGTCTGATGGTAATGGTGGATTTCACTCTGTACATAGCGGTAAGGCAATCGTTAATGGTGAACTAGTTAATGGCAAGGTGCCTAATAACGTTGGTTTTGTTATCGAAATGCCCCGTGCAGATGTAACATTCGATCCAGATCAAACTTGTTCTTATGGTCTACATATTGGTACATGGGAATACGCTCAATGGTGGGGTCGTAATGGTGCTATTCTAAAGGTACTAGTAGATCCTCGGGATGTAGTAAGCGTTCCATCAGACGCCGGGGGGCAAAAGCTACGAGCCTGTAGATATACAGTATTAGAAATCATTGAGAATGAGATTACTGATGCATTAGATGTAGATGACACTTTTGACGATGAAGAAGATTACTATGACTCAGACGAATGTGATGAATGTGGTTATTGTACATGTGGCTGTGGCGGGTGTATGTGTGATGAGGAAGAAACGCCGGTTGATGAAAATCAACTAACTATTATAGATGTAACTAAGTCAGAAATTGTAAATCTTCAATGGCCACAACATTGTACGACTTGTGAAGGGCCTTGTACCTTCTAGTAAATACATATATAATTGAATTACACAGGCTTGTTAAAAGGAGGTGTAAATTTTGGCAAATTTAAGAGAATATGCTAAGGGTATCGCTGCTGCTGTAACAGGTGGTGTTAACGTTGGACTTGTTGGTATTCTAGACGGCCTAGCTGATGCACAAACTTGGGTAACAGCTCTAGCTCTAGCTGTAGCAAACTTCCTTGGTACTGTAGTGGTAGTTAAGGTTAAGAATGCAGAAAAGGAGCTTAGAGACTTCGCTGGTGAAGACTCAGTGGCACCTGAAGTATTTTGAGTAAAGGGGGCGTAAAAGCCCCTTTTACATTTTACATTAAATTATGTACAATAAATTATATGGGATTCTTAACTGGAAATGTAAAAGTAGAAGAAGACTCAGATACTAACATGAAACGTCTCTTGGAGAAAGTAGTCTACCAGGATAAAAATGGTATTGTATATACAGTGCCAAAAGACTATGAAACAGACTATGCTTCAATCCCAAGAGCATTAAGTTGGATATATCCAAAAGATGGTCCATATAGAAAAGCTGCTATAGTTCATGATTATCTTATTACTAATGGCCTTGGAAAGAAAGAATTTGAGATCGAGAGTAATAGGGTAGATGAGATCTTTAGAGAAGCCATGAATGATACTGGCGGCATCCCGAAGATTCGTCAATGGATTATGTGGGCAGGAGTTAGATTAGGGGCAATAGGTAACAAGATACGTAGAAAAGGATCTCTAAAAACATTACCTAAGGTATTAGGTATAGTGATAATATTGATACCTTTTATTGGATTACCAAGTTTACTGATTCAACTTAATCTATTGTTGTTCTGGCTAGTAACATTACCTTTACCAAGACATCAAAGAGTTTCTGCTCAGAAGACATAATTTGTGTCATTTGGGGTATCCTAAATGTAGGAGGTGTATCCAAATGGAACTACTATTGACAGTATTGATCGTGATCGCTATTATTGCAGGCATCGTGTTCATCGCACGCCGAGGCATCTAAGTCTTGACTGGCTAGCCTACCTATGGTAGGCTAAGCCCAACGAAGACAACAGGAGGTCAAACATGCTTGCAGACGACTGGATCGCAGCCTACAGAGATTACGAGCGGGCCAAGGAACGCCTGGAAACTGTAGCAGCTCAGATTTTGCCTACGATGGCTGTAGGGGATGTCCTGGCGGGCACTACGGGCAAGGTTCGTAAGTGTGACCGTGGTGTTCTCAAGCCCGAGAAACTACGATTGGCAGTCAGTACGTCACTATGGACCAGTATTACTGAACGCAAGCCTGTTGCGGCACTTTACAAAGCTGCGGTTCGACGGGGTACTCTGTCAGAGGTTGACCTTGAAAAAGCTAGTGATAGAAGCAAGCCATGGCTTGAACTAATGTAGCTGAGTTGATAGGTGTTTCCACGCGGGGACTTAAATGGTGTGCAATCGCTTAAACGTACGGCACCAGCCCTTCTATTAAGGATGATGATTATGTGTAAGAATAAAGTAAAGAAAATGCGTAAGTTGGCTAAGAACACCCCTAGACCAAGGGCTATTGAATGTAGACACTGTCATGAATTTTATGTGCCCCTGCCTCCAGATAGCGAACCACATCGTACAGGGCAGTGTACTAAATAATATATTAGGAGAAAGATGTCTAAGGAAATAAAAGGACCCGCTGCACAGTGCCCTTTATGTGGTACATGGAGAACGCCCGGAGTCGAGCATTTTAAAAAGGACACGAAGGCATTGGGTAAAACACGAGGTAAAAAGTGTAACGGGTAAAAGTATCTAACTGGGGATTTAGTAAATGAATAATAAGGATGGCACACATCCTCCTGCTGTAGAATGCAAAAGATGTGGAACATGGTATACTCCAATTTCACCCTTTAATAAGAAGCATGTAAATCAGACATGTAAGAAGAAATAATGAGCAGTAAGTCAATGAAATGTAGCGTCTGTAAACAATGGATAGATGCTGATATGGGTAGAAGCTCTGTACCTGCGCATGGACATCCTTCAAATCCGGTTTTAAGAAAATGTGCTGGTTCAGGTCAATTACCTAGTCAAGTAAAAATTAACCCGTAAGGGTTATGGTCCGGTATCCCAACGGCAGAGGAATACGCCTCAAAAGCGTAACAGTCTGGGTTCGAATCCCAGTCGGACTACAACCGACCCCAAGGTCCGGTTTTAGTAGTAAAATGAAATACACGATGACAAGTTGGACACAATATCTCTAGATTAGATAGATCATTATTAGTTCTATCACAATCTATGTGATTTACTTCAAGGACTTGTGGATATTCTTTCCATCCACACTGCCTACATTCAGGCGGGTATGCTAGAAAAGCTTTAGTTCTATAATCTTCAGCAATACCAGTGCCATAATGTGGAGGCATTATTTCAGGTATACCTCCAAGTTTTTGTGCTAAATCTTTATGTTTACGCGTGCAGAAGTAAAGGCCGCTCTTGCTAGTATTTTGCTTACTTTTATTTTTATAAAAGTCAATTCCACAGTAAGCGCAGACTACATTAGGTTTTGGTTTACGTAGTAATGCATTGCCCTTGCTAGAGCAAGATCTAGAGCAATATAATCCTTGCCCTCTATTGACATATCTTGTCTCAGCATGGTAAGGTGATGTACAATAGTTACAATTTCTATTCATATGTGAATTATAACAGACTTGCATTGCAAGTTCAATTTAATTCACTGGGCTCTGTGACTGGTTGGTCCGGGGAATCCTTGCAAGATTCCTGACGAGCGAGTTCGATTCTCCTAGGGTCCACGCTAGGAGGTAGATATGGGAGTGGAAAAAGTTCTAAAGTGTCCAATATGTAAACAACCTTATAAGACAATTAAAAAACTAGAAGACCATATACGTGATCAACATCCGAATGGGTGAAGTATGGGTGACAAGAAATTTAGCCGGGGAGGTAAAAATCCCCACATGAGAACTACACAAAAGAAACCATGTGATGTATGCGGAATTTCAACAGATCACTATCCTGACGGCACAATTAGTCCACATAAAATTTATGAACATAAAGAAGTAAAGGGCGTTATGCAGAAAACTTCTAAGTGGGCTTACTGTACAAACAAAAAATGGTATTAGGGAGTAAATAATGGGGTTTGCTAAAAAATGTCCATGGTGTAATGATCCTACAGTTTATACTGATCCAAATGAACTGTTGGCTCATATTGCTGAAAAGCATCCTGGAAGATAATTAATACGTGTCGGTATGCAAATTGGCTGAAGCAGGCGCACTGTAAATGCGTTACGAAGATACGTTGGGGGTTCAAATCCCTCCCGGCACACTTTGGCGAATGAGGCAGTTGGATAGCCAGATCTCTGCAAAAGATTGCAAATGGGTTCGATTCCCATATTCGTCTCACGAATATATAAAAGATTGATTTGGGAGAGATATGGGATCTAGTAAGTGGAATGATAAGAAAGCAGTTCAATGTTCTGTATGTGATTTGTGGGTAGACAGCAATTTATATGATAGAGTTCCCGGTCACAAACCGAAAAACGATATCTTATCTGTTTCAGACTGTAAAGGAAGTAGAAAAAGCCCAAAACGTTCTAAAGGTTTTGAAGGACAGAAATCACCCTATAACAAAGAGCGACCTGACAGGTATAAAAAGAAATGAAGCTGATTGGTAAAAAGGCCATTAAGCGTTTTGTTTTTCCTAGAAAAAAGAAGGTAAAGCAATTGGAGAAGCGTGAGTGGCGTAAAGATTACACGGATGAAGAACTCTATCCAGAACTAGAGGATGAAAATGACTAATCCTGTATGGCCTTCTGTAGGAATTAACTTTAGAGCGGTAACTAATGGAGTAGAATGTACAATGCGTACTTACTACGACGGTATTGATATGTCAGTGTGTGAAACCGGAGAAGATACTTCTGATTCGGAACGAAAAGCTAGAATAGGACTTAGTAAGAAGATTGCTCGGAGGCGTAATGTACATGGCTGAAACCTTTAGTCACTACTTGATGAATGTTTCGCACTCATTTGTTAATTCAGGACACTTGCGATTTGGCCAAACTTGTTTTAATGTTCTATATGAACTAGATCCAGATCTAGCTGATTCAATTCGTGCTACAGACCTTGATCCTTTTTATGATGACAACAAAGTTCCAGCGTTCTTGGAGCGATTAAGCAATGAATGGCAATAAAGAAAAGAGATTTAAGAATTGATTAATTATGTAATTGGTGACGCTACATATCCACAAGGTGATGGCATGAAGATCGTTGCCCATGTATGTAATAATATTGGTGCTTGGGGCGCTGGATTTACTGGGGCTATTAATGCCCGGTGGGAAGATCCTGAAACTAATTTTAGGTGGTGGGCATCGCGTGGTCATGTAGGTAAATACTATCTTGGTCGCAATCAATACGTTCAAGTAGAACAAGACATTTATGTAGCTAATATGGTTGCACAAGATGGTATTGTTAGTGCTGACAATCCACAACCATTATCATACTATGCATTAGAAGCATGTTTAAATCAGTTAAACTCAGGAGCATCTTATCTAAATGCTAGTGTGCATATGCCAAGAATTGGTACGGGTCTTGCCGGGGGATCTTGGGATGAGATCGAACCAATCATCAATAGAACACTTCCAAATCTATCTGTAACGGTATATGACTTGGAGTGAAATGAAAATTGTATGGGAGTATTAAATGAGCAAGACTGAGTATTGTAATTCAAAATTACATTTGAATAACGGACAATGTGTTGTTACTCATCAAGGCTGGCATACATGTTTTATGAAAAAGGATCATCCGGGCAAGCATAACTGTATCTGTAAAGCAAAGTGGTAGGTGTTAATTATGAAAACATGTGAAATACCTAGTGGAGTGATTACAGGCTATTGTAGTGCTACACATAAGCACTGGCATAAATGCTCAAAGGATAAAGGCCATTCTGGATGGCATGAATGCTATTGCGGTAAAAAATATAGACCTTGACAAAGGTAGGTAACCCATGTATTGTGGTGTTACCGGTCTCCCATGGTGTAATGGTAGCACAACAGACTTTGAATCTGTTAGTCTCGGTTCGAATCCCGGTGGGAGAGCTGTGGCCGTACTTTCAATTGGCAGATGGCTGGACTGTGAATCCAGCGGCTGAGGGTTCGATTCCCTCCGGTCACCCCAAATTAGAGGAGATAAAATGGATTTAATGGGTATGCATCCAGATGATTTGGCAATGGAATTTTATGCAGATTATGATTATAATGATCCATATTGGGATGCAGAGCTAGAAAGACAATCTAGGCAAATTCAACATGAAGCCGATATCAGGAGCGGTTGGAGAGAACAGCATGTTTGATGAAGTAATTGCACAGCAGGTGAATCTTAATAGAGAGCGTAAGGTGCCCAATAGACTTATTTATTTAGATAATGAGCCTAGACCATACGGTCTTAATGAACGTGATACATGGAATATGTCTTCTCATATGGCTGCTGTTATGGCTAATGGATTGCGAATGCTAGTTGCCTATGGTCATCTTTATCGGGATGAAGAACAGTATGAGCTTATCGCAAGTAAGCTTGAATTCTACGCTACTGATTGCAATTCAGTACTTTATGATAATATCGATTGGTCTAATGACGATGAAGATTTTATTCAGGTAGATGAAAATGGTTATTGGATTAGTCCGGCTGGCCAGCCGGGGTTTGATGAATATTGCATAAAATCAGAGCAGATTGAATACTGGCAGCGTGTGTATATGACAGAAGCACTACAGTGGCTATCTGAACATTGGGGCGAATTATGGGACTAATTGATATAACAGATCCTGTACAATTAGATTCTGATCTTTTACTGGAGTCTCGCCGGGTTATTATAGCGTACACTGATCTTGAAATGGTCAAACTATATTTCACTACAGAAGACAGTAAACAGGCCCTAGAAGATCTTATGGATAAAGAAGGCGTTAATGTAGTTATTAAAAAGGCTATACTCAAATCTATAGGGTTTAAAGAGCATTCCAGTAGCACACATCACGCAGACTTATCTCAACAATTGCCAGGTGTTAATTTAATAGTTAAGCATCCTGTAACGGGTGAAAATGGAAAGCTATGGAGTACAGTTATTGATCTCAATGATATGTACAAGTGGAAGCGCGAGGATATTGCAGACTGGATTGAAAACGTTGCGGACATAAAGGATATTGCATTCCCAGTACCGCAGGGGGTGAACAATGAAGCTGGAAAACTTTCTAAATTTGCCAAGGTGGTTAAAATCAAACGTATTCTTTCGCGCTAGCTTAAGTCATGATTCGAGCGGTCCAGGCTTTGAAAGAGCCCACGTAGAAGTGCACCCCCTTGATGCAAATTTGATCAGCTCCCAAAAAGTTAATGGCAAACATACATTGTTTCTTGATTTAGATCAAGAACATTTTATTGCGCCATCGACAACTGAAGGACATTCTCATATTTATATAAACACAGATTTAAGTACAGATGCATTAAAAGAAATTATCGGTGTATTAGCCAAGCATGGAGTGGTTCAAGAAGGTATTAAGAAGCAATTAGATACTTCTGGATTCCTCACGTTTCGTCCACCTGGTGTTAAGAAATATGATCAATATGATGATGCTGGTCTTACTGAAGCAAAGACCCTTGAGCAAAAGCCAAAGGACAGTAAGCCAAATTTCTTCCCTTTGTTCCCTAAGATTCAAGGTTTAAAAGACCAGTTAAAGTCTAATAAAAAGGATCTAAAAGCTAAGGCAATTACAACAGCTATACAATCAGAGGCTCTATTTCTATTCTTAGATATACTTGTAAATGCATTAGAACTAAATAGCCCTTTAATCTTAGGTGAGAAAGATAGCTTTGATCAAACAGTAGTTAAATACGAAGACAAAAGATTGTTTATTATGAGATATAATATGTTAACAGACACTTACAATATTCTATTTTATAGAAATGATATTGAAGGCAAGCATGAGAATATAACTTGGGAAAAGGTTGTTATGGCAGTACAAACATTTGGAGGAAATGTATGAGTAGAGTAGAAGAAAAGGCAGCGGAACTACGTCGTCAACGTGAACTTGAAGCTGAACTTGGTACAATTGAACTAGAAGTAACAACTAACTTCACCCTAGCTGATGCAATTCGTGAAGGTAGCACGGTCACTACACAAGAATATAGTTGGGGAGACGGAGCAACTGCTTGCGCCTTAACTGCGGCGGTGGTAAGCGCAAAATCACGTGGATATATGTGATTAAATACCATTAATATTGGGTATACTATATATAGGAAGTCAGAAACGTCGGAGGTGACAAATATGACTGACGCAGCAAAGCGTATTTATAGATACTCAGTTTCCAAGGATGGAAAGTCTGTTGAAGTTGAGCATGCAGGTACTGCACCTATGAATCGTGGTGAAACTAATCACGAAGAAAAGGCTAAGGCACTTATTGTTTCAACCCAAAGAATTCCAGAGGATTCATTTGAGGTCAAAAAGGTAGATAACCTTAATGATGGGGTTATTACAAGCGACGGAACACCAAATAAGTAAGTAGCAGGAGGGGGTTGACAAACCCCCTCCCTACATGTAAGATGGAGTCACAATGGCAGACGAACCAACAGAAGAAGACAAATTGCGCACCGCAATGCAGGTTCAAAAAGTAATTGAAGAAATGAAAAAGCGAGAAGAAAAAGCCGAGAAAGGCAAAAACTAATGGCCAAGCAAAAGAATCATGTTATTACTCTAAAGGATCAATCTGAACTAGAACGTTTACGCGAAGAATATGAAATGCTGGGCCGACAGACCAAACTTGAAATTGGCAAGTTAATTATCTTCGCGCTACCTCAAAGGCGTAAAGCTAAGAGCAAGAGTAAGTAACTTGAACCTTTGCTTTATGAGTTCAAACCATGTATACTCAATACATGAAACTATGTAATAAATGTGATGCATGGAAAGAAGAATCCAACTTTTCGTGGAGAAATAAAGCAAAAGGGACACGTGCATCGTGGTGCAAGGCTTGTTATAAAGTCTATGATCATGATAGGCAAGCTGGCAAGACTTATATAAATAGGAAATATGAGCTTGTTCGCGAACGAAGAGAGAAAGTAAGAGAATTTATTTGGTCTGTACTAGAGAAGAATTCCTGTATAGACTGCGGTAACAATAATCCAATAGTTCTCCAATTCGATCACAGAGATAATGTTGAAAAGCTATACAACATTTCGGAAATGTATGATTATAGTATTGCTCTAATAGAGAAAGAAATTGCTAAATGCGATGTTAGATGTGCTAATTGTCATTTGATTAGAACGGCAAACTATTTTAATTTCTGGAAAGTTGATCGGGCTAGGGTGTGACGGTAGCATGGTCCTCTTGGACAGGAGCGGACGAAGTTCAACTCTTCGTGGCCCGACAGTAGAAACCCCCGAGAAGGTCTTGACCTCTCGGGGTCACCCATGTTAGACTACAGGCACACCAGAGAGGAGACGCGATGTACAAGGTAGTTGGACCATATCTCAAATATCAGATCAAGAAAGATTATTATGAGAAGTTCATTTGGACCAAGGGAGGCATCGGTTATACATTATTTGGTGTGTCCGCCGCAAGTGCGATTGTTTTTATGGGCTCGACCGTTGCGGGTTCATTTTTTATGGCCTTTATTCCATTTTTGTTTGTTATGGGATTCATCGGCCTCATCGCTGCACAACTAAATGGCGGAAAATGGAACCCTTTTCCGCATACTCAAGGATTCTACACTGACCATGTAAAGCCAAGTAGTGGTATCGGACTAATAACTGTTAGTCTGCTAGATAGTCTACTTAAATATGAAGAGCTTAAAGTATTCAATGATCCAAACATGGTTGCGGAAGAGGTATTCAATACTCTAAAGCTACATGATCTAGGTCACGTAAGTGATGATGAATTGAAAGAATTTAATGATCTACTACGCAAGTTGATTGTGAAATGCGATGAAGCTAAATATCGCTCGGTTTATGAAAATGTATCTGGCAGGGGAGCAATTCAAGCAGCACTAGATGTAGCTGCAAAAGTAGAAGAGGATCTAAAATGAAAGCAACAGTTGAAGAGCGTAAGCGTATCCAGCGCACACAACCAAAGATGTGCCGGGTAGTAGATGGCCGTACAGGAAAAGCTAAAATGGTAGTAGTAGAGCCTTCAGAAGTGGAGAAGGAAAGACTAGCTAAGGTGGTAAAGTAATGACTTGGTTCCTTTGGGTTCTAGTAATTTATTATGTATTAAACCTAGCAATTCTTCCGACAGAAGTGAATAAAACTAGAGTCATTACAATCGGGATGGCAGCCTTTCAAGCACTGATTTGGGTTGGTATAATCATTGGGTTACTGGTGATGCTGCTATGAGCGGATTCATTCTCCCTGACGATATTTGGAAGAATGCAGAAGTAGCTGCACGAAACATAGCTGATGCATGGCATATGCTAGCTAATATATGCCTTGTAAAGCAATATCCGTTTGATCTAGCAGAATCAAAGGTAGGATACCACATTAATTCAGCACAGATGTCAGAAGTAGAGGCAATTCATAAGGTATATCATGAGGTTGCCTATAGTTAGGAGAGTAAAGTGGGATATCGGTTATCAGATATGGAGATACTGAGCGAATATCCGTTGTCCGAGCTAGAAAACTATAAAAGCCATCATAGGTTGAGGGTTTTCTACTTCTTTGGTACTACATGCGTTGCTTGCGGTATACAGGGTACAAAGTTAGTAAAGCTTCAACATAAGACTATTCCAGAGTTTCACCCGGTTGATGTATACACTGACAAAATGAAACTAATGACAGTAGATCACATCATTCCGAAAGCTTTAGGTGGTAGAAATACTCTAGAGAATATGCAACCAATGTGCTCTAGATGTAATAGTCTTAAGGGAGATATATCAGATATAACCAACGAAGAATTGGGGGTCATAGTCAGAAATGGTGTAAAGAATGGCAAAAAAGTTCGTGGTATTGAAATGTCAACACGGCTCTCATCTTTACGGAACAGCTCACGCCAATTCTGATTACGATTACTATACTATATATGATTTTTACAATCAACGTTACAGGCCAAAGAAGAAGGCGCAGCAGCGAATTCAAGGAGATTTGGACGAAGTAGAAGTCACCCTTGATAGATTTACAGATCTTTGTTTCAAGGGAGTTCCACAGGCAGTCGAAGTACTATTTTCTCCAAAAGAAGCATGGGTGGAAGAGAATGGCTGGATGAACATTTCAGCACATATTAAAAATGAACTAGTAAATTACATTCCAGCCATTCTCGAAACCTACAGGCGTACAGCCTTAAATTTCTTTTGGTCTAATAAAGACCAAGAAAAGAAAAGAAAACATGCATTTAGGCTTTTGCTTAATGCCAGAGAGCTGAAGACGTCGGGGGAAATGCATCCTAGACTTGACAAAGAACAAGTTGAATTTATAAGGGTATCAAGTAGTTGTTACAACTCAGAGGAGAAATTTAAGGATATGGTGTACGAAATCTTTTAGGCAGAAAGCCAATGTTAACAGGAGAAGAACTACTTAAATTAAGGATCGATAGCGGCAGGTTGCTGTCACCAGAAGGTGAAACGATAGCCTGGATTGACTATGGTCGCAACTACATTTATGTCTGCTTTTACCGTAATAAAATGGTATTAGCAGAATACAATACTCTAGATTCAGTACTTATTCGCTTAACCCGCGCAAAAATTAAGCTAAAGTACTACTACGCTTTTAGAATATTGTGCGCCGGAGGGGTTACCGCAGTAATCAAATGGATAGAAGATGACATTGCGCTGGTAGGAATAACCTCTGGTTATTATGAAAATGGGGAAAGAATTTGGACACCCGCTAAGAATCTTAGAACTTGGCCGGGCAAAAAGGAGATAGAATGAAGCTTGAAGAGCCAGTAAATAAGAATTACGCGGCAGTAGTTGTAGAGATCGTAGCAATTAATGAGCTAGATAACTGTGATAATGTAGTTGGAACACCTTTGCTAGGTTTTCAAGCTATTGTTGGTAAGGATACTAAGGTTGGGGATATTGGAATTGTGTTCCCTGCCGAAACTCAGCTTTCTCATGAATATACATCTTATAACAACCTTTATCGTCATGATGATCTAAATCGTATTGGTGGCATTAGAGGTTATCTAGAAGATAATCGCCGGGTAAAGGCAATGAAGTTTAGAGGACATCGCTCTGATGCACTATTTATGCCTCTGAACTCTCTATCATTTACAGGTATTGATATTGAAAGACTAAAGCCGGGAGACGTCTTTGACAAGATCGGTGATCAGGAGATTTGCCGTAAGTACGTCGTAAAGGTTCAGCAGTCTAGGGTAGAAAAGAACAAGGCACCAAAGGAACGTCGTGTAGATGAAAAGTACCTTCCGCAGCACTTTGACACGGACAATTATTTCCGTAACGCAGGAGGGCTGTCAGATGACACTGAATTAATCGTTACAGCTAAGCTACATGGAACAAGTATTCGTATTGCGAACACACTAGTAAAGCGTAAGCTAGGTTGGCGTGAGCGTATTGCAAAGCGTTTCGGTGTAAAAGTTCAGGAAACTGAATACGACTATGTTTATGGTTCTCGCCGGGTGATCAAAGATCCAAATGATCCAGACCAAAATCATTTCTACCAAGAAGATATTTGGACAAGAGAAGGCGCACGTCTCAAAGGTCTGCTCCCAGAGGGGTTTATTGTCTACGGTGAACTAATTGGATGGTCAGACTCTAATAAGCCAATTCAGCCGAGCTATACTTATAACATTCCACAGGGCGTAAGTGATCTTTATGTATATAGAGTAGCCTATGTGAATCCGCAAGGTCGAATTGTTGACCTAACTTGGGATCAGGTTAAGGAATTCTGTAAGGATATTGGTGTCAAGCATGTACCAGAGCTAGTTAGAATGAAGGCAGAACACTTTAAGTCTTATGTGGAAGACTATTTGGACGTTAGATTCAATGATCATGGTTTCAAAGAATGTCCTCCGCTAGAAGCTGGTCTTGTAGATGAAGGAGTTTGCGTAAGAGTAGATGGGCTAGCTCCATATATTCTAAAGGCAAAGTCACCAAAGTTCTTTGAACATGAATCAAAGCTTCTGACAGAAGCTGAAAAAACCGGGGAAGTAACTGACACGGAGGAATTGGGATGAATACAACTCTAAATCCAGAAGTAAAGCAACAGTGGGTAGACGCGCTACGCAGTGGTAACTATCCACAAGGTAAGTTTAGTCTAAAGACAGACAGCGGTAAATATTGTTGTCTAGGCGTGCTTTGTGAAATTTCACCTATTGAATCAAGAGTAGTTACTACATGTGATTGCTGCTCTACTACTGCCACTTTATGGGATGATTGCGAATCAGTATTGCCTTCTTCAGTTATGAATTGGGCAGGGACGGGTAACGACAGAGATATTTGTATGGATCTAACACTTGAAGATTTCAATTATCTTGTTGAAAAGTATGAGACTGATGAATTTAGAACGCTAGAAGTCAGCGATAGGTATATTTCAACAAGTGTTAACGGTTCAGCATTGAATGATTCAGGCGTCAGTTTCGAAGACATCGCAAATCTTATTGAAAAGTATCTATAGCAGAAGGATATATGAGTAAATATACGTGGAATAAATATAAGTGTCCGGAGCCAAATTGTAAATTTACAATAACGGCTACCAAGGTTCCTAAGTGTCAAATTCACAACAAGACGAATATGGTATTAAAAGATGACTAAACTCACGATTATTCGTGGCCTACCAGCGTCGGGCAAAGACACCTTTGCCCGCGCTATAGTGGCTGAGAGCATGACTAACGACAAGCCAGCCATGATTGTGAATCGTGATCATTTGCGATTTATGGCGGGCCTGGATACCAAGCCAGGGCCATACGAAGACACTATTACGCTCCAACAACATGCGCTCATTCGAGCAGGACTGAAAGCCGGTAGGCATGTTATCAGTTCAGATACAAATCTCAATGCCAAATACGTTAAAGGTTTGGTAAAGATTGCTGACTTCTTTGCGGCAGAAATTGAAGTCGTAGATATGGATACTCCACTAGAAGTTTGTATTCTACGTGATGGTATCCGTGGCGAAGACGGAGGGCATGAGGTAGGGTCAGATGTGATCCGAGCGATGCACAAGCGTTACTTTGCACAAGGGAAGTTCCCTGCAAATCCCTTGATCAACCGCCCGGCACCTGTTAAACTAGTCCCATACGTCAGAGATCCTAGCAAACCAAAAGCAAAGATTTACGACGTAGATGGTACGTTAATGAACCACGGTGATAGACGTAGTCCATATGATTACACAAAGGTTCACCTTGATGAACCATACGAAGATGTAGTGCAGCAGATGCGTGACGATTACGTTCTAGGGTATGATCTCATTGTTCTATCAGGTAGAGAAGATTCATGTAGGCAAGCTACGGAAGAATCATTACGTCTACATACTCAATTGCCTGTAGGATATGAAATACCAGTCTTTATGCGTAAAACCGGTGATACTCGTGCAGATTTCATCATCAAATATGAAATCTTTATGGAACAGATCGCACAAAACTATAACGTGATTAATGTTTATGATGATCGTAATCAAGTAGTAGATATGTGGAGATCCATTAATGTCAGGTGCTATCAAGTAGCGCCTGGAGAATTTTAGGAGTGCAAATGGTCGCTGTTTTTATTATTATGGTTATTCTTGGTGGAATAGTTCTTATTTGTGGCCTATTGGCTCTTGCAGATGCATTTGATGGCCCAGAAGTATTTGGCAGTATCGTTGCTATGGTGATAGGTCTTGGACTTCTAATCGCGGGTACGGCTGGCGGTATTAACAAGGCCAATGAATATGATCAGGAAACAGTAAGAATTTGTAGTGCAAAACATGGAGTGGTGTCAAAGGATAATCACTGTTTTGTTGATGGTAAGCCCGTTGAATTTATCCCCGGCGTTTGGGAGCGATGATGAACATTCTCTTTATTATTGCCATTGTTTTGGCAGCGTGTGCCGTTATTTTTTGGCTGTTGGCATGGCGTAAGGATAGTCCATCAAGTGCTATGGTAGGTCTCGGTTGCGCACTTTCTGCACTACTGCTTTGGGCCGGTGGTGCTACTATTAATCAAGACAGGTTCAATGAGGAAAGTGTTAGAATTTGCGATTCAAAGGGTGGCACCGTAAGCAAAGATAATCATTGTATGGTTAATGGTACGCCTGCTGAATTCGCGCCGGGTGTTTGGCAGAGAAATCCTTAAGGAGTAAATAAATGGATTTAAGTGGATACACTCACGAACAGATACATACTGCTGTAAGTACTGGTGTTGCACAAATTCACATTCTTTGGTTACAAATTCATTCTATTCTTGTTAACTCAGAATGGTTTGATGCAGAATTAAGTCTGCAAACAATTGAGGCTATGCAAGAGTTCACCAAAAAACTTGACATTTTACAGCGTGACTCATTGCATAAAATGGGCTATACTGATGAAATGATTGATGAACAAATTAAGATTGTCAGGAAGGCTCTAGGACTTGACTGACCTGCCTCGTAATATCTTCTTTGCGATGCTAGAAAGAGGTGCCATGTCTCCAGGTAAAGATGATAAAACCTTTAACATTAATTTTGCAATTATTGAAAAGGAATTTCCATCTTACCTGGAGTTCATGGTGCGTTCTAGTCTAAATCCAGTAGAGGAAGTAGCATATGTAGAAGGCTACATGGCTTATGAGATCTTACCAAGCGGAATGTTGGCCTGGTTTCCGACCGGCAAGCTTCTGAATGGTTAACGTGATATAATGAAGTCATGAAAACCTGTAAAGTCAAATTAGAAGTAGAGGTAGAAGTTAACGCCTTCACTATGGACGATGCAGCGGATATAGCCACAGAGACCATATATGATATGGAAGGCTTGGGCGTTACGGTGATCGATGTCACAGTGACAGATCGATCTGAGACATGATAGGGTGGAGCTATGAATGATCTACTTGTTGAAGAGAAGGAATTTTACCGAGAGCTTGTATTGGCAGATCGGTGTGACGCATGTCCAAATCAATGTAGTCAGGCTTTTGTAAGAGTGGTAAAGATGATTGACGACAAGCAACACGAACTGCTTTTCTGTGGTCATCACTATAATAGACACAATCCTGCATTGTGGATTGATGGCTGGCTAGTGCAAGATGAGAGAAACAAGATTAACCATAAGCCAATGTCCGGCTCTAATTATTCTAATGAGGGTTAATGTGTTACGTAAGTTCATGTCAAAATGAATGGCCTCATTTACATATTATTCCGATAGAAGATATCATGAGTATACGTACTTGTGAGATCCAGCCGGAGGATTGGATTGAAGGCGGATATCTTGAATTCAAAAGAGACTATCAATACGAACGTTTATTAGTATCCGTTCAAGAACGTGGATTTTGGCCAGACTTTGCACCAGAAATTATAGACGGTATGGTTTATGATGGTCATCATAGAATTACTATGTTCTATGATATCAGCGGGCATTGGTGTCCATGGCAAGATACTATCAATTATAATCAATGGAACGATGATTGGGAGCGCTATGTATACCCAGCAACTTTTGAATTTGAGTCATCAGGAGCGCGTTGAACTACGCGAAGGAAACTGGTCACTAAACGTACGTGACGAATTCAAAGGGATGACTCGTGAAGAAGTAAGAGATGCTCTTGTACCGCGTAGGAACAACCTGATCTTTGCATTTGTAAATGCAATTAGAGATTTTAACTTTTCAGCCATTATTAGAATCTGCAATGCATTTTGCTGTCAAGGTGTTATGTATAGTGGATTTCGTAAGTTCGACCCGCGTGGTGCGGTAGGAACCCTTCATTATGAAGATGTTGTTCATTATGATAATATTGATTCATTCCGGCTTGGAATTGAATATTTTACTCAGACTCAAGGATATGAGTTTGTAGTGGCTGAATCTGATGAGTATGACAAGTCGGTGTCATTGCCAGAGTTTAATTGGAATGATAAGACTATTCTAATGTTAGGTGAAGAGTCGGTTGGCGTGCCAGACGAGTACATTGAACTAGCTACGAGAATTGTATCCATTCCTCAGTATGGATCTGTACGTAGCCTTAATGTAGCTAGTGCCGGGCATATTTTAGCTTATGATTATATGATTAAAACCGAGAGATTTTAATCATGAAGATTGTGACAGGTGTTATATATGTATTGCTAGTTTCATGGACTACACTAATGGTACTTGGCATCATCAAAAATTTAAGTGACCATGACGCCCCAACAGTGATCAATAATACTATAACAGTAACTACTACAACTAGCACAGCGGTATTACCTTTAGAATATCAGAATTGTGATGACGTAAGAAGACATGGTGCAGCGCCTCTGTATAGAGGTCAACATGGATATTCATCAAAATTAGATCGTGATGGTGATGGCATAGCATGCAATATATGATTAAAACTGGGAGGTTCTAAATGGATGACTCTTACTTAGCATTCTTAGAAGGCCAATTTGAACCACAAAGTGTATTTGAGTTTGATTTGGGAATGTGCCTGGCGGCATTGAAGTCTATTATTGATGAACCAGAGCAATGGAATTGGGAAGAAGGCGAATGGTTTCTTTGTAAGGCAGAAGATTTATTAGAGAAATTTAACGCCAAGTATCCCGACTGGATGGAAGAATATGCAAAAAGAAAACAAGAAGAGTGAAGGCGTAATTCTCTGTACTGGCAGTAGAACATATAGCAACTATAATGAAGTAGCTAGACAGCTAAGCATTGCTATTAGTGATTTGGTTGAGCTGGGATATAAACGTATCAAGGTTAGACATGGGAACAATGTTTACAAAGACAAGCCTAGTGCAGATGGTTTGGTCGTAGAATTTATTAATAAAATTCGTCCCAGTATGCGATCTAGAGGTGTAGATGTGGATCTTGATCCGGTAAATCCGGACTGGGATACCCACGGCAGAGCGGCGGGACCAATCCGTAACCATGACATGGTTGACGCAGGGCTGGACATTGGGTTAGTATTCATGAACAAGGTCGCCACACCAGGGACCACTGACTGCATGCGCTACATGATCCAGAAGGGTTATGAGCCACGAGTATTTAGGGAGAAATAATGCTATTTCAACAAGCAGCACTTTATATTGCAGAAAACCAGCAGCAGAACACAAGTTGGCCAGAGGTAGTAATGCTTATTGCCATGATGGCATTCGGATCGTTCCTTTTTTGGTTAATGACAAAGGACTGAGAAATAATGAAATTTACAATTAAGTCTGCCGGTTCGTTACATATGGATGTAATTCCTGAAGCCACTCTGGTATTCAATGTACAGGATCTAGCATATGATCCGGACTTAAAGCCAGAACTACGTGAGCTTTCTGGAGAAACTAAAGAGATCAGGACATTTGTATTAAATAGTCCAGGTGTAACAAATACAATCGTTTGGCTAGTGAATCTGCTGCTAGAATTTGAAAACATGTCCATTAGACCAGGTGTCGAAGAACTTAGCTTACTTGTATATTGTCGCGGCGGCAGACATAGGTCAAGAGTGATTGTTGATGAAGTATCGCGTCTGTTGAAGAATTGTACTGATACGCCAGTAGAAGTTAAGCATTTGCATGCACATTTGCCTGTAGTAAAATAAGGAGGCAATTATGCCGAGTGTATTACCCAAAGGGTGCCAGGGCATTTAAGGATAGATATTCTTATACTCCGGAGATCGATGAAAGAGTTAGTAATCTTTCTAAAAGAGATAGAATGTGGTTGAATGCTGCTTGTAGGGTAGCAATGGAATCTATGGAGAGAACTCGTCATGGTTGTATTATTGTTAAGTCTGGTGCTGTGCAGTCAAAGGGTACCAACACTTATCGTAATCAACCCGGCATTATCCAGGAGATTGAAGCACTTTCTGTCCATGCGGAGATTAATGCAATTAAGCGTGGTAGTGATCTGCGTGGTGCTGTTGCTTACATTGCACGTGTAAATAATGATGGAGAAAAGCGTCAATCCCGACCTTGCCCTGACTGTCTTAAGGCCCTAAAGAATGCTGGTATTAAGCGTATAGTCTATACGGTAAGTGGAGAAGAGTATCTATGAATACCAAATGGGTAGTTCCAGTTATCACTTATGAATATAGATCTAGATATGGTCAGCCTGCCAAATGGATGTACTGTCTACGATATTTTCAAGGTGGTGCCATTTTCAATGGGTATGATACTAAGGAAGAAGCAATTAAATATATGCCAGATTGTGAAATTACAGGTCGCTGGGTATATTATGGCCGGGAAGATGTAATGAAAAGGATTGTGAGTGGTTGGTAATGAAAATGATTTTTACCATGGTATCAGGGGTGAAACACAAATTTGAAATTGGAACTATGGGTGACCATTTCCTTGAAGAACTTAGGTTATTACTAAACGATAGCCAAGATGGATTTGTCAGTGCTTGGGGTAAGGTTGATGGTGTCGTGAGTAAGCAAGCCATCCTTAAAGTACAAGACATTGAGTCGGTGATATTCGAATGATTGAACCTTTCAAGCGAGTTAATGGCAAGATTGTTCCTGTAGCTACAGAAGGATCTGAATGGTTCTTCACTAAACCTTCTAATGCTCAGCGAGAATACGAAGGTATTCTTATGGCATTGACTCCCGGAAGGCGGGGATATGAAGGTTGGCAATACTACGTACCCATGCATCTAGATATTCTAGATGATGGTACAGTGGTAACTGATAACACGGATTATGGTTGGCATCCAGTATATCCAAGAGTCTCCCTGCCAGAACAGCTTATGAGATCTATTAAAGGAGAATGGAATAGAATTGATTCGCCTTTTGAATATGTAGATCAATTTGAAGAAGCAGAACTCCTATTCAGCGAAGATTACCCTATCGGTGAGTATTGGCTGTTGCCAGAAGAAAAGTATCTTATTCCGGTTAATTGTGCTGAGCAGATTAGTAACATCAATGAATTAGCAATTCATAAGATTCAAGATGTAGAAAAGGTATTCGTAGCTTTACAAAGAGCTATGAGGCCACTTAGAAATAATGTTTATGGCGTTATCTTTAATAGAAATGGCACAAGGGCTAGAATTCGCCCTTCTGATTTTGATTGGGAAGAATATGAGTGATTCAGATTGGAAATCAGTTATCGAAGAAGCTGCTATGCATGGCGCATTTGAAATTATGTTTAGCGATGATCCAAATAAAGAGCATGAAGGGGTATTATATACTGCTAAAGCTCTACAAGCATTCATTGTGATGCTTGATGACGCTGGATATGGTGAGCTTCCTGGCTCGGCAACTTTAGAGTTCCTTTCAGCAGTTACTATTGCCCTATATAAAAGTGTAGGTATCGAAGTTGAGATGTAAAAATACGGCCATGTGTAGATGTGGCCGGGGAACTATATTGACCGGCACACAAAGGCAATATAATGCTAAGTCTAAAAAAGACAAGGCAGATATTTGTGCTGATTGTGCCCTGGAAGAACTATATGAAACATTCAAAAACTAAATATCCACATACTCCAGGTTATGCAGTTTGGAAATTTGTATTAGGCACTAAGTTTGTATATAGAGCCAGGAACCATGATGCTCTTAAATTATATTGGCAGATTAGGGATAGAAAATCTTTTGACGTATATGTACGCACCACAAATGGTTGGGAGTTTGTAACTACCAATATACCATCAGAAACATGTAATTGTGGTAGAAGGTATGATCAAACTCCCACCGGTGAATCTTTTAAGTTTCAAGAGCACCCCCTTGTATATTCAATTGAAGCAATGAGAGCAACGATCAGTTCGCCAACTTTATGCATGATATGTTATTATAAGGGAGAGCTTAATAAAGGTCGATGGGCTCCGAAGTACGTAAAAAAGGAAATTGGCCTTGAAACATAAAGATTAATTTGCTACAATAGGTTAGGAGGTAATGAACCATGGCAGAAACAGCAGCACAGCGTTTCAATAGAGATTATGAAAATCAGCCTGATGGTAATGACGCTGGCGGTCGTAAGGACAGAGAGCTAAACCACCAGACAGTAGAACGTCTTAGCCGCATTTACGTCAATGCAGCGAACGGCACCACTCCTGCTGATGATCATCACGTAAGCTAATCATAGAACTTATAGCTAACCCCCGGCACTGTCGGGGGTACAGCTATACCCACGAATGCAAAGGATTAACTAACAAAATGGAGCTGACATTAACGCAAGCTGAGCGCTTTGTAGAGTCTTCACCAAGGGCTAAATGGACTGGCTGGGATATTGAAATCTATAGACCAGATCCAAACTCTTACATGCGCTCACAAGGTGCTTTTTATAATGGCCAATGGTGCTTAAAGACAACAGTTACACCTAATAATGAAGGAAAATATGTCATCACAAAGGGAAATGCAGCAAACGCTTCAAAAGCTTGGAATTGATACCGAAACTTTTGATTGGAGCGATCTAGGATCTTGCAGAAGCATTAACCCTACGTTGATTAGTGGCAATGAAGACATATTTTTCGATGGCTATGAAAAGTCAGAATCTATTGCAAAGGCTACCGATGAAATATGTCTCCGATGCCCCGTAACAAAGGAATGCTTTGATTATGGGCAAGAGAATGAATTAACCGGATGTTGGGGCGGATTCTATCTAAACAAAGGTGAGGTAGATTCTGCTAGAAATAAACATAAGACAGAAAAGGTTGTAAAAGACCTGTCAGGAAGAATATTCGGTGATGAGTAATTACGATAAGATAGCAGAATCTATTCTCCATAACGACCCCCCGCCACATAACTATATTGTAGATGTAGTAGAGAAAGATGACGAGCCGGGGTTAATGTATCTGCGTTTATATGCGGACGATATTCTAGGTAAGTCTGAAAGTAAGGCGGCGGATCTAGCTGACTGGCTAAATAAAATCCTTAATAAACTAAATACATGGACAACAGCCGGATGGACATATGAAATGGCGGAGAAACCACGATGATAGTTTATGTAAAGGACCCAGGAGTATATGGTATAGTGCTCGATCAATATAGGAATGGTTGTATGGTAAAATGGTTTCTAGACGGAATCTCTTTTACAAGTTTCCTCGAAAAGGAAGAGTTTCTTGTAATTGAAGAAGGAGGGTTGGATGACGAATAGTAGAATTCTCTGTAATTCTTGTAGTGAACCTAAATACAATTTAGAGCTTCGTAAGTCAAAGGTAACCGGCATGGATATTATGATTTGTAGGACGTGCATTGATAATGGCTACGAACCTAGACCATTACTAATTATTGCTTACCATTCAAATGATGATGTTATGCGCAGAAAAGCATCAAGATATATTAAGAATCACTTGTATGTAGGTCAAGTTATTGCTCTAAACGAGGTTTTATAATTGCAATTTAAACTTTCGTAAGCTAGAATTATAAAGTGGATATGACTGCGTGGCCAGATATTGTGATAATGTTAATATCAGCTGCAACGGGGGGAGGGCTATTAAAAATAGTCGATACCTGGTTAACTAGAGCGAAAATGAAAAGCGATAGTGCTAAACAATTACGTGATGAAGCCAGGGAAGAAGCTAATGCTCTCAAAACCGAAGTCAACTTCTTTAAAGATAAAGTTAGAGAAAAAGAAAAAGAAATAGATGATTGGCGTACCAAATATTGGGATGTATTTATGCAGTATAAAACCTTTCAATTGAAGGTAGGCCAAATTCTTATTGAGAACGGAATCTCACCAAATGCGTTATTAATGGAAGATGAAGATGATACATAAGCATATATTGGCGTCAGGGTGGATTCGTGACAAGCAGACGTTCAGAGAGTGTGTAGAATGCAGGCAGGTATTTATTTGCGCAGGTAAGAATATGACTCGTGCAGAGAAGTCTGATTTTACTTATTATAGAAATATGGCTATATATTGGTTGGAGAAACATGGGAGCACATAAGCATACTGACGAGTGTAAAAAGATGGCATTGGGCTGTACTGTACCCGAAGGTCACAAGCACACTGATAGATGTAGAGGAAGGCTAGAAGGAGAAAAGAAAGATAGTCTCTTATGCTGGATTGAAGAGAATCATAGACACCATCCAAAGAGATGTTATACAGAGGTCATAAAATGCAGAATGGGTTAATATGACCAATCTAGAAGATATTTATCAACTAGTTTACGAACATGTGTTGGCTAATGGGTGGCAGTGGCGAATTGACGGTGATAAGCAAAGGCCGACATTTGAAGATGTTGTTAAGTTAGTTGATAATATGATGGATACCGTTAGAAAAACCAGTGGATCTATTTCCATTGAATCTGGCGGTATCCTTATCAAGAGAACAGACGGTTATATAGACGTCTATTTATTTGCGGGAGGCATAAAATGAAGATCTTAATGTTTAGTCAAACAACTTGTGGACCTTGTAGACAGCTAGAGCCACATCTAGCCGCTGCGGCGGCACAACTAGGTTATAGTGTAGAAGTTGTGAAACTAGATAAGGTAGACAACGCTTCTGACCTAATCAATCAGTATGGTATTAAACACACACCAACAGTGGTTGTAGATCATGACGATGAACTAGGTGGATTTACTTATTTGGCTACTACTGACCCACATGTTCAAGCTCCAAATGCTTTAGCAATCAAGGCTGAGTTGGAACAGTATGTTTAACACCTGTGGAAGTTGCCCATCAAAATGGACTGGAGACAATCGTAGCCACTGTGCAGCCTGCCACATTACCTTTGGTGGAGTTGCATCTTTTGACAGGCATAGGCAGGTCGGTACACGTATAGGTAAGAAATGCTTAGACCCAAGGGACTTGGACCTTACAGATAATGGTAATGGTGTTTGGGTGGCAAAATATGGAGATTAATTTAGGCATCCCCGATGACTGGTGTCAGGGGGATGCAGCAATCTTAGAACCATTAGACCCTGAGGAATATGAATTCCCGGCGGAGGACCGCAAGGTACCTAAATTAAAATCTGTAAAGGTGACGCGTGCCAAGAAACGTAACTAAATCCATTGTAGATGGAGAATATAATAAGCAATACATGGTGCCAGTAGAGGAAATCTTTACATGGTATCCGGCAGATTTTATTAGAGAATGCTATAGATGTCCAAAAGACAGACTGTGGCATAGCTGTATACCAACAAGGCTACAGTGGGAATATGTTTTAGATATTGACCGTACCGATGAACGATATTACGATATCTATAAATCAGTTAAGAAACTAGGTTTTGCAGCCCCGGTCCGAGCCAAGATTTCTGAAGATGATCATGTGATCTTACTTGACGGACACAACAGGGTTGGTGTAGCATGGGACATGTCGTTGAACGAAGTCCCGGTCTATGTGGCAGATAGCCAGACGGTACCGGATGATCTAATCGCAGCAGATTCAGGGCTTTGGCGAAAGCATAATAAACCTTGGGTCAATATTTAGGAAAGTGATGAAAACACAAAGAAGACAACAGAAGCAAAAGTCTTCAAAAGTCCAGCATGTTCAAGAACTACGTCGGAGTAATGCGGCTCAGCCGCATATTCCAGCAACTCAATATAAGCGTCATCCAAAGCATGGTTTCGACTTTGTAGATGAGGATGATGAACCCGATAATCCATACCTTTGGAGGTAAAAATGCCTGGTTTGCCAGTTCTACTCACGATTATCTTTGTAATTCTCAAGCTTACTGGTGTAATCGCCTGGACTTGGCTCTGGGTTCTTTCACCACTTTGGATCTCAGTCGCCCTTTTCCTACTTTTCGCCATTCCTCTTTACATGTTTGGCCGGAAGAAGTTTAATAGCCTTCTTAGGGGACGTCGCTAATGGGATTCTTAGAAGTACTAACACTTATTTTCATTACGCTCAAGCTAGTTGGTTCAATTACTTGGCCTTGGGTTTGGGTATTAGCTCCACTATGGATTGGATATGCAGTTCTCGGAGCAATTTTCATACTCATCTTCATCATTGCTGTAATTGCCAGCATGTTCGGCCAATGAAGTTCAAAGAGTATAGTTGGTTTAAAGTTGTGGGATGGGGGCCTTGCCCCCTCCCCGGTGAACGTGCTAGACTTGCTCAAGCGTTAGCAGAAGCAGACAAGTTAATGGATCTCTTAAAAGAAATTGAGCAACGTCCTAACGGAGGCTAACATGGTTACTTGTTACGACTGCAAGGGTAAGGGCTATCAGGAATTCCTTGGCCACTTGACCGACTGTAAGCCTTGTGACAATACGGGTCAGCTAGTAGTATGTAGCTCATATGTTCTTCCTATGAATACTCTGGTAGTATTTCGCAATCAGAAATGCCACAATTGTGGAGTTAAGGAAAGTGACCACATTGTTTCGGAGGTTACGGCATGACTGCTCGCAAATTCACACTGACAATTGAAACTAGGATGAAGACATTCAAATTTCGTAATGTGACTGAATGGTCATCTGCCCGGGACCGGGATGGTGATACCGCAATTACCGCAGTTACAACAAAGGGTATAAAGAAAGTGATGTTCAACGATCACAATCTCCTCTGGATCAGGGAGGACTAAATGTTAATTGCAGAAAACTCAAGTGGTTGGAAGTTCATTTGGCTAACTGGTTCAGACCTCATTGAGGTTTACCATCCTGATGCTAGCTTTCCCGAATTTCCAGTAGATGTAATTGTGGCTAGCGGTATTCGCTATAATGATTCGGATCTTCGTAAACTGGCAAATGAGACCAGTGAATATGGGAGAAGTTATGCTTAACGGGGAACGCAAAGTTTGGTATTATAAAGAAAGCCTAACTTCCAAGGGAGCAGTTAAAAATTGGCATATGGTTAGGATCTGTCCAAGTACTAGACATTTTTCAGTAATTACTAATAACGGTTTTCCTGCGGCGACTATGCTATCCTTAATTCCAACAGCAATACTAATTGCTGGCGGAGTATTGCTGACAGTGTTTTTCAGTTGGGTGGTCGGTGTTCTATTATTCTTAATTTCAATTGTCCCTCCGCTAGCAGTTGTAGTGAGGTATATGAATTCATATGCCTGGCGAGGTGATGCAGTTATTCGAGACGTACAAGACGCTTTTAGTAAAATGTCAAAAGTAAAACAGAAAGAATACAATAAATACCTAGAGGGTGCCTTTGCTAGAACTGTTGATTTGGATAAGGTGCTCAAGCTTTTTAAGGCATGTGCTAAAGAATCTGGTATCGATAAAGATCTAGAAGATGAAATTAAAATTCAAGAAGCAGTCCAAACGGCAGTGTCAGGAGCATTAAATGAAGGCCCGTGAATATGCAATTAGTCTTGGTCTTGCTAAAGCAGGGCGGGGTAAGCTTTCAAAGGATGCCCATGCAGCAATTCAACTAGCTATTGAAACAGGTCAGGTATTTGAAGACTATAAGGACGGGCGTGTAGTCAAAAATGATAATGGTTCCAATAGGAATAACAATCATGGTGGCATTAGGGGCGTTCATGCTGGGAACGGCGATGATTCCAATAGTGGAAGCCATGGTGGACAAGATGAAAGAGCGCGAGAGACGGAAGAAATAAAGTCAAATCCCGTTACGCACGATTATAGCGTAGTGTATGGTATTGATGTAATGAGACTAAGCCGTCCAGTAGTAATTGCCTTTGAGTATTGCTCAAAGTGTCTATTGCAAGTAAAGTATTGTCTACATGATATCCCGCAGCTGCCTGAATACCTTGGTGGGGGAGATGGTTCGGTAACTTACCCAACAACAGAAGAAATGGCTGATGCGGTGAAGAAAGCAAATGAGCTAAAGGTCAATTAGTAATGGCTAAGGATGATTTAACAGCAAAAAGGCTACGAGAGGCATTGCAAGAGGCATATTGTCCAAAATGCCGCGAGTGGTACAATGTTAAAAATGAAGCCGAAAGGCATGTAGGCCATTAGGGAGTAATAATGATTACTGAGCTACCTGTAGGTTACCAGATCGAAAAGGATGGATTCATCTTTACTCTTACGACAAATGCTATTTGGGTAGAAAATCTTGACGGTCAGCTTGTGTCATATATCCGGGTTCTAGATAGTAATGGACATCGGATCGTTCGTTCAGAAGAACAGTTTCAGTCAGAAATCGATTGGTGGCTTAAGGAAAATCTATAATGTGGCCAGAAATAGAAGAAATTAATTCATATAACACAAAGAACAACCAGCATGTTTGCGTTGCCACCACCAAGATGTTTTGTGGGGCTACAATTAAAGTGATCAGTAGATCTGAATTCTCTGAAATTGCAGTCAAAGATGCCAGAAGGCGATGCATGCAACAGGCTAAGTTACATAATAAGTCACACGGATGTTAACAGTATGGCCGGCATTGCCGGCCATACTCGTAAAGGAAAACGAATGGAATTAAATGAACAAGCTGTCGAATGGCTAGAGAGTGAAAGAAACATCGAATGGATGACGCTTTTTGACTATGAATTTATCGACCTCTGTGGATCAGCAACATTGTATGGTGTTCTTGACAAGGATTTAACACAGTATGACTATCCAGATATAAAGTTCAAATGGCTATACGGTTGATCAATAATGTTTATGTTGGTATATTGATATTATGCTACTTGTGTTAGTTAACATTTTCATTCTGCTAGTAGGCATAGGTATTTCTTTAAGTGCATTATTTTGGAAGCATTCCGCACTTAGACCTAGTGAAGCTATTAGGGCTTTTATTGCCACAATAGTTGGAATGTCGGGCTTAGCTCTGTTCTTTTTTCAGTCATTTATTATGACTACCCAGCCGGGCGAAAATGTAATAACGCTGTTCCAAGCGTGGTTGAGTAGTAAATAATAGTGGTATACTAATAGTATGGGAAAACATAACAAGCCTAATCCAAAGAAAATAAGCTTTTTAGGATCAACCGCTGGAGCATTTGGTGCTCTAATGTCTGCCGTTGCTATTTTTACAGCAACTAGTTTAAGTGGTGACGTTCCAAATGAGGTTCATCCAAAAGAAGCTATTCATCAACCAACTAAAATAGAGCAATCTAAGATCGCAGTAACAGGCGAGTCAGGAACATCTAGCATGCCCGTGCTGCCCTCTGTAGTGCCCGCAGAAAATCCGGTGGGACCTGTGGACGTAAATGTCCCTCAGCCCCCAAAACTAAACCCAGGGACGGACGTAGGAGCACGTGTGGATGTACCGCCAGCGGCTAACATAGGGGTTGACACGGACGTACATGCGGACGTACCCTTGTTGAGTCAGACGGTAGACGTTGTGGACGAGACAGTGACAGGGCTTTTAGACAGCGTAGATGGTCTACTAGGCAATTAGGAGTAAAAATGCCAAACTTATGGTGGTACCTAGTAAATTATACAGGTGCAGCATTGATTGGCTTACTCTGTACATTCATTATCCACAGTCAGCCAGCGTCATTAATTGTTACAACTGTAACATGTTTTATTTACTGTTTTACGGTAAGATCCTTAGGATACAAAGAGCTGCAAAGGCAACGTGAATGTCAGAAGAAGTAATTGTAGAAATCGTCAACAATCATAAGGAGTATGATTGTTGACATGATAACAGATTTAATGAATTATCTATTTAGCCGGGAGGATTGAATGTTCCAATTCGATTGGCAGGCCCGTGGGGAAGATTTTGTAAAATGGATGTTTGTCCATTTGATTGCTGAAAAGCACGGCGTTGATCATTCTCCGAAGATTGATTTTGAAGAGCTTTCCGATGCTACAAATGGATTTAGAAATGTGCAGCTAACTATGCAGGTCAATGGTATTGAAGTAAATGCTCAAAACTTTATTGAGTCGGTAGAAAATGCCATTAAACAATATGCAGAGCAAGCGGCTCAACAAATAGTTGCTGAAAGTATCCCTGACCTTGAAGAATTGCAAGATACAGTTTATCATGCACAAAAAGCTATCGCAGATAGACTGAAAAATTCACTAAAATCCGCTGGAATCACATGGAATGAGGATTAAATGTTTAATGTAGGAGACAAAGTAAAAGTACTTCCCTATTCAAATGACAAAGTAACCACTACAGGAACTGTAATGGGCTCTCTCGATGATGAGACTTGGGATTACGAAGTATTCGTAGACGACCATTCAAATGGTGAAGCGGGATCACTTGCCAAAATCCTATTTGGTACCCCTAACTTTCCTTTCCGCAGCTCTGAGCTAGCACCACTAGAGGGATGATTTAAATGTACGCTATTGGTGATAGGGTGCGGATAAAAACCGAAGCTCATTTCAAATTCTTCACCGGAAAAACCGGCGTAGTTGTAGAAATTCATGACGACGGTGAAGCGCTACCAATTGAAGTACAGCTAGATGAATTAACTAATTTCTTTGGCGCAGATTCAATCGCATTTGATGAAGAAGAACTAGAACACATTGACGAATGACAATAGGAGTTAAAATGTTTAATGTTGGTGATAGAGTGCAGGTACTAGCGTCACCCGACAATGTTTATTTTGGTACTGTGAGAAAGGTTATTCCTGGCGACCTACCATATCAAGTATATGTAGATGGAGTTTCTGACTCTGAGGCTGGTCTGGTAGCTACCCTGCTTAGCGGCGAACCATATTTCCCATTTGCCGAAAATGAGCTTGTTGCTTTCGTAGAAGGAGAGCCTAAGTTCAAGGTGGGAGACCGTGTTAGTATTCACGCTGGCCAACCTGGTGATGCGGTTGGTACTGTGCATGAAGTTGATTCAAATCCCAATACCTATGAAGTCTGGGTAGATGGAGATTCAGATGGTGTGATTGGTGATGAACTAGAAGGTATGTTTGGCAAGCGTACTATCGGATTCAATGAATGTTACCTAAGGGCTCTATGATATGAACGCATGGCGGATAGAAATTGAAATTCCATTAGTGGATGAAGAGAGTCGTCTAAGTCTATTTGATGAAATCGTAAGTGTAGTAGATAAATGGCAGCCTAAGGATCGTAATTGGGATGCTTCTCTATCCGCTCATGCATATCAAGACGACCTCTTCCCACAACTAAACAATTGGTTCGAATAATGAATGAAGATAGGGTAAAATACCTACAGGCAACCAGCATTATTGCAAATGCTCTTCCAAGTACACTCGCTGTAGATCTTAGATACCAGGCAGCAGAAGGAATCTTAGATGAAATCCTGGATATCCTAGAAGTCAATCTAAATGTAGATTCGGAATGATTACAAATAAAATGTAATCGTAATCAAAATGTAAACAAAATGTACAAAAAGGAAATATAAATGGAGCCAGAATTTCTATTAGATAACTATTCTCGGGTTTGGCATTACAATTCAACCAAGATGGCATATTTTCTGGTTGGTGGCGATGTCAACAACGGGCTAACGCTTAGCCAACTATTTAATGCCCGTGGTCCATTGCATGCTATCAATAAAGGCGAGGAAGTGCAGCCTATTCCTGTTATTCCTACCGGCCAAATGGCGGAGTTCAATATGGCAGATGTGGGCGCCGTAGCTTATGGAACTGTAAAAGAATTTGATGATGCCAAGCAGGTATATACACTAGAAGTTCGAATCGGCCGGGATAAGGTAAAGAGATCCATTTAAGGAGGCATCATGCCTGATACCTTTATTGACCAGTATAACAGAGTATGGCTTAAAGTTGTTGCCCCGATTGACGATAAAAGTTGGCTATTGCTTACAGACGGATATCATTCATCCAACAGCAGGGTTGAGGTTGGTCATTATTATACTGATGAAGATCTGTCAATGCGTTCGGTGACACTACAGACCCTTGAAAGAGGAAGTGTTTACAAATTCAAGCCAACATTTAAATCTGGAGAAAACGTATTTGTAAAGTTTGATGCTGTAGACAAGGTACCAGATTTTAATACATATAGCCGAGCTGCTGACGCAGTAGTGGCAACATATGTAAGAGATGACGAAAGTGATAATCGTAAGGCAGTAGTAGAATTACAGATCGTTGTAGATAAAAGGGATATCAAGAAGTATACATAGGGGCAGCTCTAAATAACAACAATCCCAAAAGCTATGTGGTTCGTAGTATTATATATTATAACCTGATAGGTGTTGAGTAATACATTCACCCTTTAGAATAAGTCTATTAAGACTACTGACAACGTCACTATTTTTATCCTCTGTCGTAAAAACATGAAATCGTAATATATTGAATATTCCTGGGTCTAAAAACTTCGGATCGTAATCCCCTCGTTGAAATGGCCAGAATCGTAAAGGGGTGTTTTCCACTCCATTTCACGAACTTCCGCCCGTGGTTGGGCAGTTACCAACCACGGGCGTGGTTTGTTTTTAACCAACAACGTGGTCTTGTGGGAAATTTACCAACAAACCGAATGGTTCGTTATTAAGTCATCAAACGATCTTGGTCGGCGTTATAACGGTGTTGTGTATCCCCTGTGACCTGCTTCGATCCACGCTAACGGCCTATCGAGAGCTAGGCAGGGTGGTTGTACCCGGCAAGCCTTTTAGGCTGCCAGCGGCCAAATCAGGGCCATTTACGGGCATGCTGAGCAGTTCCGCAGGCCAGTACCCACGTTCACATATGCAAATCCTCCCGTGTATATAGGTACTGTGTAAGCACACCTAACCAAACGGTTAGGTCTCTGACCAGCACAATTAACACGTGCAAACGACTTTGGGAAAGTTTGAAGATCATTTACGTATGGTTTGACCTGGGCTTTTATAGAACCATGCAGGTCAAAGAGGGTATTGACGTCGTCTAATGTTTGTCCTGTCAGGCCAAGCGGAACACCGGCCAGACACCAAAGGGCTAGAGAGTTTGAGATTCCCAGAGAATCGGACTTGACAACCCTGCTAAGCTAGGAACTAGTAAGACCGAATCGGCCCCTCGCAAGAGGATGTCGCAACCCGCAAGGGTGTGATTCGGACAAGGTGAACCGGTTAGCACTCGGTAGCGTGAAAATGGGGAC